CTGTAAATCTGTTAGCATTGCTTTCGGTGGTTCGAATCCACCATCCTCCACCACTTTGTATAAATTAAATATGCGGGTGTAGCTCAATGGTAGAGTTCTGGCCTTCCAAGCCAGCTGTGAGGGTTCGATCCCCTTCACCCGCTCCAGATTAAACTTATGGGACTATAGCTCAGCTGGGAGAGCACCTGCCTTACAAGCAGGGGGTCACTGGTTCGAGTCCAGTTGTTCCCACCACGCATGGCCAAGTAGTTCAGTTGGTTAGAACGCCAGCCTGTCACGCTGGAGGTCGAGGGTTCGAGCCCCTTCTTGGTCGCCATATTTGGGTCCGTATTTCAATGGGAGAAAGCTTCTTTTGCACGGAAGAGGTTGCGTGTTCGAATCACGTCGGATCCACCATTTGAGACTTCAGCCAAGTTGGCTAGAAAGTCGTATTAAATGACATACAATGAGACGATACCAAGACTTTAGTTCGTTACATAGCGGTGACTGAATGTCAAATCCCTTATGTCATTTATCTGGGCCTTTAGCTCAGTTGGTTAGAGCCTCCGGCTCATAACCGGATCGTCCCGGGTTCGAATCCCCGAAGGCCCACCATAATTGGTACAACACGACTGTAACGGCTCCCGCGGTTTAGAGTTGTATCCCGTTTCTTAGTTGAAGCGTGAAGTGTCAAGAGAGCCTCACCAGACGAGCCATATGGGCACCACCTAGCGGTGAAAAGATATGATAAGCTCGTCAATCATTAAATACCTCAGTAGCTCAGCTGGATAGAGCAACTGCCTTCTAAGCAGTAGGCCACAGGTTCGAGTCCTGTTTGAGGTGCCAGAAAGCACATTAAATAACGTGGAATAAAAATAGAGGTTGTGCTGGGACGTTGAGCCTCTTGTAAAAACAATAAGATGCTTTACGCCAGTAGGTAGACGGCTCTTGTACAGAGAAGCCGCTGGTTCGATTCCAGCAGGCATCAAAAGCTGCTCTGATTGGGTCCATGCTTAATCGAAAGTTGCAGGAAGATAAAAGCCTGCACGCTAATCTTCATCACCCAGAGAAGAGAAAGGACAGCAGTAACAATCTGTCAAAGATCAGATAAGACAGAAAACTCCATCGAGCAAGTAGAGATAGCGCTGTCTTGAAAGCTCAAAAATATCCTATCTGCAGTAGGATATTAAATCTAGCCCTCCGTGACAACACGGAGGGCTTCACTATGAATCGTTATAGTACATATATCGATACAGGGGTGATATCAATATGGATCAACAAGAATCAACTATTCAGAATAACATAAGGACACAATCAAAACTTATTCAAGACTACATAGAAAAAGTAAGACAGCAAAAGAAAGAAATTGAAATGCTTCAATCCGAAATAGATAGGCTTACCTTTATCATTCAAGACTATCAATGTATGATGATTGTTAATAAGAGGTGAAATAAATGAGTTTCAATGCACTTGAAAAGAAAATAAAGGAGAATGCTCAGAAATACTATACAGATGGGTCTCAGTCAATGACAGACTCAGAATTTGATTCTGCAGTAATCGAACTAAAAAAGTCAAAACCCAATTCAGAATTATTTACAACAGGTTGGGGATATGATCCAAATGAAAACAATTCCGGAAAGAAGTTCAAACATAGATACGGAATAGTTGGATCATTAGATAAAGTTCATAATTGGGAAGAACTGCAGAAAGATCTTAGAGACATAGAAGTAATTGCATCATTGAAGCTTGATGGTCTAAGTGTAGTTTTATATTATATTGACGGCAAACTTGATCAAGCTCTTACCCGTGGCGACGGAAAAATTGGAATTGACATCACTGACAAGGTCTTGTTCATCAATTCTAAACTGAAGCAAATTGATAAGACATTTACAGGAGGCGTTAGAGGAGAAATCCTTATGTCCTACCCTGCGTTTGAAAACTACGCTAAAGATCATGAAGACGCTAAGAATCCTAGAAACACTACTGCAGGTCTCATAAATGCAAAAGAAATTTCATCGGATTTGAGACTTCTAGATATTGTTTTCTATAAAGTAGTTGGATGTAGTGAAGACAGATTCGATAACTATGTTGATATGCTGAACTATATTGAATCTCAGTTCTATCCTTATGTTGTAGATTATGAGAATGTTTCTCTATTTGAGAAAGCAATCATTTACAAGATGAACGATCTAAGATCTATATGGTATGGTCATTATCCTGCAGATGGAATTGTGGTTGCAAGAAATGATTTAGGCAGACTTACTCAAAATGAAACTGGAAATATGAATAGCGATGAAACAAACGAAACAATTTATACATTTGTTTCACAAGCATTCAAATTTCCTGCTGAAACAAAAGAAGCAAAAGTAGAATGTGTTGAATGGTCTTTGAGTAAAACAAAATATCTCATTCCAAAATTGAAGATTGAACCTACACAGCTTTCAGGAACAACTGTCCAGTATACAGCAGGATTTAATGCTGAGTATATTATGAATAACAAGATAGGTCCGGGATCTGTAGTTGAAATATGCAAGTCAGGAGAAATAATCCCTGATATTCAAAGTGTTGTAAAAATTTCCGATGAAGTTAAACTGCCTATAATTTGTCCATTCTGCGGAGAATATCTTGAATGGAAAGGTGTGCACTTATTCTGCCCTAATATTGATTGCGGTCATTCTAAGATGACTGATTTGCTTATTTGGTGTTCAAAACTTGTTCCAATTGATGGGCTTGGAGCTAAAATAAGAGAAAAATTCTTTACAGAAATTTATGGAGAGGAATACTGCACTGTCGATCAAATAATGAAATATCCTGTATTGACCCGTGCAAAGGTACCTGATATTGACAAAGGAAAGCAGTATCAGCTATTTAGAGATTCTCTACTAGATCTTTTCAGAAATAAATTCAATATCGTTAATGTTCTTGAAGCTCTTAATATTCCAAGACTTGGACATGAAACAGCAAAGAAACTGTCTAAGTATCCAGATGTTATCAAGAAACTTGCAAAAAATGATGAAAATACCTTCATGAACCTTCATTCATTCATTGGAAATGCAAACGCAGATTCTATCAATGAGCATAGAGAAAAGTTCATGCGTATCAATTTCCTGTTAGATAGAGATGGAATTGATTGGAATGTGACAGAATCTTCTAATATAAGAGTTGCAATAACAGGTAAACTATCATGTAAGCGAGCGGATTTTGAGAAAGAGCTTGAATCAATTGGAATCTCAGTTGGTTCAATAAATAATGAAACAAAATACTTGATTACTGATGACCCTAATAGTTCTTCAGAAAAGAATAGAAAGGCAGACAAATTAGGAATTAAAAAGATAACAGAGGCAGAATTTAGAAAAATTTTCAGAATTTAAGGAGGATTATTTAATGGAACTTATTGAGCCTAATGTAGAAATGATTACAGAAAGAGATATATACAAACGAATTGAACTTGCAGGGAGAACCTGCTATAAGTCAGAAGACAAAATCAAAGAAGACTCGGCAAAAAAGTTTGTTAAAGCTATGATCAAGAGTAATCATACTGCTATGCTTGAGCATGCGTCTCTTGTATTTCAAGTAGATTCATATTTTGTTTGGGAAACAATTAAGAGATGTAATAGGAGATATCTGAATCTAACTGAGTGTTACGTTCCTACAGGATACAACAACCAAGAAAGACGGCTGCTTGTTTCCGGTAACATTCGAGCTATCAATGAATCCGAAAATCCTTTTCTGCTTGAAGCTATGGTTAATGCAGGATACAGTGACGCAGTATATGGTGACCCTAAAGTAGAAAAAGATAAGGAATACGATGTAGATGTTCGAGTTGTCAATCTAGTTGATCTTGAAAATATTCAGAAAGAAGAGATTTTGAATCATTACTATCCTTCTTTCAGATGCACTACAGATAGGGCAGTAACTCATGAGATGGTTCGTCATCGTCCCGCAAGTTTTGCTCAAGAATCTCAGAGATATGTAAACTATGAAAAGAAGGGTGGAGTTCAGTTCATTAAACCTTATTGGTTTGATTCAGCATCTGCTGACGAAAAGATTTCTTTCAAATTTTCTTTGCAGAATTCTGAAGGAATTTACAAGGAGCTAGTTGAATCCGGTCTGAAGCCGCAGGAAGCAAGAGGAGTTCTTCCTAATGCTACAAAGACAGAAATTGTTATGACAGCTCCCATGTATGAGTGGCAGCATTTTCTTAATCTTAGATTTTTTGGAACAACTGGAACACCTCATCCTGATATGAAGAACATTGCAGGATACATCTATAACTATCTGAAAGATGATGAACTTGTAAGCAAATATAGAACAATTGTCCTATGATTACAACTAAATTGTAAACAGAAATCACCTTCTGAACCTTGTATACATCCGAACCAGGTCAGGAGGTGATTTCTATGTGTAACAATTGTTTTCTTGAAATTCCGGATACATGTATGAAAATTTTTGAAGGATCAAAAGTTCGATTAGGTAGATTTGAAACTCAAGTTTGGGTTCTTCATCATGGATGGTATACATGCAATGGAAATAGAACACACTGTGGGTGGTATTTTGTTAACTTAGATAATCCTTCAATGATAAAACCTGTATCATTGCCTGATTTATACGATATATATTTAATAGAAAACTAAACCTTGAAAGGGGTGAACGAATTGAACTACATTTCCGTTCCTGGTACCGGAACAAAACTTTTTGATGGTACAGTAGTTTCGTTAGCAAAATATCCAGGAACAAAATGGATTGTTCGACAAGGATGGTTCTCTTATCAAGGACAACAGCGAAATGGATGGTATTTCTGTTCAATTTCTACTCAGACGACGATACCTGTTAGCAACGAAGACCTTTTGACGGTGACGGTTATTTCATCTGACGGATGCGGATGTTGTCCACCTACTCCATGTCCTCCGACACCATTTCCTCCTGGTCCTCCAGGTCCGCCACCAATGGGAAATCTATTCAGCGATAAGGATAAGTTCCAAGTAGATAGATCATTTGTATCTGTTGACACAATTGCTGAACGTGATTATCTTCTTCAAAATCAGCTTATTCCAGATGGTAAAATTGTAAAAGTTAATCAGACAAAGCAAGGCACAATGTATTTCACCTGGAATCAGGTTCTTTCTCAATGGGAGGAAGAAACCTTTGGTATCAACACAGATAAATTCGTAACCAATGAAGGGCTTGAAACAAAGATTACTGAAACAATTAAGTCAAGCGACGAAGTTAAGACAGTAATAAAAGAAGTATCTCAAGCAGATATTCAATGGAATCAATTAAATTAAGGAGTGAAGAATAAATGGCCAAAGTTCTATTTAGTTATGGCGTAAAAGCTAACTATCTAGCTCTATCTGCCAAGGATGAAAATACACTTTATTTCATCACAGACAGCCAGGAAATCTTCAAAGGTACTCAGCTAGTAGCAGATAAAACAAAGCTGAATGTTTCCTTTGTGGACGCTATTCCTACTGCTGAAACGTCCGTTCCTAACGTCCTATATGTAGCCACCGTTGACGGTAAGACTACAATGTGGATTAAGTCAGGCGATTCAATTGTTCAGACAGGCGGTGGAGAAGCTACTGAAATTGCCGACGGCGTAATCACTATTAGTAAGTTCGCTGACGGAACAGTTGCTAAGACTCTTGATGAAGCATCTGATACTACTATTCCTACTTCTAAAGCAGTTGCAGATGCTATTGCAAATGCTGTCAAGGGGCTTGACGGTGCTTTTGTTGATGTATCTGCTGAAGCCGCTCCAGAGGGAAGCACAGGAACAGTTATCAAGTTTACTGCTAAAGACGGATCTACTAAACAAGTAACTGTTGCAGATATCTTCCTTGCAAGCGCAACTTACGACAATGCTACTCACAAGCTGAAGCTTACTCTAAATGACGCAGCTTCTTCTATTGTAGAAGTAGATCTCTCAGATCTAATTGGAAATTCACTTTCTGATGTAGTTGTAGGACAGGATGAAGCATTCACAGTAGAACTAGGACCAGGAGGAACTCTTGGTGGATTCAAGACAGGCGACAAAGTATCAACGGATATGACAGCTGAAAATATTGTCAAGAAGCTTCTTATGAAGCAAGTACCTCCTACTTATACACAGCCTTCTGTTTCTATTTCAAACAACGGCGGTTCTTCTGCTGGTGCATATGAGATTGGTTCTACTGTAACTCCTAAGCTTAGAGCTACATTTACAAAGAATGATGCAGGCGATCTTACTTCTATTCAGTTTAAGAAAGCCGGAACAGATGTTGGCGATGCAGCAACCGCTTCTCCCGCTGATTACACAGAAGCTGCATTTAATCTTAGCTCTGCTATTTCTTATTCTGCAACTGTTTCTTATGGAGAAGGCGCAATTAAGAAAGATAACATGGGAGACGATTATCCAACAGGTCACATCGAAGCAGGCTCTAAGAATACAAGTAACTTTACATTTACTCCTTACCGTCAAGGTTACTTCTGCGGTTATACAGTTGACACCGCTACGCTTACTTCTGACGGTATCAGAAACCTTCAGCAGAATAAGGGCGGAGCTTATTCAGCAAGTACTGTAAAAGTAAATGTAAAGGCAGGAGCAAAACGAGTTGTAATTGCTGCTCCTCTTGCAAATAAGGGAATGACAAAGGTTCTGAACGAATCCGCGCTAAATGCTGATGTTACTTCTACCTTTGTTAAATCTACTGTTGATGTTGAAGGCGCAAACAACTACGAAGCAGCTACTTACAATGTTTGGACGTTCATCCCAGATGTAGCTTATGGCCAGGATGCTATCCTTGCTGTAACCTTCGGTTAATCTAAGAAAGGAGTGAAATTGAATTATGGCAGTTATCAAAAAAGATAATTCCTACATGGAGTTTCCTCTTCAGATAAGCCGGCAGTACGGTGGCCCGATTGATAGATACTCAGTATTTTATTCAATGGAAGACGCTACTAACTATGCTACTACCAGCCCTCTGTCTTATGTAGGTCAGATCATCTCTGTTGTAGACGAAGCTGCTCAAACTTCTACAGCTTATCAGATTTCAAATACAGCAGGTGACCTTGTCGAAGTAGGTAAGGGAGCTAATAAGCCGATGCTCTTCGTTGCTGACGAATCTGCTATGCTTGCCTTACAAGACATTGAAGTTGGTCAGCAGGTTTATCGTGAGGATAAGAAAACCATTTGGATCTTCAAAGGTGGCGACGCTTCTCAGCTTTCTAATTGGGTCGAATCTGCTGCACAGAATGATACAGTTTGGAACGGAACAACCAACAAAGTTGTATTTTATTCACTGACTCAGCAACAGTATGATGCAATTGGCTCAAAGGACGCAAATACACTATACTTTGTCTCTGATTCCGGTAAGGTTTACAAAGGCACAGCAGACATGACAAAGTCAGTAATTGTTACTGACTCTGTTCCTGCTGTCGCTGATGCTATTCTAGATAAGCTTTACATTGACTCTGCTTCTTTTGAAGCTAAGATTACAGTTGATGGAAGCAACTGGATTGTCCTTTCTCCAGGTTATCTGACGGATGGAGCTAACTGGGCAAGTGCTGATTCTAAGAAATTTGCAACAATAGGCCTTATCAAGAAAGGTATCAGCTCAGCTATTGAAGCTATTTCACTTAATACTACGTTTGATGACACTTCTGGTACTGTCAAAGTTGGTGAAGGGCAAGGGGCAACTCTTACAGGAATTGCCCATGGTATCGCTTATGACTCTTCTCTTTTGAAGATCACAATTCCTCAGTACGGCAGTGAAGATCTTGTCATCAATATTCCTAAAGATAAGTTCATTACTGCTGGTAAGTATCACGAAAACTATCCCGAAACAGATCCTACTCATCATAAGGTTATTGTCCTTACAATCGACAATCAAGTCGATCCAGTTATTATTCCTGCTGAAGCGCTTGTAAACATCTACACTGCTGACAATACGGCAAAGAACCTTGTTGTTACTATCTCTGATGACAACAAGATTTCTGCTCAGTTAATTATTGATCCAGCAAGCGGAAATGCTTTAAGATACAGCGATGCAGGATTCATGGTTGACATTTCTGGTAAGCTCGACAAGCTGTCAGGCGCTCTGGGTCAGAAACTGCTTATCAGTAATACAGATGGTACAATTACCGAGAGTGGATATGGAATCCAGACAGAAGGGGATCTAACAGACTCTACTTCTGATCTAGCTGTAAACAAAGTTATCTACGACGCACTTGCTAAGAAACTTGATGCTGTTGCAGGAACTGAAAACAACATTGTTGTATTTGGCACAGGTAAAGCAATCAAAGATTCTGCAAAGGCTGTTGGTGGAGACAAACTTAAGTCTACAGTTGATGCTAACACAGTTGCTACTGAGGCTGCTGTTAAAGCTGCAATTGACGAAGCTCTTGAGTGGTCAACCATCGGATAATATTTTCATTATCAACCCTCCGCTTCGGCGGAGGGTAGATATACAATTAACTTAAATTTTTAGGAGTGATTTTATGCCCGAAATTAAAGGTATTGTAGATTTTAAGTATGGTCTGCAATCAGCTTATTCTGGCCTTAAAGCCAAAGATGTAAATACTCTTTATTTTACTACTGATACTCAGAGACTATTCGTTGGTGAAACTGAGTACACTCATCCTGTAGGTCATGGTACTTCTCTTCCCGGAGATTTCATGCCGCCAGACTCTCTATTCGTTGTAGAGAATGGTACTGCTCGTTCCCTTTACTACAGTAAGGACGGTGAATCTTGGGATCTGATTTCTCGTCTGCCTGCTTCTATTACTGCTGGTATAGTAGGTGCTAACGATGGCGGTCAGCTTGATTTTGGAGCAACTATCAAGATTCCTAAGGTAACTTATGATGATAGAGGCAATGTAACGGCTGCTGAAGATGTAACTGTTAAGCTGCCTGCTAAGCCTTCAGATATTAAGAACACAGTTACTGTTAGTGGCACCGGCAACGCTGTAACTACTGCTGAATTTGATACAGCTGGTCATGCCCTGACACTTACAAAGGGTGAGACTTTTGCTACAAAGAAAGAGCTGACAGACGCCATCGGTTCAATCACATCTTTTGAGATTGATTCTAATGGTGGTAATGGCTATGCCTCACTTGCAGCTCTGAAACAGGCGCATGCAACTGGTACTGCTGGAGTGTTTTATCTAGTTGTCAATCCAGATGCAACTGATAGTAACGCATTTGTCGAGTACTTCTGGGCTGGTAAAGCTTATGAAATGGCTGGCAAGTTCGGAGAAGTTGATCACAGCTCACTTGCTACAAAGAAAGAGCTGACTGATGGCCTTGCTGAGAAAGTTGACAAGACAACTACTGTCAATGGTCAAGCACTTAGCGGCAATGTTCAAATTGATGACATTACTGGCAATGCCGGAACAGCTACTAAGCTGAAGACCGCTAGAACAATAAACGGCGTAAGCTTCGACGGTAGTGAGGATATCACAATTGATGTTGGTCCTAACACTCTTGCCGGTCAGACTGATGTCAATATCGCTACTCCTGCTGATGGTCAGTCTCTTGTTTATGATGCTACTTCAAAGAAGTGGGTCAACAAGAAACTTGCTAAGGCAGATGTTGGTCTTGGTAATGTTGATAACACCGCCGATGCTAATAAGGTGGTTAAGTCTGCAGGTACGCTGACAAATGCTCGTACCATCTCTCTTGCTGGTGATGCTACTGGCTCTGTTAGCTTCGACGGATCTAAGGATGTAACAATCAATGTTACTGGTGTCAAGGCTGCTGCCGATGGCGATGGTAACAATATTGTTGCTACTTATGCTACTAAGGAAGAAGCAGCTGCTGCTGTCCTTACCTGGCAGTCCATCTAATCATCTAACTAAGATAGGCGGAGTCAATTGAAATAAGTAAATTGGCTCCGCCTTATTTCTAGAATCCTTATATAACAATGAGAGGTGATTGTAGTGGCCAACAAAACAGAAGATGTGATTTTTAGAAGAGGTCCGGCGGCTACAATGCCCCAGGAGAAACACTCCGGAACTCTTCTAGTTGAATCTGATACAGGTAATGTATTTGTAGACGACTCTGATGAAGTCAGAGTACAGCTCACAGATACATCAAAAATATCAAGACACGGTGACAAGTTCGACAATGATGTTGAACTTGATTTCCCTTCAGAAACAGCAGGAAAATCTTCTAAGTTATCAAGTGATAACATAAATTTCAAAAATGGTGAAAACTTTGCTAAATTCGACAGTAACGGACTTGATGGAAGCAAACAAGTCATTGATAATATAAGAAAAAAGTTAGATGTTCCAGATCATTTCGTTTGGGAATCTATCTAATCTACACATGAAAGGGTTGATTCTTGAATGAATCATGTTATTGATTTAGACATAGTGATTTATATTTGTACACTAATTGCTTCAATTTCAGGAGCTGCGCTAATAATTGGAAAGGTAATAAAGAAATCAGTTTCATCTGCAGCAAAAGAAATAATTGATGAAAGATTAAAGAAGTCTGACGAAGAGCATAAGAAGTCTATAGACGAGATGGAATATAGAATGAATACAAAAATTAGTGCTCTTCAAGATTCTGTAGACACTAAAATATCGGAAATTCGTAAGCAGCTGGATGATATAACAAGGTCACAGAATGATGTTAATAGTAAAATGCAATCCGCACTGCTTGCCAGTACACGAGACAGAATAAATCAGGCTCATGATTATTATATGAGGAAAGATTTTATTGGGACACATTCGTTGTATATAATTGAACAGCTATATGAATCTTACAAAGAGCTTGGAGGAAATAGCTTCATCAAAGATCAGATGAAAGATATTCATAGCTTAGAAGTAAGAAGTGCTGAAATGAATATTAAAGATTAAGTCTTTGAGAGGAGATATTGTATATGCCTACTGCAAAGAATGAGGTTAAACTTAAATTTGGTACTAAGGCGAAATACACATCAGCTACAAAAAACGCAGACACAGTATATTTCATTACTGACACTAATCAGATTTTTGTTGGATCTTCACTAGTTTCTTCAAAATGTTACTATGTAACAAATTCTCCTGTATCTTCAAATTACGGAGTTGGAGATGTTGTAGTTTGGAAGCTTTCAGATAATGCTGCAAATATATGCGTAGTTAATTCATCTGGAGAATTTGACGTTTTCACTATTTCTATACCAAATGATGAAATAACCGCAAACACGAAATCAAGACATTCGCACGACAACAAATCAATTTTAGATAAAATAACCGGAATTGTTACAAAACATAACTACACCAATCCTACTAAAACAACCGACTTAGTTGACTATTCAGGATTCAAAGCTGGTAGTGAAGCTATCCTTGCACAAACTGTTCATACAGATGATGCACAGAGATTAACAGACACCCAGAAAACGCAAGCACGAACTAATATTGGAGCGCTTGGAACAGTTGTACCTAATCCTACCAATGACAATGATGCTGCAAACAAAGCATATGTTGATTCAAAGATAGCGTCAGGAGGAGTTACTGTTGATACATCACTTTCTGACACATCCACTAATCCTGTTCAAAATAAAGTTGTAAAAGCTGCAGTTGACGGAAAATCTTCAGTAACAATAAAATCATGGACTGCTGATGATGTGGGGGGGGTTGATGTAACCCTTGCTTCTGGAACTACTTATATCATTGACAGCCGAAGCTTGCAAGCAATTGCACAAAATATAGAAGCACCGGATGGAAAAATTATAATTGAACTTCCGTCAGCAATACTAGCCGACGACGCCGGTAACAGTATTACACAAGAACCTACAAAGCTATATTTAGGATATGGTTATAATTATACCGGAGATAGAACGATATATGTGTCTAAATTTAATCCAACTAATTTACTAGGATCAGAAATAATATCAGTTGAATTTACCTTCCCATATATACAATATACAGCAGGAGATGTTTCTGGAACTGGTGAAATAATGAAAGTTAGAAATACAATTAACTCAAATTCGACTATAAATTACGCACAAGTCCAAATACTTTCAAATGTAACAGTATCAAGTAAGCAAAAACAAATGCTTTTCGAAGCATAAATAAAGTAAAAGCTCGGTGCAGAAGTGCACCGAGCTTTTTATTTCATAATATCATTTCTAACTACTTGTTGAATGAATATTAACTATAAAATTATAGTTAAAGTTAATGTTGGTATTATTATCACAATTTTCCTATATTCCAAGAATTATATTTCCATCCATTATTGTATATGAACGGAATTCCATATAAGAACTTGTTTACGTCATAAATTCTAGCAGGTTCAATTTGCTTAGTTGAAACATGTGTTTGGCTAGCAGAAGTTCCTACTCGAAATTCACACTTATTAGTTTTTGCTGTTCCTCCTGTTGAATCGTCAACAACACAATAAACATAAGTATTATCATAGGTACTATTGTAAAGTGTCCCAGTCAGATTCTTAGAAGTTCCAACAATAGTAGTTCCTTTATACCACTTATAGGTATATCCTGTTCCTCCCGATGGATTACAAGTTAGCGTAAAACCATCTCCATCATAGCCAGCTATGAATTCTGGAATAGGCTGAACGGATATAATATTTACGCTTGGAGGAGGTGGGGCAATTTGAGGAAATGTTATTGTTCCTGACACTGAAAGAGAATATGGAGTATACGTTGTCTCATTTTCAGAACACCACATAGCAGATACATTAAGAGAAGTAGCAGAAGTATCGTATACTTTTACAGTTCTACTTCCAATAGTGTACCAACCAGCTGAGCTAAAGTTATATGTCTGATAAGCTTTTTCTCCTTGAATGATATAGTAGGCGCTATTCGTATCTCCATTGTAAGAGTATCCTGTAGCATCATATACTTTTAGGGTCAAAGTAATTGTGGTGGCTGAAGATGACTGACTATATGAATATTCAAGCCTTGCATACCAATTTTTTGAGGATTTTGGGCCATCAAAATAACTCATTTACTCACCCCTCACGCAGTTCTCTTCCAGATATATATACTTAGATAAGGAGGCATATTGTTGTGAGAACTTCCTCCACCAGTAGTACCGGTCAAAGAGTTACGGCTAATGTCAAAGGCCACTGGGGCATAGGGATAGTACCGACCGCTGCCGCTCTGAACGCCCATATCACCCACTTCAAACGCTTTATTGCTATTGGTGATGAAGCCATAATATCCTGACTGATTAGCCGGGTTGTGGGCATGGGCAGGCAGCTCGCTCTCCACCAGTGTATGGGCCGCCTCGCCGCCGCTACTTCCAGCAGGATAGCTACTACTCATTCCAAGTAAAAATTTGCCGTTAATTTGCTCCCAAGTGCCGCCAAAAAGCGTTCCCGGATTAGTACTATTCACATTCATGTAAATAGAACCGACAGGATAAACATTATCTAATACAAAATTAGTCCCAACTGTATGGAAAAACAACTGATTAGTTGCTGGGCTACTCGGTAAAGTAGTTCCATAATCTGTTCCAGAAGTAAGCTTAATGCCCTTCGTAGTGAGTGTTCCGGTCATGGTTCCACCAGAAAGCTGTAAGTAATTAGCTGAATCATCCTCTTCAACTAAATATATCTCGTCATCGTTTATCAGTCCTTGTGTTTTCATCTTTTCAAAAATTGATTTAGTAGGAACTTTATTTATGACAAAATTGATAACATGTTTTTCTGTAGGCATGAAAATACCTCCAATTTTCATTAAGATTATCAATCATATTTAAGGTCGACCTTGTATTTATTTGTAATCAGTAATTTACGCTATCTTAGCGATATTTTGATAAATTGGAGGTAACAAAATGCCGACTTCAAAGAAAATTACAGACTTTGTTATCAATAAAGTCCCAACAAAAGCAATTTTCAATAAAATGAAAGAACAAGGTCTAATTAACAATGACGAGATTTATTTGGTTGAGGAAGATGATTCCGATAACAAATATGTTTCGTATGAATCTCAATCACTAACTGCTACACAGATGGAACAAGCAAGAAATAATATTGGCGCTTTAGGTTCTACTGATATTGTGTCTATTAACCATGGCGGTACTGGTGCATCAACTGCTGCTAATGCTAGAGCTAATATAGGAATTCAATATGGAACAAGTTACCCAACTTCGACTCCTGTTACAGGTACAGGATCTCTTTATTTTGTACAGCAGGAGAATGTAGTAACTCCTATTTCAGAAGGAGGTACAGGTGGTACAACACAAGATGCTGCAAGGACCAATCTAGGATTACCTACACAGGACAAAAGGTTATTAACTATATGTAGTGGTACAAGACTTGTATCAGGTTCTAACATAACAATAACATTAGATCCTACCGAAGCCAAGAAATATAGTGCAATTCTTATTCTTCTTGGTACTCCTCTCGGAGGGAATTATGGTAACATGTATGATTCATTTGTTTTTCCGCTTAGCCCAGATACTTGGTCATTCAGGTTCTTCAAATATACTCTAGAAGGACAAGATTGGCAGTGTGCAAAAGCAAATCTAAGTAGTGATTGGACAACTTTTACTATTACTGCGGTTTCAGGAAACACAAATCATCCATGCTGGTGTTACTTAATGTAAGGAAGTGATAATATGGCATATACAACTGTATTATCAAACAAACAATCTACAGTAGGATCTCCTTATGTAATCTATACTGTTCAGCTTCAACCTTCATCGAGAACTGCATCAACGGTCAACATTGATTGTATAGTCACTCTGCACCTTTCAAGTAGTTCTTCTCATCTTGGCACAGGCCATGTGCTAACAGGATACATAACAATAAATGGTCAAATCTTTAGTATTGACTTAAAAGGTTGGAGTGAATCTTGGGATGGTACAACAAATCATACGGCATCGACATCTTTTCAGGTAACTGGATTATCTTCTAGTACAACATCTTTGTCTTCTACATTTTCAGTTGCAAATTCTGGAGGCAACGCAGGAACTTTGAATGAAACAGCGATGTCATCAATTTCAATTGGTTCCGGTAATTCAGCAAGCTTATTCAAAATACAATCTGATATATATGTAGGAGATAAAATAACAGCTCACATTACATCATTATCAAGCACAAACTATCATCATATTTCCATATCATATGAATCTAAATCAAACACATTCACAACTAACGCATCATCAGATTTTGTATGCAATTTTTCATCATCATTATTTAATTCTTGGTTCAGCTCAACAGTAAAAATGATTGAAGCAACTATGACATGCACAACATATTCATCAACTGGTAGCAACTTAGGAACAGTTTCTCAAAAAGTTTATGTCCATTTACATGAATATCAATATAAACCGTATGGAGGATCTGGAAAGGTTTCATCTGAAACTAATACATCTTGCAGAATAGTTTTAACAACTCCAACATTTCAAAATTCTTCGTCATTTAGCAAATGGGAGATTTCGTGCTCATTAGGAAGCTGCTCTTCATTTAATAACACAATTAGTATAACAGGATTATCTGCATCTAATAATCAGACTGGAGTTTTAGTAGCAGTATGCGTTGATTCAAGAGGGTTTAGAAGTGATCCAATTTATATTCAGTACCACATAAGAAAAGCAGGTATTTGTGTATATAATGGAAATGTATATGTTCCAGCTACAAGTTACTTATATTTAAGTAAATGGGTCAAAGCAGATGGATACGCTTGGAATGGTTCTAAATATTTGAAATAAAAAATGGCACACCAAAATAGGTGTGCCATTTTTGATTACAGAAGATATAGTTGAAAAGAGCAATAACTTTCATCTTTATAAAAATCTATCATATACGAAACTTACTGATTGTTCTATAATAATAGAAATGATTTTTGATTTTATAATAAATCACCTCCTCATTTCATTCTTGAGGAGGTGATATTTTAGTTAATTTATAAATTAGCTATTTTGCACAAGCCAATATACAGATCCATTTTTGATCTTATCTGTTTTCATAACATATGCTCCTACAGTAGAAACGTCTTCACCAGAATAATGAACAGCGTAACTATCATCGATAACAACATGACCATTTTCATCAATTATGAATTCTGGATTTGCTTCTACAAATTGTTCCCATGTGTCTATCTCTAATCCGTCATACGAAGTATCGCCTTGAGGTCCTCCTGTCATCGTAAAAGATATAGTATCATTATAAGTTAATACAAGTTGAATAGGTGTTAATATAAGCCCATCCGTTTCATTACCTAACACAAAACCTATTTCTGCACTTTCTCTGTATAAGTTAGGAGCATCTGAATCAGTACCATAATATTTGGTTCCGTTTATCTGGATATATCCCTCAGTTGCTAACCTTTCGGAAATAGATGCATCTTGCTGCAAGTAAGCAAATGATTGTATTTGTATTTCATCTTGACCTTGTTCACCTAGATCATAAGGAGTCAGATCAGGAGATACTGCACTTTGAACTAAGTCTTGACCGAACTTTTGCGGAGTAACCGAAGGAATACCTCCGCATACATCTTGAAACTGTTGCTTATCTGGTTGATACATTATAGTTAACTCGTGTACTGACGGATCCGAAGGAGGACCAGGTACTACGTAACTAACAGGATCTGAGGGCAAGCTGTCAGCATATCCTGATCCTTTAGCTACAACTGTTATGTTGTGCATTCCTATAGATAAATCTTTACTTGATAATGAATAGCTTCTTTTTGCCATTATTATTCACCTTTCGTCATATAGTGTCTAGTATAGTTGTATCATTATCGTAAATTGCATAATTTGTTGCATTCGCTACCTCATCAAATGTCAATGTTCCATCTGATATGCTCAGATTAGTTGGTTTCATCAATCTTTGAAGTGATGATACTGAAACATTAACTGTAGATGTAGGATTTGATATTGTTAATGTTCCAGTACTAGGTTTCCATGAGTACTGACAGTTTGTTGCAGTTGCATTGTCAAAAACATATCCAGATGAAACTGTAAATTTTAGATCAACTGATCCACCTTCTTTTATTGTTAAAATGTTTGAAGTTGATTCAGTTACTCCATTTCCAAGTTGCCGTTTTATTTCATATGAAGAGTAGGTATTTTGGGACAATATCGAAATTCCAAATATTTTTGTTTGCCCTATATAAAATCCCATTATTTTTGTTTGCCCTATATGAAATCTCATTCTAGCACCTCCTTTTAAGTTTTCAACAATATTCAAGGTCCAGTTAATAACTAAAATGAGTCGAATATATCTAGTTAAATTAACATGAAAAATTAAATTTGAATTAAATGAAACTCATAATATTTTATCAATGATTGTAGTTATATTAAACAATCTATCATATTTACAAAGTTAATTGATACCATATGAAAAATTAAAAATAAAGTTAAGCTATGACATGAAAATACAAGAGATTTAGTTTAGGACCTTGTATACATTCAACATGATGAAATTTACCTTATTTAGGAGGTTGAAATAAATGCCTAGACAAATTTGGAATGAAGGTCGTGTACAAGGCTATTCTGCATACGAAATATATCTTAAACAAGCGCTTTCCGATGATCCTGATTTACAACCTGCTACTGAAAGAGAGTGGTTAGCTTCAAGTATAGCTTGCGGATCTTCTATGGTTGTTAAGATCCCAAAAACGAGCAACTATGCTGGATATTTAGATATCTCTCTTCCTGAAAATTCCAAGCTATGCGCAGCAAATGTAATATTTGCTAATTTATTTTTAGGTGATTGCGAATACGATATTAACAGTTATTTTGCAAAACGGGTAATTAACTATGGATTCTGCATAAGCAACACATTGAACTTTCACCCTGATACAAACGGAACGAAGATACCTACTACTGACGACGATATATCATTAGAAAGCGTTCTTTCCTATTCAGAGGCGTACAACAAGATAATTGATGGTGTAGTCATTCAACCAGGTAAATGGAAAGAAACAGGCGACGAAGCAGGGCAATATATGGACCTATCTCCGGATATGTCTAAATCGCCTTTCATAAGAATCTTCTATTCTGGAAAGATTGAATCTACTATACAGATAATGCTTACCGGGTTCACGATTAGATCTGTTATTTCGGGAGTTTGTGGACTAGACGGAAGCTACAATGCTACATCTCCTCAAGATGGTACATTCTTGGGCCCAGCTCAGTTTCCCTGGGCAGCTAAAATAATTTTTAGCCAAAGCACTGCAACATCAATCTCTCTAAATATGTCAAATTACATACGAAAAATAAAGGGGGAAAAAGCTGTTTCTAAATTAAGGGGTAAATCATTAGTTGATATGGAAACATGCGACCCAAGTATTTTCTATTCATCAAAACAGCCTGATGCAAAAATTGATTTTGATTCTTGCAGTCTTGACTCTCCTGACGGAAAAGGAAATATTCTAACAATCCACTCAAAATCAGAAAAGTATTCTCCTGCAATATATGCAACTAGATATGATCCAGATAAAGAAAAGTCATTATCTCCTTTCAATGTTGTAGGTAAGGGAGCTGTTCAGATGTTTGATGATTCTACATCTGACGCTGATATGAAAGGATATGAGAAGACATATCCAGGTACATTCGCACTAAGACGAAAGGATGACGGATCTGTTGAAACTCTAAATGAAAACAATGATGTGATACCTGTTGCAAGAATAGATCACAAGGAGCTTTCATATACAAATCTAGTTACAGATGACAAAAAAGCAAAGGGAGTAGTTACATCAGTCGGAAACAAAAAATCATTATCTGTTTCTTTATCGGATGATGACACTGATAGTCAACTAACTATAGGTGATGACGGGACAAGCAACGTAAGCATTGGATCTACATCATTTAATAAGGGAGCAATGAATAAACTTTCTCCAAGTTCTTCAAATATCACATCGGCATACATCCTAGAAGCTATTGCAAATAACAAGTCAATTGATATACTAGGAGATAGAATGAAAGCTCTCAAGGCTGGATTAGCAAAAGAAACATCTGCAGGTAATGTAGGATACATTCAGTTACCTAATGGATTAAGATTATACATTTCAGCTACTAAACCAACTGCAACTGATGTTCCTATTGGATCTATTGGAATAGGCTGGACAGAGGAGTGATACAATGCCTCAGCTAAGTTATTCGTGGCATCAAGATGAGTGGTCTTACAGTGCAGAAGGTGTGCTAAAGAAAATAGGCACATTCACAAACAATACAAGCAAGAAGATAAAGATTTCTTCGGTTGAATTGTATCTTGGAACGCTTAGAGGCTATGTAAACTCTGGAACAGTATTTACAGGTAACGGAGGTTCAATAGGTACTTATATCCAACTCGGTGGCAATGAATCAGATACTAAAACTGTTTCAAACGTGTGCGGAACTGGAGGTAGTGGAGATAACATATGGGCAGATACAAACAGCTGTCAAAAATACACTTTTACTATTTCCCCAATAACATTATCAGTTGGGTCATCTGCTGATCTATATATAATGACTCCTTCTCTTTCTGAAGGGAGTACCGGAAAAGTTCTTGTTATGCAGAAGTCTACCGGTAGAGCAAACTATGAAGAAATACAAGATACATTTACTATAACATACAATGCTAATGGATATGGAACAGCGCCTTCATCACAAACAGGGCAGCTACCTTTGACAATAAAGTCAGGTCCATCGGGTTATGACCCAGATTTGTATCTATTTAATTATTGGAACACAAAGTCAGATGGTACAGGTAAAACATACAATGTTGGATCATCATACAACGCTCAATCAAATATTACACTTTATGCAATATGGAGTTATGGGTCTTGTTATTTAGCGAACGGAGGAATAATTTATCAGTCCCCGGGGCTCCAATACCCTGAAGGAGCTTCGTTTGAAAAAGACATAACATGGTCAACCGCCTACACTAGAAAAGTCTTCATACCTTCAAATGATGTTTGGCAGGTAGATTTCAATCAAGAGGAAACAGGTGAAATTTTTCAGTACTGGGCAGATATGTCAGATGGATCTGGTAATAAGTACTATCCTGGAGATAAATATACTATAAGTGGTGGTCATAAGTTTTACGCTATATCAAATTTACCAAGTTACACTGTCAAATGGTTTGATGGATATACAGATAAAGTATTGAAAACTATGACAGTGAAGCAAGGAACTACAATACCAAAATCTGAATATCCTTCAGAACCTGTTAGACAAGGTTACAAATTTGCTGGATGGTACGGAGATACAACAAATATTAGAGGAAATTTGAATGTTATAGCTATGTGGGGAGATTCACCTGTTTGGATAATGACAACAGATGGATGGAAGAAATACATCCCAAAGGAGAAGAAGTGATTTTATGGGCTGGGAATACTACAATGGAAAACCACAATTCTATTCATATCCTAACTATGTATTCAACTCTGGAGCAACTAAAAAGTATGAAAAGAACGGAGTTGATCCTGGAGCTGGCTCACTTCATTATTGGTCATGGCAGACAGGTTCAATTTTCAAAGGTCATGATATCGTTATAAAATATACAAACGATACAGAAGGCGCTATAAGATTAAAAAGTTACAGCATAAAGACAACAGCTTGTGATTCAGGTGGATTAAGCTACTGGGCTTGGGGAGGATTAGTTGAAACACCGTGTGTAGGATATGGAGGAACTTACTACACATATGTTAATGTAACAAATGACAACGGAAAGACATATCAAAGTTCATCTGTTGTGAATGTGAGTGTTCCAAATCTTTCAAAAACAAATATGAACTACAGAGGAAGCGATGCCACGCACAGTGCATCATTTGGAAACCCTCCTCAATATCCTGAAGGTCAACCTGGTGGCATGACAGGAAGAGTATTTGAATTAACTGATTGCCCTGCAATTCAGCCAGGCGGATACGCCTATGTTCACCTTGGAGTTGGGCATTTCAACGACCCTGCAACTGATCCAATATCTACGGTTATACGATTCAAGATGGATCCAGGTGAAATGGAAGTAATTGCAGAGCCTGCGGAAAATCCTGTTATCTGGAGATTTAGTGAAGACAAAGATTGGCACCTAGTTAAAACACTATTTAAGATGACTTCGTCAGGTTGGAAGCAGATAGATAATTGAGGTGATCAAATGAAAATAGAGTGTAAATCTAATCAACCATTATCAGCAAATCAACAAGTAAATAGATTAGGAAAATTTCTATATAAACATATTGATGGATCGTTTAACTACAAAAAATCATCTAACATGTATGATGTATACATGACAATTTTGTACCAGCTTCCTGTTGATAAACAAGATGAGGCAAAAGGAAAAGAATTCAACGACCTTCATGAAATGACATTAGATATTAACATAACAACCTATATGAACAAGGTTCGTGTAAATGTAATTGAAATGACTCCCGAAGAAAAAACAATTGGATATGATCTATATGAACCTGAAAAACTTGAAGATTTAGTGAAAGCAAGCGAAACCATATTGAAAAAGATTCAAAAAAGAATATCTAGAGAATTCAGAGAATATAATTTCTTATTTTGATTGAATCGTTATTGTAATTGAAAGGATGATGAGCATTGAAGAAATTGATAAGACATGACGATTCAATTCTATGCATGGCTAACGTTAGAGGAAAAGACATAGCGAACCCAGGACCATTGAACTTTTCTTTCTATTTCTCATCCGGAGCTGGATACCCTCATGAAATTAGAGTAAAACCCGTGTTTAACCCTGAAAAGCTTCTAAAGAGCAAAGTAGGTAACCTAAAATTATGTGACGATTGGGAGTATCTGCATGGCGTTGATGATGATCATGTAGATAACAAAGATATAAGAAAGATGATAGCCTTCTTCAAAAAGTACATTGTTCTTTTTTGCATGGTTTGGGATGAGCAGATGCAAGAAGTAACTTTGCAACATTACTTTGAAGGGCAAACTGATTTCAACGAATTGCTTGAAGATATTGATTTTTATCCTAAATACAAAAATAAGATGAATAATATTCATGACGTAGAGGAACTTGAGGCCTTCTGCAGAAAAAACAATCTGGTTAATTTCTACGGAAACTAAAACAACATGGCCAACACCATGATGATATATAATACATGTGTTTTGTAAATTTCCTGAAACCCACATGTAAAACAAAAATAAAGGAGTAGCATACATATGAATAAACTAAAAAATATCATTGTGACAGAAGCAAAGGACTACAAAATCCTTCTTAGAAACGCTCCAACTGTCACAATGATTTTCTTTACCCTCAGCGTAGTTCTGATGAACATTTTTGCATCAAAAGAACTGCTAAATATCGAATACCTTGCTCTTGACTGTGGATTCCTTCTGTCTTGGATGAGTTTCCTTTGCATGGATATGCTTACAAAGAGGTTTGGAGCAAGAGCAGCAATCAAGCTATCTCTTTTCGCTGTATTCATGAATCTTATTTGCTCTGGAATCTTCTTTTTTGTTTCTAGAATTGGAAACAACTGGAGTGTTTTCTATAACTTCAATGATAGCATCGCTAATGATGCAGTGAATGGAGTATTCGGTGGAACATGGTATGTACTAGTAGGATCTATGACTGCATTCATCGTTTCCGCTATTGTAAATGCTATCATAAACGATGGAATCGGAAAGCTTATAAAGAAGAAAAATTTCTTTGAATATGCAATGAGATCATATTTTTCTACAGCTATCGGTCAATTTGTAGACAACTTTGTTTTTGCTACAATTGTTTCCAAAGTTTTCTTTGAGTGGACATGGACTCAAGTTGTGTTTTGCTCGATTGCAGGCGCAGCAGCTGAGCTTCTTTCCGAGGTTGTATTCAGCCCTGTAGGATTCAAAGTTTGCAAGCGATGGGAAAAGGAAGAAGTAGGAAAAGAATATATTGATTTTACTAAGGAGGCTGCTAAGACTTGATTGTAATTGTTACAGGTTCTTCTAACGGTATTGGTCGAGAAACAGCTAAGAAATTTCTTGACAGTGGGGACATTGTGCACGGAATTGACATTAGTCCTGAATATGATAAGGAGTATCTACAAACTAAAGTAGGAAGATATTTCCATCATGTAGCAGATGTAGGAAAGTTTGAACAGCTTCCTACCCTCTATGATCCAGCTATTCTCGTCAATAACGCAGGTAGGCAAAATGGTCCGAATGATATTGAAACAAATCTTATTGGTGTAATGAACTGCACAAAGAAATATGCTTTGTCAAACAAGAAAATCAAATCAGTTGTAAATATTGCATCGGTTTCTGCTCACAATGGCTGTGAATTTCCTGAATATACAGCGTCTAAAGGTGGAGTCTTATCCTATACTGTTTGGACAGCCAAACAAATTGCAAAATATCAAGCAACTTGTAATAGTATCTCTTTCGGTGGTGTAGAAACTGAACTGAACGCAAAAGTCATGAACGATAGAGAAAAATGGAATGATATCATGAGCATGACTCCATTGAAGAAATGGGCAAGTGCAAAAGAAGCTGCAGATTGGATCTACTTTGTTGCAAAAGTAAACAAGTCTATGTCAGGACAAGATATCATAATTGATAATCTTGAGATGCTAAATCATAGATTTGTCTGGTGAAGTATTCAAAGAGAGTTTTGTATTCCTTTGAAACCCTCTCTGAAAATAAAAATAACAAGGAGTAATACACAATGTCTGAATCAAACAAATCAAGGACAGCTGAAGAGCTGTCTGGAGTAACTCTACTTGGCAACAATAACACCAAGTATAGCTGCGACTACAATCCAGAAGTTCTAGAAACATTTGTAAACAAACATCCTGACAACGATTATGTTGTAACATTTGATGCATATGAATTTACATCAAAGTGTCCAAAAACAGGTCAGCCTGATTTCGCAAAAGTTGTAATTAGCTACATTCCTGACGATAGAATGGTTGAAAGCAAGTCCCTTAAACTTTATCTCTTCTCTTTCCGAAATCATGGAGATTTTCATGAAGACTGCATGAATATTATCATGAAGGATCTAATCAAGCTAATGGATCCAAAATATATTGAAGTGAAGGGTATTTTTTCTCCTAGAGGAGGCATCTCTATCTTTCCCTTTGTTAACTACGCGAATCCTAAATTTAATTATCAGGATTTTGCAAAGTCTCGAATGCTTGATTCACTCCGAGATGCAAGTAATAGAAAAGTAAGATACGATATGTGAAATAGGAGGAAATATGGATGAAAATTGGGTAAGAATTCCAGGATATGAAAATTTTTATCTGATATCTTCAATTGGAAGAATAAGAAGCCTTCCTAGAAATATCGTAGCTAAAGATGGAAGGCGAATGAGTTTTCATGAAAGAATTTTGAAACAATCATTAGACGAAGATGGATATCTAAATATAAGCTTAACAGATGAACATGGTCAAACAAAGCAATACAGAGTGTCTAGATTAGTTGCAATGACATTTATACCTAACCCAGATAATCTACCTATTGTTAATCACTTAGATGGAAATAAGCAGAATAACAATGTAGATAACTTAGAATGGTGTACCGTTAGGCGAAATAATTTCCATGCTTATGAAACAGGACTAAATAAAACAAATGTACCTGTTCCTGTAACTTGTCTAGATAATATGATGAAGTTTGAGTCATATTCTGAAGCAGCTAGATATGTAGGCTGTGACATAGGAAATATAATTGAATCAATAGAAATGAAATCTTGTTGCAAAAATAGATTATGCTTCTGCAAAACTTCTGAAATTCCAGATGATATAGAAAAGTATCTATTTCTTGCAAGAAGAAAATATGATAATAACAAAGTTGCGTACAGATCTGAAATAAAATGTTTAGATTCCGGAGAAGTTTATAAAAGTATTGCAGACTTCGCAAGACAAATAGAAGGAAAGGCTGGATATATCCAGGAATGTATAGCAAAGAAAAGGCTGTACAAAGGAAAATGTTATGTAAGGACAGAAGATGTTAGAAAATACCAATGGAATGAAACAGAGTATTGTAGATGGGTGCATGAAAGAAAATTAGCTAACTCTAGAAGAGACTATCGTTATTTAGAAAGGCTTGATGAATATGGAAAACAAAAGAAATTTATGTAAGAAAGCACTTGTGCTCTCGTCAGGGGGTGTGGACTCAACTACTTGCGTAGGTATTGCTGTAAATGAAGTAGGTTCGGAAAATGTGAGCACTGTTTCTGTATTTTATGGGCAGAAACACAACAAGGAACTTGAATGCGCTGAAAAAGTAGCAGAGTTCTATAATGTAAAGCATTATGTCCTTGACTTGTCAAATGTTCTACAGTATAGCAACTGTTCTCTGATGAAGAATAGCACAGAAGAAATCCCTATGATGAGTTATGCCGACCAGATCAAGAAAAATGGTGAAGGAAAGGTTTCTACTTATGTACCGTTTAGAAATGGTTTGATGCTATCTGCAGTAGCTGCTCTGGCTCAGTCTATTTATCCTAATGACGATGTAGATATTTACCTAGGCGCTCATGCAGACGATGCAGCTGGCAGAGCTTATGCAGATTGTAGCGAAGAATTTACTTCTGCAATGAATACAGCTATTGTAATTGGCACATATGGTAAAGTTAGAGTAGTTGCGCCGCTTGTTAATCTAAATAAAGCAGGAGTAGTCAAGCTTGGCTTATCTATTGATGTACCTTACAAATACACATGGAGTTGTTATTCAGGCGGAGATAAGCCTTGCGGACATTGTGGTACTTGCATTGATAGGGCTAAAGCATTTGAAGCAAACGGAATTTCCGATCCGGCTTTGGAGGACTAAAATATGTATGCGGTTAAGACAAAAGTTTCATTTGAAGCTGCTCATCGTTTATACAATGTAGACACTTATTCATCCGAATGTAGAGATAATCTTCACGGCCATTCGTACAAAGTTGAAGTTCTTGTTGGTGTAAATGATTTGAATAACGCTGGAATGGTCATTGATTTCAAACTTCTGAAGAAGATAATCAAGGATGTAATTGAAGACAAATACGATCATTCTTGCATTCTTCGAAATAGCGACCCTATTGCAAAGGTGGTTAAAGAAAACTGTAAGAAGGTTATCATTGTTGACAACAGTCCCACAGCTGAATGGATGGCTAAAGAGCTCTATGAAATGATTCAATCTAGAATGAACACATTTTCTTCTGATTTACATGTTATTTCAGTAGGAGTACAAGAAACAGAAAATAACATTGGATATTATCTTCCTGAGGAGTAAATATGAAAGTTGTTGAAATATTCAAAAGCATTGACGGTGAAGGTAAGCGGGCTGGTATGCCCGCAACCTTCATTCGACTTGCTTTCTGTAATCTTCGATGCAGTTACTGCGATACTTCATATGCATTTGACGATAAATGCGCTGAAGATATGACAGTTGATGAAATTGTACATAAGTGTATTGAGCTGGATTGTCCTTCTATTACAGTTACAGGTGGGGAACCTCTTATTCACAGAGATGTTGAAATTCTGCTTGCTGAACTTGACAGAAACAACTTTGATGTAAATGTAGAAACAAATGGAACAATTGACCCATCTTATTACCATAAGCTAAAGAATGTTTGGTTCACTATTGACTACAAGTCTCCGTCTAGTGGATGCGAAAATGCTATGAATCCTGAAGCATTCAAAACGCTTCGTCATCAAGATGTATTGAAATTTGTAGTAGGAAGAGATGCAGATCTTGAAGCAGCACTGAAAGCTATTCGAGAATATAGACCTTCTGCCCAGGTTTACTTTAGCCCTGTATTTGGATATGATGCAAAGAACATTGTAAACTTTATTCTTTTCAATAAGTTGAATAGCTGCAAAATTCAGCTTCAGATACACAAATACATCTGGCCTGTAGATATGAGAGGTGTATGATGGACAAAGAAAAAGTGCAAGAAGCTGTAAGAAATCTTCTTATTGCTTTAGGAGAAGATTTTACTAGACCAGGTCTAGTAGAAACTCCTAAGAGAGTAGCGAAGTATTGGGAAGAATTACTTGAAGGTGAAAATTACACTAACAGGGAAATAGCTGATATGTTCAGGAAGGACTTCCAAGTAAGCTATGATTCAATGGTTATCAAAGAGGGTGTAGTAGCATGAAAAATATTGATAAAAATAAAATTGAAGAGCTTACAAGAGAGTTCTTGATAGCTTTAGGCGATAATCCTGACAGAGAAGGATTGAAGAAGACTCCAAATCGAGTTGCAAGAATGTGCGATGAATTGTTTGAAGGGATGACTTATACAAATGAGGAAATTGCACATAAGTTTGATACATGCTTCGAAGATCTAGAAACTGGAGATCTTGTAGTTGAAAGTAACATCCCTATTCATAGTTTTTGTGAACATCATTTAATGTTGATGTATGACATGACTGTTGCAATTGGATACATTCCAAACGGAAGAGTAATTGGATTGAGCAAGCTAGCAAGAATTGCAGATATGGTTAGTAAAAGACTTCAGCTTCAAGAAAAAATTGGAACTGACATAGCAGAAATTCTATCAATCATCTTAAGAACTGAAGATATAATTGTAGTTATTCAAGGGAAACACGGATGCATGACAGCACGTGGAATTAAATCCAGAGAAGCAATAACTAGAACAGCTACACTTAGAGGAAGATTTGAATCAGATTCAGATCTAAGGTCTGAATTCTATTCGCTCATCAAATAAATAGCTTGAATCGTTATTGTAGACGTACTAAAACATAGTGCGTCTACAATTTTTATAGGTGAAATATTATGAAAACAGTAAGAATTTATACAGATGGGTCGTGTTTAGGTAATCCAGGTCCCGGAGGATGGGCAGCTTGCTTGAAATCAGATAAACAGTACAAAGAGATTTCAGGTGGAACAAAACATACAACAAACAATGCAATGGAACTTACAGCTATTTTAGAAGCGCTAAAATGCTTAAAGAAAGCTCCGCTAATAGTTGAAATCTATTCGGATTCTAAATATGCAGTAGATGCATTCAGAAAAGATTGGATTTCAAATTGGAAAGCAAACGGATTTCTAAGGAATCCTATGAACCCTCACCCTGAATACATACCAAATGCTAAGCTATGGATGGGAATTTTAGAAGAAGTAGCTAAGCATGATGTCTATTTCAACTGGGTGAAAGGGCATTCGGAAGATGTAATGAATGAACGATGCGATCAGCTAGCTAAAGCTGCTGCACGGTGGTATCGTGATAACGGATAAGGAGCGAATCCTATGAAAATATTTGCATTTGCAGATGCAAAAGATAACATAAAGAATAAATTGAAAGACAAATCAGATGAGCTAGTTTATCATTTAGTTAAGATATTTATCTTTCCTAATTGCGGAATAACATCTCATTGGTGTCAAGAAGTATATGGATTTATTCACTCTGTACCTAAAATGAAAAACAAAAATAAATTTCCAAAGAAGGAATTTATTTTTGACAACACTTTTGGAGTATGGGGTGACACAGTTGAATCCTGTATCATAACTGCCATAAAAGATTATCCTAATCTAGTTCCAATGTTTAACAAAGAAAATGGATTAGGTGTTTGTGAAGCAGCAGTTAGAAAGTATTTTAATTGGCTTTCAGAAGAACTTTCTAACATTGGAAGAGTTGCATCGTCCGATGTATACAAGAAAATTGATTCACTGATTGAGGAGGTCATTCAAGAACTAGACAACAATACGCCTACTCTATGAAAAATAAAGAAAATGGAGAAACTAAATATGTATGTTAAGGATTTTATGATTGGTTCTGCTGCTGAAGCGATTCAGACAATGACTAAGAAGTATGGTGGTCCGTTTGGTGCTGCTGTTGTAAAAAATGGAAAGGTAATAGCTATCTGCTCTAATACTGTACTGAGGGATCATGATCCAACTGCGCATGCAGAAGTCAACGCCATCCGAAAAGCATGCCAGGTGTTAAATACACATGACCTAAGCGGATGTGAGCTTTATGCAACTGGCGCACCTTGTCCTATGTGTCTTAGCGCAATCATCTGGACAAATATTAAGACTGTTTACTATTCTGGTAAGTATGAAGATTGCAAAAATATCGGGTTCAGAGATGACCACATCTTCAAATTTATTCAAGAAGGCGCAAAGGATGAAAATGTAGTCAAGCTTGAACTTCACGATAATGATATTGCAAAAAGTATGTACAATATGTATTATGCAATGTCTGGAACAATCTACTAATTGAGGCGAAATTAAGTTATAAATTTAGATAGCTTTGATAATTAAATTTATCACAGCTAATTTTTAATTTATTTTACTAACATTAAATTTATCGTTATTGACATTAAATTTAATGGAGGATACAAATATGTATGATTTAATGACTTCAAAATTTGATGTAGATGAACATATCAAAAACTATCCTTTTTACACAGAGATTGTTATCTTTCCCGACGGGCATGTTGAATATGCAATTCCTTCACATCAAGAAAAGCTCTGTCAAATTTTAGGCGAAATGAATAAATGGACAAGACAAGAAGTTATTGACAATACTCCAAAAGAATATTACTTTGACTGGATGACATGGCTGTTAAACGAAACTGGATGTATTTCTGTTTGGTATGATTTCATCTTGACACCAGAAGAAGTTACTGATGCACAGACAAAGACAATAGCAATGCTTATTCAGAAAAAGGCAATCAAAATATCAAAAACAGTTCAATGAACCTCATATAATTGTAAATAAGAATGTGATGAGGTGAAATGATTTGAAAATCCTCATAAGATATCCTGAAATACTCTGCTGTCAAATATTTGATTCCAATCATAGGAAAGAAACAATAAAATGTGCAATTTCCACTAGAGATATCACTAAAGGTATGACAAGATGCAGATCATCTAACATGTGGGGATATACTTTGAATGTAAGAAACAAAGGTGATAAAGAAGGAGATCTATTCATACAATTCAAAGGCAAAAATGGCGGACCTGATGATATCTACATATATTATGATGTCCCAATAAGGCTGTACAGAAAGTTAGTAACCGTACCTTCTAAAGGACATTTTTTCTGGCAGTACATTAGAAATAATTATAAGTACTCGAAGTTGACTGGAAACAAACGTGGTGTTTTACCTAATGCAATAAATTGAGGAAAATAAAATGAAAATGAAAAGATATAAATCAACAAAGTTACAATCAGTAACAGCTGCTTCTAATTTAGGAACAACATATTACAGAGCTACATTAGACACTGTTATTCAAACGCTTGCAAGAAATGATGCAAACCTTTTTCTCCTCTATCTGATTGAAGAATATGGATTTGACGCTCTAGACTTCAAGAAGCACATGTTTGGAAGTGCTGTTGTTGAAGAAAACAACGAAGATGTAATTTACATTTGTGTTACAGACGGATATGAAATTGAAGTAGATGGAGAAATGGTTGATCCAGAAGAAGCACTCGAGAATTATGCTCCTATCTATCTTGAAAATCATATTCAAGACGCAAATGACGATGTTATAATGAGAAACATAACTCCTTATGAATTAGCAGATTTTGACGAGTCTTCCGTTGCAAGAGGCATACTTAGAACCTATGATGTTAGCTTCAAGAAAGTAGTTTCTGATTTTGAAGAAATTGAAAATATGAATAGATAAGAATCGTTATTATATTTGAACACATCAAGATCAAATATGGAAAAGGAAACTTTCTCTATTAAGTTCAAAGGTGTTGTTTATGATGACGCTTGGAAAGACAAGGCCGAGCATATCTGGTTTGGTGGTAACAAATATGAATATGTTCCTTTCAACAGTATTTTCAATAGACCTGAGCATGTAATTATTCACAATTTCGTTCAGACTGAATTTGGTTTTTCTTTGAATCCAAAAACATCATACGCAAAGATCAAAATTTTAGATTAAAATAAGAATCGTTAAATACATTGCAAGCAGAACAGTTTGCAATGTATTTTATTTTGAGGTGATGCTACTAGAAATTTGAAAAGATATAATATTCAATATAAGATTACACATCAACATATTAACTAATGATCTGCGCCAAGCTCGCAATGATCGCAGCCTATCAAGAAAGGAATATTTATCAATGGATGTAGTAAAAAATATGCGTGGGAGTATTTGGTGGTTAAAAGACGAATTTGATAAGTACAAAGGTGAAAGAGGAATCCTTAGAGGTTCCCGTCCTGTTATCATTATCAACAATCCTGCCAATGAAAATGGTAATTGCACCATCACGTATCTTACTATTTCTAAATGCGAATCTCATGCAGGTGATGATAGCCATATTCAGATGTTTTATCAGGTACCTATTCAGATTCCTGGTAACAAGTCAAGTTATGTTTGCTGTAACAGCATCATGACTACAACCACTCTTCATCTTGGAGAGTACATTGGTCAAATTTCTGAAAGTAAACTGAACGAAGTAGAAGCTGAATTGATGAGATATCTTTCTCTTTCTGAAAAAGTCATCACAAGGGAAGTAGTTAAGGAAGTAAAAAAATCAGAAGATGCTACCAAAACAACTTCTTTCTCAATTACAGACGCAGTTGCTTGTCCGGAACTCAAGAAAGTATTTTCTAACTGCACTGAAATGGCTAAGGAACTTGATTGCTCTCCTGCTTCTATCAGCAAAGCAAGCAGATGGGGAAGCAAACTGATGAACAAATACACTGTGTTTAAGGTAGCAAACGCTACTGGAAACTATATTGGCAAAACTAAGGAGGAAACTAAATGAGCGAATTACTCTATATTCCTGGTATTCTTTGGCAAGACCTAGGAACAAGAACTGATCCAGAATGCACAACTATTGACAGCTTGATCAAGAAATCTGGTGCTAACTACACTGTATCTGCATACAAAATGTATACAGAAGTTACAAACAGCGTAGAAGGTTATCATGCTGTATACAGAGATGATGACAAGCGTCTTATGTGTGTAGTAAATAATTACTACCCTCAAATCATTCAAAATGGCTTTACATTTTCTATCATGAAACCGTTACTTGCAGCAAATCTAGTTTCTCTTGAATTTGTATCTGTTGCAGCTGGAGGGCTTTATCATTACGGTGTATTCAAATCTACAAAGACATACAAAATTCTTGACGAAGACATTGAGCATTATTTCCTTGTCGTAAACGACCATAGCAAGCCAGATGGAAAAGTAGCAGTATATAACCTTCCTGTAAGAAAGAAGAATAAAACAATCCTCCTTTGTTCAATGACGAATAGTGCATACAAGCTTCGTATGCCGGTTTCTGAAGACGAAAAGTCAAATGAGGCTATTGCAAGCATGATCATGTCTTCAGTTGATGACGCATTTCTTTGGTGTGAAATCAAGCTGAAGAAGCTACATGAAAAAGCTATTGATCTTGAAGAAGTTACTAAAGTAATGGACGAGCTTTTTCCATATGTCTCTACTTCTGATGGAGAAATTCTTGATACAAAAGCAAACGAAAAAGTAGACGAACTTAGAAGCACTTTCCAAGAATGTATTGATTCAGATGACAATGATGAATACCGTCAAACAGCACTGTATCTTTACTTTGGCATTTTAGATTATACACAGCACTATTGGAACGATGCAGGAAAGGGATATGACATCAACAAGAAGATGACTATTGTACCTGGATTCTTCGCTTCTATTGATGCAGAGGGTGCAAAGGTAGGAAAACTAATGAAAATGATATATCCTAAGAAGTAAAAATTTCAAAAATATAAGAGATGGACTAAAAGTCCATCTCTTTTTATTTATGTAAATCAGAAAGCTTCTCTAAGATCCTGGCTCGATCTTAATCTAGAATACAGTATTGTTTCTGCTGTTTTTAGTTTACCACGAATAGTCCTATCATCTATTCCATAGATATCACAAATTTCAAAAATATCGTTGTTTGTAAGTTTCCTTTCTCTGTCTATCATCTCTCTTATCAATAATTCTTCTACTGTATCATATTTATCAGTAAGTTCTTCATCAAATTTACTAAAAGATCCTTCTTCTGAAGATAAAAATGGTTCATGAGTGTCTAAATCTGCTATATAAAGTGTTCCAAATATCGCCTTCAAAGAATTCATCTTTTCGGTAGGTAAATTTAATCTTGGATCCATAAGATCATCGTACTTTACCTGTCCCCAGTGTTTGCCAAGTTGTTTTCCTACCTCCATACATAGAGAACGACGTATAGAATATTTAACTTCATTCAGCTCTCTTTCTATCATCTCTCCTACACGGAGTTTGAAAAACACAGTAAAAGAAAGATCGCACCGGTATCCTTTATGAGTTTCATCACCCTGCCATAGATACCACCACCAGCATTCGCAAAAGTGTAGCAAGGCTGACTGAAGCTTATCTTCGTATGTAACAGAAGTATTGTTTATGAATGTATGTGATGCTATGTACCCGAAAAAAGAATAGTTAAGTTCAATTACTCTGTCACGTACATCTGTACGTTTCATGCGAAGTTCTTTTTCTTGAGGAAGGGATTGATATAGTCGTATAGTTTCTTCTTTGATTTCTTTCATATTCATAAACAACAACTCACTTTATTTTTCAATTTTGTATTCGCACCTAAAAACCCAACCTTTGATAATCTTGAATGCACAATTATTTTCTTCAATATTATTATATTTAACAGAAATAAGAAAGTCAATAGAATTTTGAATATTTATTTGATTTTATTTATTTTATGTATTTGAAAACACTAGAATAAACTTAAACTATTAACGAATCGTAAATTTTTTATAAATTTTTAGTTCTTTATGATTTGATTAGAATCATATAATAAGTAAAATGTAATGATGAATATTTTCAGCACAATCAAATCAACAACATATTGATATTCTTCATTCCTTTAACCGAATGTAGATAAGTGTCAAAACAATGTAAATTTACCAGAATAGTCAAAATTGAAGATAAATGAATATTCATAGATAAAATCAATTTAACATAAAATTTGAAATAAAATGTAAATTTAACTGGATTTGAATTTTCAATATTATTTCAAATTGATAGTTCAATATTTAATATTCTTTCAAATTCAGTAAAATTGGTACATTTTGATTATCACATAATCTTTCAATTTCAATCTAAATATCTCATATTATTTCAAATTGAAGGAAAAAGGTCAATTTCTTAATATCTCTAAATCTTTCAATTTCATTCAAATTTTCAAAATATTTCAGTTTGTAAATATCACATAATCTTTCATATTCATTCAATTTGAAATAAACTGTAAAATTCAGTGCTTCATTCAAATTTTCATATTTTAGAATATTTAATGAAATTGAAAGAAAATGAAAATTTCAAATTCACATATAATTTCAATTTGATTTCAATTTGAAAGATTTTTCCAGTTTCATCTCGCATATATAATATCTTTTGAGATAATAGAGTGAATGAAATGAACGATATAAAGAGAAAAAGAAATAATTGAGATAAGGATATAATAGCGCCTCGCCACTCCAGAAATAAAAAATAAGCTCGCAAAGCTCGCATAGAACGCTTTACGATGTGAACATAAATTTGCTATTTATAGCCGGAACCGAACCGCATTGACCTTTATGTTAGCGAGCAAAAAAAAAATTCAAAAATTTTCAAGAAAGGTATTGACTTTTCGACAAATAGGCATTATACTATGCGTGTAGGTTAATCTAACTGATGAACACTTCGTTTTCAGTTAGCAAAAGTAGCTGCAGCGAAGAGCTCACCTAGTTGATATAGATAGACCATTGAAGAAGAATCGTTATTCTACTTGCACCTGGTCATAAATTTTCAAACAAAATACATAGTCAAAGTTGGTTCACATGGAGTGCCAATTTTGTACTCCCTATCAGTTAATTCAGATTGCTACTGAGCGAAGTGACTGCTTTATATCCGTCAGGGTATCAAGCAGGTCAGTAGGAATAAGGATTAACAGGAAAACAGCAGTTTAGTAAGATAGGGCGGAGACGCATAAGCGTACCTTCGTCGTCAGGTGTTCGCTGCACATGACAGCTATTCTGAAATCTGCTGGTAGTGAGTGCAAAATTGACACTCTATTTGCTTTATACGGAGGAAATTTGAATGGATATTTACACAGCATTGAAATCAGCTTCAAAGCTTGAGAACTTCATACTAAGCGAGTTTGATTTCAACAAAGGGATGTATAGTACAACATTCGCAAAGCTGAACTCTATTTCAGAAAAGTGCGAAATGGTCCATTCAAAGATCCAGGATTGCGTCAAAGTCGATAAGAAGATTCTCGAAGAAGATCCTATGAAGAAAGCTATTGATTTAGCAAATCAGCTTAGTGATGTTCTTGACAGTATATCTTCAAATGGTTCGGCCATATCGTCTTCATATGATGATATGGTCAATTTGCATTATACTGTCAAATGTTGCGCAGATAAAATCGGAATAGATACAAGTGAACATGACCCACCTAAATCCGGGTTAGATGAAAAATTAGACATGATACTTTCTATGCTGAAAAGTGGTCAAGAACCAAAAGTTTTCATGGATAGCAGTAGTACTTCAGAAGTGATAGAAGCAAAATTTCAAATTGACGGAGATGAACCTTCGGAGATTGTTGAACCATCGAAATCTGAGCGAGAAGAAATGCCTAAGAAAGAGATATTGAAGTTATATTCAAGTACAGTGAAATCCGCAAAACTTGTTTCTACTGGGTATAAAGAATCTGATATTTTGAAAGATATCATTTGCAGATGGTTTGAAACAAGATTCTCAATGGCGAAGAAAAATAGGTTTACATACAACTTGGCAGATATGTCTAAGTGGATTCAGAGCATTACAATTGCATTTTCTGAAGCATATTTGTCAGGCAATATGGATGAATTCAACAGGAATTTTGATTCCTGGATTGACGATGTAAATTCTGGTGAAAATAAATACCCTGTTCCCTATTTTGTAAAGGATGCTTATGAGAATCCATCTGAGGAAGTATTCGGTCAGTTTACATTTTCCGTCTGGGAGCTCATCTTAACTAGAGCTTTTGATAAACTGATAATGTTTAAAGCAATTCCTATAAAGTATATTTGTCAATCATCTTGTTTCTTAGGAATAAATGATGTAGCGATGTATCTTGAGAGACTTCGTATGGACGGAAACACAAAATACAAAATTACAGATTATTCGGATCCTTATCATGAGGATGAATTTTTTAGAAGTAGATCATACCTAACTTGTTTAGAGGAGGTGAAGGCAGATGTCTAAAGTAAAATTTGAGAACATTACAGATAGTTTATCATATCCTGTTATGAAGGAATCTGCTATTTCTGTTGCACATAATGCTATAGTTTCGTCTGCTATCTCACTATTCAAGAATACTTATGACTTCAAGAAAAATGTCATAAGAGCAATGAATATAATTTCGTACTGTATCATAAACAACATGGTAATAAATAGCAAATGGGAATCTAGTAATTTCTGTGAAGGTCTTGAAGACATTCCTGAAGAAAAATTGAAATCTGAATTAGGCAAGACTTATATCAATATGAAAGATATTGATTGGAGTAGCTGTTATTCAGAAGTTGAATTTAACGAAGAGATTTCTGAACATACTGATGATAAGGTAGAAGAAAAGAAAACTTACAATATTGATGAAATTTTAGCTAACACGAACCCAGAAGATATATATGATGAGCACCCAAAGTCTTCGCCGGAGGACTTGTACTTGAATGGTCCTCGTATTCCTAGAATTGATACTTCTAAGGTATGGAAGAGCGGAACAGTAGACGGAACAAAACTCTGTATTTATTATTCAATTCCTCGTGTGCCTACCGTTCAATCAGAAATTTCAGTTACAACTAATCCTGACGAACTAACCGATTCTGAGCTTCTTCATCTGTATCCAGATTGCATGTTCTATACAAGACCAATGGAAGTATATTCTGTTGCTTGCGGAATGGATATTCATCCTACTTATGGAGGAATCCCAAAAATAAAAGGATTTACAAAGAAGCAGATAATTGACAACATTATAAAGTATCCTTGCATTGACGGTCTTACTCGTGTTGGTAAGAAGAAAGGACAGCTGGTTTTTGTAGAGTTTGAGAAGTTCATTGAAGTTGACGGTGAGCTATATAAAACAACTGATATGATGGAAAAGATTCCTGAAATGAAGAATCTTAAGAAAACATGGCCTGTGATAAGAGAATATGTTGTCCGTCGTTATTTGTTAGAGAGAGACATAAAAGGAATCGAGCATAAATATCCAATTTTTGGAATTTTAGATCCATTTGTAACTCTTTTCATGCCGTCTAAAATGTATAGAGAAGAAGGATACAAAGATTCTGTAGAAATTGCAAGACAATGCGTCAAGTCAAGAGTATCTTATCTTCAAAGCAGAAATCCTATAATAAGGAGGCTTGAGGAAAATGAATAATTGCATATATACTCCGTATTGTACGTATAAGCAATGTGACCTTGCTTGCCCTGCAAATACAGAGATCAGTTATTGGATGAAGCGATGCGGAATTTCAATGAAAAATCCCTGTCTATCTGCAAGTAAGAATAAGATTGATAAAGCAAGAGAATTACTAGACGAGCATTCCGGAGAAACTTGCTATTACAAGTCTTCAAATCCTATGGAAGCTGCAGATATCTTCTGTTATACAGCTATTTGTCTTCACGGTAGAGGAACCGCATTAGGTAACGGAATTTACCACCTTGACTATGCTTCCTATATCGATAAGATAAAAGACAGCTGGAATGATCACATTGAATCTTACGACCTTCAAATGATTAAGGTTTGGATAAATGCAGCAAAGTATCTCTTCATTTCCAATCTTGATTATGTTAAGTTCGGAGATTTTGAAAGCCAAACTATGCTGAAGCTTTTCAACGATAGAAGAGATTCAGACAAAACAACATTCCTTATTTCAGGTAAAGAAGACTTGATTGGAGTAGGAAATTTCTTTCCTCGTCTTCAGTCAGTTTTAAAAGGAGTGCTTGTTGAATGACAAACTCGGTAGAACTTCAGGTCATTTGTAGACTTCTAACTACACAAGATGCTAGTGAAGTTGACCGACTTTGCTCATTTGATGATTCTTACTATTCTGTATTCAAGGATCAAATAAATTTCATACTTGAGCATAGGGAGAAGTATGGTGATGTACCAGATCTTTTTACTTTTCAAGCTCAATTTGAAGATGTTGTAATTGTAGAAGTAAATGAACCTGTAACATATCTTGAAGATCAGCTAAGAAAAAATAAGCAACATATTCTTTTTCTTCAAACATTTAATAAGTTAACAGACCTTGGGTCAGCAGATGTTTCTGAAGCATGGGCATATCTTCAATCTCAATGTGAAAAAGCTGCATCACTTGATTCATCAAATCCTGTTAATATTGTAACAGAAGCATTCAAACGAAGCGATGAAATCATTGCATTCAACAAGCAAAAAAGAATTCCTACAGGATTCAAAGAGCTAGATAAAGTTATGTACGGAGGATTATCTACTGTTGAAGAATTATGCTTGATAGTAGCAAGAACCAACTCTGGTAAGAGCTGGGTTTGCACAAAGATGATGGAGTGCGCTCAGCTAAATGGATTCCCAGTTCTTTACTACAGCCCAGAGATGCAATCTTCTTTCATTGGTACTCGATTTGATACTTGGCGAGGTCATTTTAAGAACAGTGAACTTCAAAGAGGTATGTATAATGAAGAATACTTCAATTATCTTAAAAAGCTTGTTACCGAAGAAACTGGAGCATTAGTTGTTGAAGATAAAGATATGTCTGAAGGTAAGACAACTGTTCGAGCAATGGAGAATCTTGTAAAGAAACATCATATCAAACTTCTAATCATTGACGGTCTGTCTTATATGTCGGACACAGAAAGAGCTGACAGCGATGTTCTACGATACAAAAACATTTGTAACGGATTATTCAGACTCAGCAAAACATATGGCTGCGCAGTTGTTGTTGCAGTTCAAGCCAATCGTGAAACTAAAGGAAACACTGATGAAAAAGGTATTCCATTTCCGGATCTAACAAACATTGAAGGATCTGATCATCCAGGTAGAATTGCTACACAAGTATTTGCTCTCAGACAACTTTTTGAGGAACACACTCTTGAAATAAAGTTGCTTAAATCTAGAAATGCAAAGAATACAAATCAAACTTTCGCATATGTTTGGGACCCGAATACAGGATCAACTGAATACATATCAGATAGTTCTGATTCTGATTCGCCTCCACCCCCTCCTTCAGCACCCGGTCAGCTTCCTAAGTTATCAACACCTACAGTTTCAGCAAAGATTGTTCACAATGAACCAGACGAAAGTCTAATTTCAGATGATGACGATGATCTTGATGATGTAGAATTCTAATAAAGTAATCCCGCTGATCGTTATATAATCAGCGGGTTCGCTTTGTCGTATCGTTAAATAAATTACAAAGAAGGTGAATACATGGATATTGATATTGTAATTGATAAACTGGCTGAGCAAGGTATGCTCAGGCCTAATAGACGAATAGGCGATTACTACAGCTGCTACTGTCCGTTTCACAACAATGGCAATGAAAGAAAACCTTCGTCAGGCATTCTTCTTCATAATCAATATAGAAATGGGCAGATGTATCCCGCAGGTTGGTTCAACTGTTTTACTTGTCATCATTCGTACCAGCTTCCTGATTTTATTTCAGAACTTTTGAAAATTCATTCAATTCATCAAACAGGTAAAGCCTGGCTTGAAGAAAACATTGAAGGCTACAATCATGAAGTTGAATTTGAGCCGCTTATTCCTGAAGATATGATGAATGGAGTAAACAACGCATTTGCAATACAGTCTATTAAAGAAAGGATGAAGACTCAGAAACCTTCATATATTTCTGATCAAGAGCTTGCGAAATATAGATTTACAGTCGATTACATGTATTCACGAAAATTGACTGACGAAGTTATTGAAAAATTTGATGTAGGGTTTGATGCAAATTTCCTTCCTACAGGTAGAAAGAAAAAGATTCCTTGCGTAACGTTTCCAGTTAGAGATGTTAATGGAAATACGCTATTCATATGTAGAAGGTCTGTTGAAGGGAAGGCTTTCTATCTTCCCTCAAAAGTTGAAAAATCTGTATATGGGTTATACGAGCTTCCAAAAGGATGCGAGTCAGTAATAATAGCAGAAAGTTGTTTCAATGTTCTAACATGCTATGTTTATGGCTATCCTGCTTTAGGACTTCTAGGTACAGGTACGCCAAAGCAAATTTCACAACTAAGAAGACTTGGTGTTAAGGAGTTTGTTCTTGGAATGGATCCAGATGAAGCGGGAGATTTGGCTTGCAGAAGATTGAAGAACGCTTTGAAAGATGTAGCTATTGTAAGACGAATGATAGATATTCCTATTGGAAAGGACATAAACGATCTTTCTAAAGAAGAATTCGTTAATATATACAACAACAGAATTTAAGGAGGACACACCTTGTATATTTCCAGTCATAACGACAATTTTATGAACAAGAAAATTGATAAGCCTTATGAAGATAGATTTGATTATACAGTATATGAGATGATCATTTCTGAAATGAATGCTGAAATTTCTAGACAAAACAAAAGGATTGAAGCGTTTAAGCTTGTAGAAGAGATGAATAATCAGATGATTGATGCTTTGATTGAAGCTAATCGTCGTCTTCAAGCTGAACTTGAGAAGGGAATTGATCCGAATGATAGATATTACAGATCTAAGCCTGGACGGGTACCAGTTAGAAAGAATCCTAGACATAAGGAGTAAATGCAGACGAATCATTGACTGGATGCTGAATGAGAAGTGCTCAATTCGTGATTGTGCAAAAGATGTCGGAATGCCTAAATCAACTGTTCATCAATATATTCACACATATATCAGAGACGGTTGGGATGAAGAGTATCAAGAGATCAAAGTTATACTTCGATGGAATAAACGAGAGCGGTTCAAGCCTAAGAAATACTGGCATGGTAGGCCGTGGTAAGGAGAAGTCATGAATTACGCTTGGATGATTAGACAAGATGGAAAAGAATTTGAATGTAATCATCATTTCTATTGTATGAATGATGATGATCTTTCTTCAGAAGCTGAATGTTCTGCATTCATCATAAAAACTAAATCTAAGGATATTGATTTAGCTAACCAAGTTATTGATGCTTGGCTCGCTCTTGGTATTGAACAAGAAGTCGATTATGATGCAGATGCTCATGACATCAATGAAGCTATTTTGAATTTCGTGAATAGTCTTCCTTACAGATTTCAATATCCTATCTCAGCCAGAGAAATCCTTGACATTCATATCAAAGACAATAACTATTCAGATGTTGATAGCTTGTATGAATACTGCGATGAAGTAAGAGAAAATCTTTCTTCTATTCAAGAAGAAATCAAGCATTCAATAAATCAGCAATTCTGTAGAGCAAGATACGGTGGACAATATAATTCAACTTATAGAAATAACACAATGTGGTTCCGAATTTCTAGTGTAGGTTTCAATTGGGCAGATATTGTTTATATCTTTACTTCAAAGAATAGGAATAAGCTTCAAATTGACAAGGTAACTATCTGCAGAGATAATGAATCTGATAACGGATATGATTCAAATGAACCTGAATATTTCTATAAGGCTAAGGATGGCTCAGTATACTATGATATGCCGGTTGATGAATTTCTAAATGAGGAGCATGAACATTCGCTTGTTTTCTCTGCTTCTATGCTTCCTTCAACTGTATTGATCTATGCAGTAAGTTTTGCTGGTGGTGCAACTGAAAGGCAAATAGTTTATTCAGCTAAACATAGAAGAAATCAATATAATTATGATACATGGGATAAGCTGAAGACGATTGAGAAGAAAATCAATTGTATTTCTGCATCTGAATTTCTTGACAAAGCGCCTACTCGTACTAGAAATAGAGTTCAAAAAATTCAAGACGACATTTTGAACACATATCCCGAAATTAAATCTGTTGATGTAGATTTTAAGCATAGGGAAAACACAAGAGGAAAAAATGTTGGCGTAGAATATATTTTCATTATATCTTCTGACGATCCTAGAATTGATGGAATTAAAGTAGGAGTAGCTTTCAACAAACCAGAAACTTCTCCAGATTTGATTTTCAGAAGATTCAGAATGGAATATGAGGAATTCAAAGGGTTCAAAAATATTGAATAAAATTCAAGTAAATTATTAACGAATGATTAAGTCGTCAAAAAGGTATTGACTTTTTCATTAAAACATATTATAATATGTTTGTAGTTAATCAGTCAACATCAAAGCCAGACACATCAAAATTTATCAATATTGGAGGAACAAAAGATGGCAAGAAGACCTTTGTACAAGCAAGTTTCCGCTTTTGAGAGCACTAATAGACATAGAGTTGCTCGTGGTGTTGAGCCTATTCCGACAGTCAATCCGTTTAAGGCTACTTTCAACATGTTCCGCGAGTATCTCGGCTACGTCAGACCGCTGACCTATTCCGAGTGGATGGAAGTTGATCCCGAAGATAAGGCAGCGGTTCTTTATGTGCAGTTCTACGATCAGATTACACTTGCATGGTACAAGTCTCGTAGTTTCTATGCACAGGAGGAAGACGGAGTATCTACCATGATGCAGTATCTTATCAAGAATGTTCCCGTCCTTGAGAAAGATCCTAAGCGGTTCTCTGAGCGGTACATCTATCGTGTTGCTTACAATTGTCTGTATTGTATCTGTCACGATATCAAGGTCGACAAAGACCGTTACGAGCTTGAAACTAGCAACATTCAGGCTACTGATGGTGATGATGAGGTTGATCTTTTCAATCTTGTTCAGTCTAATTTCTCTATTCAGACAACTATCAATAAGGAGAAGTTCTGGGCAGTTGTTATGTCTATGGACGACGATGTATTGACCTTCGTAGATTGTCTTATCAATAAGACTCGTTTTCCTGCAGGAATGAAAGCTAAGAGTGCCTCTTACATTGAGAAGCTTCGTGTAGCTCTTAAGGATTTCCAGGATATGGATTATTGATTGATAGGGAGGTTAATCAACATGAAATTCAGATACACTATTCAAATTCAGTCCGGTTCAGATGGTAGCTGGCAAGAGATATCTGGATTCTTTCTTTCTGAAGATTCTGCTAAGGCTTACATTGAAAAGAACTTTGACAGACTTATCAATGCAGGTATTCCGGTATCTGTATGCAAGGAACCTATATCTTGATGAATCGTTATTATATATGTAGAGGAGGTGATAGATGTTGAGCACAACAGTTTCTACTTCAGTTGATTTTGAGTTTGCTTATCTTATGAAGCTGAAAGGTAAACCTATTCTTAATTCGCACAGATATACAATGGTAGCTACAGTAGGTTCTTCTGATATCCAAGATGGAATCATTATTGATTATGATGAACTTAAGGATATTCTTCTTTCTTCAGTTCCAGATAAAACATTTGTAGCCTCCATGGTAAATTCTGATAAGGAATTGAATGTAGCTAAGGCGCTACAGGATTATGGGGTACCTATCAAAATTGTGTCATTTGAGCTATGCACAGAAAGACTTGTGGAGCTATTCGCAAATACAATTCAATCAAAGCTTGATGAATATCACCTTGGATATGTTCTACTTTCATTGATTCTACAGGAGAACAGCTCTTCTTCTGTTAATTGGCAGAATCAGAAATCAAATCTGTAATCATATCAAAACAAACTGGAGGAATTTAATATGGCATTCAAGACAGTCGAAAGCTACAATGAGGCTCGCTTTGGTGGGTTCTTCCTTCTTCGAAATGATGGTGACTTCGCAGATGTCGTTTTCATGTATCGAAATAAGGATGATGTCCTTGTAGCTGACACACATTATGTGAAAGGTTCGGATTATTCCGGTTATGTTCACTGCTGCGGAAGAGGGTGTCCTGCTTGTTATAAGGGTATCCGTGTGCAGACAAAGCTCTTCATTCCTGTTTACAACATCAATGAGAAGAAGATTCAGTTCTGGGATAGGACAATGCGTTTTGAGCCTCAGCTCATGAACGATGTATTCAAGAATTTCCCCGATCCTTCTAATTATGTATTCCGGATCACTCGTCACGGTCAGGCAGGTAGTGTCGATACTACCTATGAAATTCAGGCCATCGGTAGAAACAACATTATGAGCTACAGTGATATTCTTGCAGCAAATAACGCTTCTTCTCCTGATTATTATAGTGAAGTTTGCCGCGAGTATACTGCTGCCGATCTAAGCGAACTGTTAAACCAGCATGCAGACAGTAACAGCAATGTTTCTCCTAGCAGCTTGCCTAGCTATCAGGTGAAGCCTCGTTCGACATCTAATGCTCCTGAGTATGTTCCACCTGCAGTAGAACTTCCCGATGAAAATGAACCCGTTGGTACACCTGAAGAGCTTGATGATGACGTAGTATTCTGATAGCAAATTCAAGACCCTACGTGACATCAAAATCACGTAGGGCTTATTTTATAGGAGGTACAAATTTGAGTTTATTCAATTCGTCTCAAATGGCTAGAATCAATGAAGTAGCCGAACGGACAAAGCAGCTCAATAAAGAGAAGCCGAAAGCTGTGAGAGTTTCTACAGTTAATGCTGAATTAAATGAGATGTCAAAGGCTGTTCAGGAATACTTCAAAGATTCTAAAGCTATTCTGATTAGGACAAAGGATCAACTTCACGATTATGTAACAAGCTGTATTGAAGCTGGTTATGCTGGAATAGATACAGAAACAACAGGACTTGATAGACAAAACGACTGGATTGTTGGTGCTTCTCTTTACTATCCAGGCGGAGTAGAGTGTTACATTCCTATGAAGCATCTTGTTCCCATATTTGAAAGTCCTTACAAAGGGCAGCTAAGTTACGAAGAAGTTTCTGAAGAGTTTAAGCGGATGGAGAACAGCAGCATTCGCCTCATCTTCGCAAATGCAGACTACGACTTGGCCATGATATACAAGGATCTAAAAGTTGATTTCTGCGATAGGTTCTACTATGATGTAATCCTTGCATGGAGATGCTTGAAAGAAAACGAACTTCATAACGACTTGAAATTCCTTTATAACAAGTATGTGCTCAAAGGTAAAGGAGATCCAAAGCGATTTAGCGATTTCTTCTCTGTAAAGTTGTTTCCATTCTCTGATCCAGAGATTGCAAAGTTGTATGCTGCAAATGACGCAAAGATTACATACGACTTGTTCAAGTGGCAGCTTCCTTATGTTAATGAATCTCATCCTAAATGCAAGAAGGCTCATCTTGAAGCTATCTCTCGTCTTATATGGGATATTGAGATGCCTATGGTTAAGGTCTGCCAGAACATGCATCGTACGGGCATGTATATTGACAAGAATGTTGCAAATGCTCTAAAGAAGAGATATAGAGAAGATTACAACAAGGAGATGAAGAAACTTCAAGACATGGTACAGGAAATAATTGATAATTCTACTGTATCATATTCAGGTAAGCGTCCGTTCACCAGGGGATCAGATTTCAACCCAGGTTCACCTCCTCAGGTAAAGTATCTTGTTTATGATCTTCTTCAAGTTCCAAAAGGTAATTCTTCTGGTACAGGTAAAGAAGTATTGAACGAAATTAACCTTCCTGTTACAAATCAAATTTTGAAGGTTAGAAGCCTTTCAGTTCTTATCAATACATTCGTAGATAAGCTTCCTAATTCTGTTGCAAGAGACGGAAGAATTCATGGTCAGTTCAAGCAAATTGGAGCTGATACAGGGCGAATGTCTTCTGCAGAACCTAATCTTCAAAATATTCCTTCTCATGCTGTTGATATTCGTCATATGTTTAGAGCTACTCCTGGTTATGTTATGTTAGGAAGCGACTTTAGTCAGCAGGAGCCGAAACTAACTGCGTTTGTCGGAGATATCAAAGAGATGTGTGAGGGTTTTGCACATGGAAAGGACGCTTATGCTCTTATTGCAAGCGTATCTTTCAATATGCCTTATGAAAAATGTCTTGAATTTCATCCAGATACACATGAGTACCAGCCAGACGGCAAAGCGAGACGAAGCGAAGCTAAGAGTATACTATTAGGAGTGCTTTATGGACGGTCAATTCCGTCTATTGCTGATCAATTGTACGGTAAACGAGATGACATGACAGATGAGCAGAAGCAAAAAGCTGCTCAAAAAGTTTTTGACGCTGTTATGAATGCTTTCCCGGGTCTACGAAATCTTATGATTAACACTCAGAATCATGCTTCTCAATACGGATATACAGAGACAATTCTTGGAAGAAGAAGACACTTACCAGATATGCAGCTTCCTGAATTTGAGTTCAAAGCAATGAAAGGGTATGTAAATCCTGATGTTGACCCATTAGATGTAAATACTCTTGAAAATAGAGACGAGATTCCAAAGCATGTTGTTGATGATTTGAAAAAAGAATTCGGCAAATACAAATACTATGGTCAGATTGCTAAGCGGACTAAACAGCTATACGAGGAAGAACACATACGAGTAATCAATAATCGACCAAAAATTAACGACGCAAAACGCCAATGCGTAAATTCTGTCGTCCAGGGTAGCGCCGCTGACTTGACTAAGATGGCTATCTTAAACCTCTGTAACAATAAAAGATGGCAAGAAATTGGAGGAAGGTTGCTTGTACCGGTTCACGACGAGTTAATCACAGAGGTGCCAGAACAATATGCTGAAGAAGGAGCTAAAATTCTTTCGGATTGCATGTGCGGTGCAGCGTCTTTCATGCCTTTTCCGATTACATGCGATGTAGAAACTTCTTATAGGTGGTATGGTATGGAATATCCTTGTCCGTATCCTAAACCTGAATCATTAAAAGATCATAACTCAGACGAGATAAAGTGGATCCAGTATCATCTTGTTGAAATGGAGTACAAACTCCCTGTATATAAAGATGAAAACGGAGAAAAACCTCGTGGAGATGCTGCAAAGGGTGTAAATGGAGTAGAAAGCCTTGAAATGAAAGCCGATATTGATGATTACATCAAGAGTCGCCATATTTCGTCTGATGATTTCATTGATTACATAGAAAAAGAAGTTTCAGGTAGACTTTGAATCGTTAATGTAATCAACACAAAATGTGTAAACAAAACTCAAAATAAGGAGATATCAAAATGCGATTTACAGTAAGCACAAAACCGTTTTCTGATGGATTGAATCTTGCAATTGTTAACTCAAATGTATCAAAGTTCAGCCAGAAGAGTAATATCGCACAGGTTAGCGTAAGTAATAACCAGCTTGTTGTCAACCTGGAATGCGATAATGTTAAGACAGAGATTCGATTCAAAGGCGGAATAGATGGTGACCTTTCTGATAAGATTGCAACTGTCAGTTGCCTTGTCCTTAAGCAGCTTGTTTCTACTTTCGATTCTTCAGTTACTACTGTTGAATTTGATGAGAATGGGCTTATCCTCTATTCTGGCAAATCTAAGTTTGTTGTCCCTGACATCATCAAGAATACGGACATGGAGTTAAACAAGCCTCGTTACAATGTTGGAGGTTCAGATATTCGTCAAATTGATAAAGCTTCTTGGAAGTTCATTGACGACCATCAGATGTTTGCTATCAGCATGTCTTTTGTCAATCCTATCTACACTCGTTGCTGGATTGGAGATACAACTGATGTCCTTGTAGGCGATATGGATAACAGCATCTTTGCACACTCTAACAAAGGTACATTTGGCGAAACTTGCCTCCTTCGTAGTGACATTATCAACATGTTTGTTTCTCTGCCTGAAGATGCAACTCTGTCTAATATCGGAGATGCTTATCTTGTGCATACAAAGAACGACTGCTACGAAATGTATTCAGAAGTTACTCCTGAGCACGAAGATGATCCTAATCTTGGAAGTTATAACGCTGATATCATCATGGATATGATGAAGACAGATATGAGCAAAGCTGTAAAAATCAATACTTCTTCTATTCTGAAGACATTGAATCAGTCAGATTTGCTGTCTACCGAAGATAAGTCTGCTAAGGCTGTATTTATCAATGTTGATAGTAATGTACTTACCGTATCTGATGACAACGTAGATTGTAAAGTCGATGTCGAAGGTAGTTCAGGGATTTCTTACAGCATTAAAATGAAGGCGAGTAACTTCAAGTCTGCAATTTCTAACATTGACAGTGAATCTGTTTTCATTGCTCCCGTAACTAATGGAGAGACAGACGAAATTGTAGGTTTGATTCTTTGGACAGATAATATGTCTATTCTTGTTGCTGGAGCTGACCAGTAATGGCGTTCAGATCAGTTTCGTCTATCAATCTATCTAGATTCAATTCAAGCGTAAGCTGTAATTTCCTCGAAGATTATGAATCATATCTAGATAAGAAGTCAATAGAAAAAGCATCTAAACTGTCAAGCAAAACCTTTGCTCCATCTTCGTTTAGATGCATGAGAAAGAGCTGGTTTCGTCTTAGAGGAGTAAAGCCTGACAAAGACAAGAAACCTGATAGAGGGCTTGACTTTACAGCTGACATCGGGACTGCTTGTCACAAGATTATTCAAACTGATCTGAAGGACATGCTTAAAGAGAATTGGGTCTCAGTCGAGGATTTCTTGGCTGAGCACCCTATTCCTCATGAATACACTTTATCTAAGTCCGAAGATGGGCTTGAAACAAGAGTAGAATTTCATGATATTCCTATCAGATTTGCAGTAGATGGTATTGTTAGAATTGACGGTGAATATTATTTACTTGAAATTAAAACAAGCGAATTTTCTGCATTCAATAATCTTACGCAATGGAAAGATGAACATGAAGATCAAGTTAAATGCTACATGACATTGCTTGGGCTTAAAAAGTGCTTGTTCCTCTATCAAGATAGACAGTACGGCGCATTGAAGTGTTACCAGTTGAATATCAATGAAGTAGATGTTAACAAGGTAGCAAATGTTTTCAAAATCGTTATGGATTGTGAAAAGAATATGATTGCTCCAGATAGATTACCAAGAGGTGACAAATGGTGTTCTATGTGTGAGTACAAAAAGTCCTGTGAAACTTGGGGGTGAAATAATGCCTTCTCTTGCTGTAAAATACAGACCAAAGACATTTGAAGATCTTGTTGAACAGTCAGTTGTTCGAGATATACTGGTCAAGATCTGCGATACAGATCCAATCGTTGTAAGAAACTTTCTTCTTATTGGGCCCGCTGGCTGTGGTAAGACGACTCTAAGCCGAATTATTGCAAATAAGCTGAATGGAAATTCTTCAAATATCATTGAAATTGACGCTGCCTCTAATAATGGTGTAGATAGTGTTAGAGCTATTGTAGATCAAGCTAGAACATTTCCTGTTGGTAGTAAGTACAAGGTGTTCATTTGCGATGAATGTCATGCATTCACATCAAACTCGTGGCAGATATTTTTGAAGACTCTTGAAGAAAGTCCTGCAAAGACAATTTTCTGTTTCTGTACAACAAACCCAGAAAAAATACCAGCTACAATTCTATCTAGAGTTCAGACATTTCAGCTTTCTAAGATCAGTCTTCAAGGAATTACTTCTAGATTGAAGTATGTTCTTGACAGCGAAATTTCAGAGGGTCGAAATATCAAGTATGACATGAAAGCAATAAGCTACATAGCTAAACTTGCTAGAGGTGGAATGAGAGATGCTCTAACACTTCTAGATAAAGCATTGTCATATAGTGAAGATGTTTCATTAGAAAACATTTCTAAATCTCTAAATCTTCCTAACTATGATGATTATTTCAATCTTCTAAATGCTTGTGCAAAGAAAGATAATTCAGCTATTGCTAAGATTGTCAATGATGTATACAACTCAGGTGTAAACTTTGTAACATGGTTCACAGGGTTTCATTCATTTGTAATGAACATTGTGAAGTATATCTTTCTTCAAGATATCAATGAAACAATGATCCCTTCTTACTATGAAGATAAAATTTCGTCATATAACTCAAAGCATTCAATGATTTGTTTGAAGCTTGCTAATAAACTTCTTAAGATGAACAATGAGCTTAAGACAACTTCCTACCTTCAAGAGCTTGCTCTTACATACCTTTGTAGCTGAGGTGCTATCATGAGCAATCTGAAAGAAATTGAAACTCTATATAACTCAGACCTGAAAGATATGATAGACTGGTGCGATGAGATGTACCAGTCTATCTTCTCTAAATATTTCAACGGGCAACGTGATATGTTCGTTAGAATGAAGTCTGAAGAAAGGCCTATCACAGATGATGAGCTTGAATGGATTCTTACACAGGTTCCAATGAATCTTTTTGATGCTGCAGAACATCTTGCTACAGTTACTACTAAGCAGGAAATAATTAAGTTAGGATGCAAGAAAAGAGAAAATGAGTTCTATAAGAATTCTAATGAATCTACTGATACTAAAAAGAAAGAAGAAGCTTCTATCAAGGTGACAGAGGATAAGATCCTTATTCTTGCATATGATAACTTGATAACTAGAGTTGAAAAAGAGATGTCCTATTCTAGAGAACTTATCATGTCAGCTAAGAAAATATATGATGCTAGAAGAAACACGGAGCAGTCAAATCCGGTTTCTGAAGTAAGCAGTAAACAAAATGATCTTCCAGATTACTACTCTAGTACATCTGGAAAACAATACATTGGTTGAGAAGTGATAATATGTCTTTATACGATGATATAATCAACAAGAAGAAAAAAGAGTGGTCTGCTGAAAATCTTATGGATGGAGCTAAGCAGTCCAGAGGAAAGAAGATTCCGTTTTCGTCACCTCTGATGAATTGGTCTACTTATGGAGGTATTCCTCGTGATAAGATTACAGAGTTCTTTGGAGAGCCTGGCGGGGGCAAGTCGACAAGCGCAGTAGATATTTGCAAGAACGCATATCCTATTTTCAAGCAGGAACATGAAGATAGAATAAACTATCTAAGAGGCGTTGCTAAAACTGGTAATAAAGGCGCAGCTGCTGAGATGGAAGAGCTGATCGAAAATGGGCCTAAGAAAATTCTGTACCTTGACCTTGAACATTCTTTTGACAGTCAGTGGGCTTCTACCATTGGAATCAAACCTGAAGAAATTGAAATAATGCAGCCGCCTGATGTAGTTGCAGAAGATATTCTTCAGACTGTCCAAGAGCTTATTTGCACCGGACAGGTAGGTCTAGTTATCTTAGATTCTATTCCTTCACTTGTTCCTAGAGCGGAACTTGAGAAGAAATACGGTGAAAGAACAGTTGCTTCTCTTGCAGGCTTGCTTACAATCTTTTTTAGAAAGATTGTTCCTATCTTAACAAGATACGGATGCACATTGATTTTCATCAATCAGATTCGTCAGAATATGGACAATCCTTATGTTGTAAAAACACCAGGCGGCGAAGCTCCTAAGTTCTATGCTTCTATGCGAATCCTTTTCCAGATTGGCAATCCTGTTGATTTCTTAGGTAATGAACTTCCTAAGAGTTCTGAAAACCCTGCCGGCTACATTGTAAACGCTAAGCTTGTTAAACAAAAGAGCGCTCCAAACGACCGGAAGAATGCATCTTATTTCTTGATGTGCCAGTCTGGTATCCGCGAAGATATGGATTTCGCAAATCTTGCAATGAAGAAGTACGGAATCATTCATAAGGCTGCTGCTTGGTTCAGTTTTGCGGATCCATATACAGGAGAAGTCATTGAAGAAGATGGTAAGCTTGTCAAAGTAAACGGAATGGCTAAAGTATATGAATACTTGAAGTCAAACAAAGAATACTACGCTAAGCTTAAAAAGTATATCATGAATGACATATATGGCAAATCTGAAGATGAAATAAACGAAACTTCACAAGAATCATCTGAAGAGCTATAACCTGATTCAGACGGTCAATCATTTGGCCGTCTGTTTCTTTGAATCGTTATAGTAATCATAGGAGAGTGTACAAATATGTCTACAAAAGATTTTTCAAGTGTTCAAGAGAATAGAGTTGCAAACTATTTAGGATTTAGTGTAGTATCTGGTAGCGGAGCAAGAGATTGCCATCCAGGCGATATAATTGGAAAAGATTGGCTTGGTGAATGCAAAACTCATACTTCATCAATATCTAGAATATATTTCAAATTAGATGTATGGAAGAAAATATGCGATGAAGCTACTGCAAAACACAGGTATCCTGTATTGATTGTTGATGATGGATCGCAGGAAATAAAGAATACTTGGGTCATGATAAAGATATCATCTATTTCTACAGGCATCAAAAAGGTAGAGTTAGACTCAAGTATAGCTCAAATTTCCAAAAACACAATATCTTTCATAAACAGAGATACAAAGAAATTATATGACAGATGCTGCATGTATTTTAACTTTGGCATAGTTGTTATGTCAATGATTGCATATGATGAAGAAGTAGGGTTCATGCCATTGTCAGTTTTCAAGGAGGTTGTTAGTTGATATGAAATCTATTCAGGATGCTGGAAAAGAAATACTAACTAATAATCCTTGTAAGCTATATGTGTTTACAGGAGAAGAATATGGAGTAAAGAAACGATATGTATCTATCCTTAATTCATACTATGGGCAATTAAAAGAGTATGAACGAGTGGATGATGTATTATCTATATTCCGTTCAAAGCGGTTGATAAAGCTCCAGCCGAGTCTCTATATTGTAAGATATGATGAGGAATTCATTAAGTCACTGAATGATAGGTCTGAAAATGATATTCGTAAATTGAATGTTTGTGGAACAATTGTTTTAATCTACGAGAACTCTAAGCATGCTGCAAAATTAGAAAAATATCTTCCGTCATATACAACATCTGTTGATTCAGTAAATATCAATTTCATGATCAAATATATCCTTTCCGAATTCAAAAATATGCCAGAAAAGACTGCAAGAGATATATGCGAAATATCTTCTAATTATGGGCAAGCAAAAAATATTTCATCTTGTTTGTCTCTACTTTCTTCTCAAGAGGTTGGAAACATTTCAAAGTTGTCTATGATGTCATTGTTTGGAAAAGAATCAACTTCAAATGATTCTATGATAAAGACAGGTATAGCTTCTAAAAATTTCAAGTATCTGATTTCTGTTCTTGAAAGATACAATGATGATAAAGATAAGATATTTTATTCTATCTTGTCTACTATGCTTGACCTTGATAAGCTGAAATCGAATCCTTATTTTGATTGCGAAGCTAAGGCGTACGCAAAGTACTGGTCGGGACCAGACATTTATTACATGTTCGTCAATACTTACAGCATGCTTAAGCTATCACGGTCATATAGTAGTTTCGACTTTGACAACGCATTGATCTATCTTTTCAGCCTTCTTCAATTTGATCATGTACCAAGTGAGGTGGAATTAGCATGAATTTTGTTTCTCAAAATACACCTACATTACAGCTAATGGACTTAGCTAATTCTAGACATCATAGTATTCTCATTGAAGGGCCTCAAGGATGCGGCAAAACATATCTTGCAAAACAATATGCAGCTATGCTGAATGTATCCGATTTTGAAGTAGTGAAGTGCTCAGTCGATACAATCCGAGATGCAATTGATGAAACCTGTAAGATAAAAAACGACGTAGTGATCTGTTTAGAGAATTTAGATGACGGTGTATTGTCTGCTTCTTACACAATACTTAAGTTTTTAGAGGAACCATTACCTAATGTTTACATTGTAGTAACTTGTAGAAACTTAAAGAAAGTACCTGATACAATCATAAGCAGAAGTGCAGTTGTAAGTTGTGGACCTCCCATTGATAAAGACATTGAAGAATTCGCGTCAAGCAGAAATAAACAGAAATTTCAAAGTTTGTCTGATAGCAGTATTTGGAAGTCAGTTAGATCATTCAAAGATGCAGAATATGTGTTATCTATGAATGATGAACAGATAAAGTACTTTAACCAATTAGATAAGATGATGTCATTTTCTGACACTGTTTCAAACATAATTTGGAAATTAGGGCACTATGAAGATAACACAGAAATTCCTGTCGGATTGGTTATGCAATATATCATTTCAAAAACAACTTCTAAAACAGTTAGACGAGCAGCTATAAGATGTATGTCAGACATTTCACTGGGAAGGCTTGCACAGCATGCTTGCTTAGCTCGATTTGTGTTTGAAGCAAAATATGTTGAGTAAACTTGACCTTGAATATAATCGTTATCAAATATACGTAAACTATATGATTTGAAAGGTGATTACATATATGTTTTGAACCTTTTATTTCTTTTTAGGTGATAACATGAAAGAAATATGGAAAAACATACCTGGAATATCCACCAACTATTCCGTTAGCAATTTAGGAAGAGTTATGAATTGTGGACGAATTTTACAATCTAAAAGTAGTAAGGGTCAGGATTCCGTTTGCTTACCTTTCAAAGGAAAGATTAGTGTTTTTGAAGTAAGGCAGCTGATTGCTTATGCTTTTTTAGATTATGACATATTTTCTATGCGAAGGCCACAGTTAATTCATAAGGATGGTAACATTAAGAACATCCATCTTGATAATTTAGCTATAGCAGATAACTCTAGTTTACCTGATGAAATATGGAGAGATGTAGCTGGATTTGAAGAATATTATCAAGTTTCAAATTTAGGCAGGATAAAACGTAAGGAGAGGTTCGATACGTACATAAGAACCGATACAGGTAAAGAATGCACACGAATATTTCCTGAAAAGATAATGAAGCAATCAACTAGTCATGATGGATACAAACAAATTGAGTTCAGAACTAAAGAAAATCATAGATATGCAAATGTACACAGGGTTGTTGCTGAGGCTTTTATTCCTAATCCCGATAACAAACCACAAATAAATCACATTGACGGTGTAAGAGATAATAATAAGGTAGATAATCTTGAGTGGTGCACATGCAGAGAAAATATTCAAGATCAAATAAATAGGTCTGGAAGAGATCCTCTAATATCTGTAATACGAAAGAAGCAAGGTGTAAAAGTAAAGTGTTTAGAAACGCAGACAGTATATCCTTCATTAGGTGTTCCTGCAAAGCTACTTAAAACTAGTGGAGCAGCAATAACAGATGCTATATCAAGAGGAACCTGTATAAAGGGTTGGACATTTGTATATCCGGATCAATTAGAATCGTTAGGTATATCGGAGAAAGAATATTGCTGCAAAGCAAGACAAAAATATTTTAGCTGGCCAAGGGCAGCAGTTATGGAGGTAAATGGATGGAAAGATACGTTTTCTCAGGAAGCATGACAGACGAGATGCATGACATACTTGCAGGTATGCCAGATTTCAAACCCTTTGATATTCTTGTATCTCAGCTTGATAGAAGCGCAATTAAGAAGACAATCAAATGGAAGCATGAAGGATTCTGCAGATGGCTATTTATTGATAGCGGAGCTTATTCCGTGCATACCGGAAATGCAAAAATAACTGCAGACGAATACATAGATTACATCAACTCTATTGACGAAGATATTGATGTATGCGCACAGCTTGATACAATCCCAGGCCATTTTGGTCAACCTAAGTCTCAGAGAGACTATGAAGAATCTGCAACAAAAAGCTGGGAAAATTATCTATATATGCGTAGCAAATTGAAGTCACCTGAAAAGGTAATGCCAGTATTTCACTTCGGTGAAAGCTTTGACGCATTAGGTAATATGCTGTCATGGAGAGATGAAAAAGAAAATAAACTTGATTACGTTGGGATAAGCCCAGCAAACGATGCTCCACAGGCTCAAAAGAATATTTATTTGAGAGAGGTCGCAGATTACATAGCAAAGTCTGAAAATCCTATGGTTAAGACCCACTTATATGGAATGACAAGCATTGACGCACTCAGTAAATATCCTTGTTACTCTGCAGATAGTATCAGTCATCGACTTATTTCAGGATATGCAAAGATTTTGATACCTGAATTTGGAGTCATTTCAGTGTCAAAGAAATCACGAAGCGTTAAGACAAAATCAAATATGAGCTTCATAGATACTGCAGATGAATACAATCTGAAGAAATTGAATGATTACATAAACAAACTTGGATTCACTCTTGAGCAAGTTCAGGAATCTTCTTCAATTCGTGTTTGCATTACAATGCATGCAATTAGAGAGATGGTGGAAGGAGATTTTAAGTATAACGGTAACAATGTTTTGAAGTCCAAGAAGCTGTTTAGTTTTCAGTGAATATATTGATAGATAAGGATGCGATAGAATGTCTGATATTAAAGATAGCGGAAATAGAACAGATTTTGAAAATGGGGCTGTAAGAGAAATTAGAGAGGAAAATGGTAGATGTGATCTTCTTCCTCTGAAGCAAGTTGCAATGCTTTTTGATAACGATTACATTGTCAAGACAGCTCTTGAAGGAATTGACGATTATGTTTACAATGGAAAGATAGACGGAATCATTTCTGCACTTAAGGCTTTTTGTAAATTTGAATGCAGAGATTCTATGCCTGAAATGATTCTTATGGTTTCTCATCATTACAAAGATGCTCTTTCAAAGTATCCTGAAAGAAATTGGGAGAAAGGCCTTCCTACTCATTCGTTTGTAGATTCAGGTGTAAGACATCTACTTAAGATAGCTAGAGGAGATCAGGATGAACCGCATAACAATGCTTTTATTTGGAACATGCTTGGAATCCTTTGGAACGATGAGCATCATCCAGAATTAGTTGATATGCCCTTTGTTGATAAACTTTGTTGCCCTAATAGATACAGGCATGAAAGTATCTGTTCATCAGACGTTTCAGATATAGCTACAATTTCATTAGATACATATCAATCTAAAGATAGAACATGGTCGTATGTGAACAGATCGTCAACTAAAGAGTTTTGATTCATCAAGGTTGTGAGTGAAAATACCACCTCACAACCTTGTATACTTTTAGAATCGACATGAAATTGGAGGAATTTGCAATGTCTCTGATTCCTAGAGAAGAACTTACAAAGCTAAAATCTGCTTCAGAAGTTCGTTCTGTTGCAGAGAGCGCATATGAAATTCATGAGGAAATGTCTGTTGCTCATGACATAAACACAGCAGCTAATTCAGGTGAAAAGTCTGTTACAGTTGTTCGAAATCTATCTGAAAGTATCTTATCTAAGCTAAAAGCAAATGGATATACAATTACAGATGCGTCAGAAAACTATCCTGAACCTTATTGTTTCGTGATTTCTTGGATGTGATATAATGAGAGACGAAAATGTATTCTGCTTGAAAGCGGTATCATATCCTGAATTGATATCTAATCGCCGTGTATTCAATCTAGGCGAAGTAAATGATATTCTAGAAGTTTGCTTTCCGCATGGAATAAAATCAATATATGAGATAACTCATATTTCAATCCCAGAATATGAAGTAGACATATCTCTTTATCTAAAACCAACATGCAGCTGTTGGAAACAGATAATGAAAGAGGGTCTATGTTTAACTCCTGGCCAACATGATTACAGAGTTAAATACTATGATTCTGTCATTAGAACAACTCGTTATCTCTATTTCGGTTACATTATTCAAGATAACAACCCAGATAAACCATACATCTATATGAGCAGGTGAACCTTATGAAGATATTGGCCAAGTTATACAAATACAATGCAAACACGAAGAATAAAAATACAGGTGATTGTGTTGCTCGGTCAATATCTTTAGCTTTAGGTATGGATTATGACGAAGTAAAACGAGGTCTCAAAAAAGTAGGTCACGAAATGAATCTACCTGGGTGGAATTATTTTAGAGGGTTCACACGATATATTCGTGAACAGGTGGGATATGATATATCTTGGAGAAAACCTGTTGAAGTTTTCAACAGGACAATGACCGTTGAAGAGTTCTCTCAAGAGCTTGATACTGGAACATATCTTATACTCTGTGGTAAGGTTGAAGGCTCTCAAAGTCATATGGTTGCTTGCATAGACGGCAACTATTATGATTCATGGGACAGTTCAAACAGAATTGTTTCATATTTCATGGTTATTGACGATGAAAGTCAAGCTATTTCTGATGGTGCAAATGTAAATGAAATTGCAGCAAAGATACTAGACGAAGTAGATAAATATATCGACAAGCTTAATAGCAAATGTTCTTATTTTCATCTACAATGCGGAGGACTTAGATCTGGTACAGATGATTACACCCGGTCTTTTACGGTAGCTAATCAGATTCATAAGGAAAGTTTTCCTGAAGAAGTTAAGCCTTACTCAAATAGATATAGAGATAGAGTAAGCAAGATATTCTACATAAAGATGAATCCTAGTATGTCAGACGAAGTAAATTTTCAAAAGAATGTTGAAAGACTTCGTTACCAGATAAGAGAATGGAATTACGCTAACCGAAAAACGGTAGAAGATAAAGTAAAGGAAGTTCAAACTTCTAAAACAATGAATAAGGAATTTAGAGGAGATTTACAACTGCTATCTAAAATTCCTAAAGAGTATCAACCATACATTGTAACCGCAATAGATAACGGCAGCTCAACTTATTCATATAGATATGAAATGGGACTATATGCTTTGCCTGATGATCCATACGAAGGTTCACGCGGGTCATGGGTTACATGCTACGGTGATAACTTAAGAGAACTAGTTGATGAGCTAAGAAGCTATTTCAATGATTATCAGAGAAACGGATATGATTTTTAAGGAGGAGATCCTTTTGAAATACATATATGGATGTAAGATGTTTAGATCAAGCTCAAGAAAAAATCACATAAAAGCAAACATAGCTAATCCTATAAATGTTGAGCTTGTTCAGCAGATACAGGATTTGACTGATGATTCTGAAGATAATGTAGAAAAGGTGAATCCTTCTGAAAATAAAAGTGAACGAAAGATACTGAAGGGGCCATCATCTTCTCCTTCGGGTGGTTCATATTCTACTTCACTTTCTCATGGCAGTGAACCTTCAGAAGATGATATATTCATTCCAGATGAAACTGATAACAACGGTAACAAAGATGAGAACTTTGATGATTCAGATAGTTTAGATACTTCGGATGAATCTGTTGATGAAGATACTTCGGATGAAAATGTGGAGTCCTCAGAAGCTATAACAGCAGTAGTTGAAGATGAATTAGACATCAATCAATTGAAATCGATACTGAATGAATCATCGTCTTTAACATATGGAGTTTCTAGAATTTCTGATAGAAACAACGAGATATGGGTTTACTACAACGATGATATAAATCTGAATCCAATGCTTTCAGATATAATATACACAGTTGAATCTTCTAAATTCAAGAATCTTGAATTCAATAGAATAGCTAGATCCGATAATGCTGTTGTTTTTGTGAAGGTTGATAAAGATGGCTAAGCGGAAGCTTCCTCTAACCGAAGAATTAGATTTTCATTATCTTCTTACTTTACTTCCTCCACTAAAAGATGAGCCTGAATTTTCTTGGCTTCCTGAATTGTTTAGCATAATAGGGCATGAAAAGTTATTGCTATTATGTAAGTATGCAGGTGGAGAGAAAATAAGAATTCCTACTCTTGAAGAATTAAATTTCAGCATAAATTCATTACAATGGTTTTATGATGTTGAAATAAAGCATTCAAAGCAATATTCGGATATACCTTCTATATATTTAGAAGAAGTTAAAAAGATTGGTGACAAATACTTTGCTTGAAACTGTTAAACAAAGAATATCATCGCTTCCTGCTAAAAGCTTCAAAGCTTTCTACAATGACTATTTGTATGAAATGCAGGATAGAGCAATAGATCAAGAAATGAATTATCTTGTTACTTATAATCAACTTGATATATTGAGTCTTGACAGATTGATACAAGATTATATAAGTAAGATGGTGATCGAGAAATGATTACAACAAATGATCTTCAAAGATTATATGTTGATATGTATAAACAGATAAGAGAATATCTTTGGCCGTTTAGAATTGTTGAAGCGCTTGCAGATCTTGAAATAGCTTGCTACAAAGCATTTCCAGATATTGATGAAGTTAAGAAATGCTTCAGACGACTTTCATCTGAAATAAAATTTCAAGCTGATAAAGAAGATGATGAAGAACTTCTTAAATCAATTGAAAAGTTTCAAAAATTCTTAGATGACGAAGAAAACATGGACGGAGTTTATTCAAAGCTTGACAGCGTCAGAGAGGTGAAGGACAATGAAGATAAATAAGAATATCAAGCAAGCTGAAGATATTAAGAATAAGGAACCTGTTCTTTGTGAAAATTCTGCTTGCAAAGAAGATGCCATTCTTAAGATACGAGAAGCTATCTCTTGTTTATCACCTATCGCTAAAGAAGATGAAATAGCAAGAGAGTCAATAGCTAACTTAAGCGTAATTCTTTTTGACCTTCAGTAATAGGAGGTAGAATATGAAGGACCTCAAAACCGTTGAGGATCTGAATGATATTAAAATTCAAGATCCGCTATCAAATTTTCAAAGGGAGGGCGTTTCTCGTATGCGCACCTCCCTACTGTCATGTACGATGGATTCTACAGGAAGCACTGCTAAGCAGGCGCTTCAACAGATAACTGTAATGAGAATCTATCATCAAATAAGTAGAGTGATAAAATATCTAGATTTAATGGACAAGTTAGAAGATAAGCTCTATTCATCTATCGAAAAGTCAATAGACAATATGGCTGAAGCAAATCCTTCTACGTGGGCAATGCTGCTTAGAATTCAATCTCAGCTACAGGACAACATGCTGCAGTCTCAGAAATTACTTGCACCATACATGAACATAGATTCATTTTCATTACCTGAAATAGTTGAAAACAGTAAGCAAGCTGATTCTACAGCTTATCTCATTCCACAAGAATCAAGAGAAAAACTTAGAACCAGCGCTCAAGCTATATTAGTTGAATTAGAGGCAGGTGATGAAATTGACGAAGATTCAGAATCTTGACAACCTCCCAGAAAGAATAAAATCAATTTATTCATCTGTTTCAAAAGAAGAGCAGAGGTACTTAAAACAGATTTTGATTGAGCTGTCAACAACAGGCAAATCTCCTACATATGAAAATATATGGCTTGCAGACTTCAAAGAAGTTCCAGTAAGTATTGATACTTTTATCTGCGATCCATATTATTTAGGTTCAGCTAATAGACAAGGAAAGGCAGTTTATCCATTCTGGCGTAAAACATTACGTGAAATATTCAATTCTGGCAATAGATACAACGAAATAATACTGAGCGGAGCAACTCGTATAGGTAAAACATCTACAGCTATAATAATCGGATGTTATATGCTATATAGATTGATGTGTTATAGAAACCCACATGAGTATTTTCAGAAGAAAGAGATATCAAAATTTTCATTTGTATTCGCTAATCTTACAAAAGAACTAGCGTTAGGTGTAGCTTACAGAGAATTTAATGATACATTAAGGTCAAGCCCTTACTTTCAAGAACATGGCAAATTTTCTAAAAGTGATAGAAATTTCTATTATGTCCCAGAGGGAGATAAAATAGAGATAATTGGTGTATCTGACTCGGCGCAAGCGCTTGGGCGACAGGTATTTTTCGCATTCATCGACGAGTGTAACTTCGCTAAGTCCGGTGTAAAAGATATAAACAAAGCTAAATCTTCGATGAAAGCACTTTACGATACAATCAATGCTCGTATTTCTGGTACATTTAGAATTGGTGGAGAAGTATATGGGAAACTTGTAACTGGTTCATCAAAGAACACTGATTCAGACTTCTTATCTGGTCATATAGAAAATCAGCTTAATTCAGGAAACACACATCTTTATTTAGTAGATGAACCTCAATGGAAGATTCTTCCAAAATCTATGTTTTCAGATGATAGATTTTATTTCACAGTAGGAGATAGATACAAACGAGGATTTGTAGTCCCAAAAGAGAATGAAGATGAAGCCCATCTTCAAGAATATCATGAACAAGGTTATCAAGTAGTAGAAGCTCCTGCAGAATTGCGAAAGAACTTCCTCGCAGACTATGATATATCTTTAAGAGATATAGCTGGAATATCTGTTGTAGGATCAATGGGCTTCATAACTCAGGATGCAATAACTCCAGTAGTTTCTCAAGATAGAAAGAATCCTTTCTTTACAGATACTATTCAAATTGGTTCTAAAGATAATGCTACAATTGATCAATATTTCCACATTGAAGTTGTTCCAAGTAGCTTAAAAAGCTGCTATATGTCTATACATCTTGACTTAGCCGAAGTAAACGATAGACAAGGAATTGTAGGGAGCTGTGTAGACGGATCAAAGATAGTTGAAGATATAAACGGAAGAAAGCTTTCTCTTCCATTTTTCAGAGAAGTATTTGCTGTAGGAATAGAAGCTCCTAGAGGAGACAGAATGTCTTTTCAGAAGGTGATAAATTTCTTAGTTTGGTTAAGACGATCCGGCTTCAATATAGGCGTAGTTTCAACTGACCAATTTCAGTCAAGCTACGTCAGGGAAATGCTTTCTCAACAAGGATTCAACACTAAGAAGATATCTGTTGATAGATCAGAAGAACCATACATAGGTTTGAAGAACGTAATATATGATCAAAGAATTGAGTTAGTTAAGAATCAGCTTCAAGAAGATGAATTAGTAAATCTTCAGAGAATAAACAATCGAATAGATCATCCGTCTGACGGATCAAAAGATATTTCGGATGGATTGTGTGGATCTATTTGGAATCTTGTTGAAGATCAAGTTTTACCACAGCCTAAACCTAAATCGGTTGCTTCTTTAATAGCATCTGTAAATTCAGGTCAGCGACAATACAATAGAAACAATATGCCTGGATTTAATTTTCCTACAAGGAGATAATCAACTGCTCTGCAGATGATATATTAAACAAAAAATTAAGGAGTCGATAAAAAATGTTCGTAAGAAACTGTCTACGTGCAGGGGACTACCTTGTTCCTGTTCCTGTTGGTGTTCCGGTTACTTTAGAGTACAATGATGGATGGCTTTCTAAGGTTTATCTTAATTACGATAATCACAAGAATATCTTAGCAAGCCCATTTTTTGAAATTGTCAAATCGGAAACAGATGCTCCTTCTAAGGTGCCTATCAAGATTGGCATGACATGGGTCAAAGGTGTTCTTTATTCCGGAACTTATATTTCATGCGATGGATTTGTTTTCAATGAAGTTGTAGATAAAATGATAGCTGACTTTTTGAACAATCCTAAAACATACAGATTCTTTGCAGTTGATGTAGAAAGTAACGCAACAATGTTCCATGGGGCAGGTCCTGTAAGACAATGGCTTAAGATGAATGGGTTCAAAGTGATTATGGGACAACTTGTTCCCGCCACAATAAACGAGAAAACATTCAATATGATGTGGAACGGAAAATACCAATTTGAATACCCGCTAATGATGTATTACTTCATTTGGAGAGGTTCAGAAACAATTGTAAGGAACACTCTTATGATTCAGCATACTTGTAAACGGGTATCTAAGAATCTACTTGAAAATGGATCCCTGCAAGCTGTAATTTATACAGAGTCAGAAGAGAAGGTTGAAGTAGATTACTACGATGTAACATCAAATCAGGTTAGATCAGGAAGTATTTTCTACATGGACGATAACAATCATATTATCTATTCATGGAATGATAATACAAAGTCTAAGTTCAATGAGGAAATTACTTGCCCTATATGCGGTAAAACATATGTTCCTAAGAAGTATACGCATTGCGATGATGATACTTGTTTATCATTGAAGTACTTTACAGTTAATAACATTCTAAAAGCATTTGGAATGCACGAAATTTCATTCAAGGATTATGTCAGCAAGGTAAAAAACAATGAGGTACTTTCAATTGGAGATATCTTAAATTGTGATGAATATCTTGATTATCAGCTGAATGCTTCGCTTTATTCCGTTCTACGAGCAATGATTCCATTGTCGGCTGCTAGAAATGACGATATCATTTCGTCGTTTGTAAACAGATGTAACAACAATGTAGACAGTTTGAAATACTATATTTCAAATCCTTCTAGAGCAAAAGTTGATTTTGAAATTACAGATTATAAGTTTGATGATATGTTCGATTGGTTTAGCAAGAATGAAAATGTTGCTGATATTATCAATATCTTAGACAATCCAAGATACAATCCATCTTATAGAGATAGATTATTTGATGGACCTCCTATCTTCCGTGATAAGAAAATTTATCTAACAGGTAAGTTCAAGCATGGCGATATGAATTCAATGATAAGTATTCTTCAAAGTTACGGTGCAGATGTTACTGATAAGTTTGGATCTGACATTGATTGTGTTGTGATTGGCGACATTCTAGAGAACATAAATGCAAGAAACGTCAAGTCTGCTCAAAATATGAGAATTCCTGTTATGGAAGAATCAACATTTTTTGATACTTATGATATTGATTCAGACATACAGCAGAACCTTCAATAAGTTTGATGGAGGTGAAATAAATGCCTAACAGATGGATAGATAAACTTCTGCCTAAACCGAAGAAGCAGCTTTCATATCTTCGTAACATGGTTGCAGGTTCGTTATATAGAATTTCTGATATTAGAGGAAATTCGTCTTTTTCTGATATAAAGACTCAGATTGATGCTATGAGAGCTCTTGCAAGAGATTCTCAAGTTGCCACTGCTCTTGCCTATTATGCCACTGATGCTACTGTAACAAACAGTGACGGGCAGATAATTTGGGCTGTACCTGTTGACAAGAACAAGAAAGAAGTAGCCGAGGTAATAAATGCACTTTTCAAACGATGGGAAATAAACAGCTACGCTAGAGATCACATATTAGAACTTGCTACAATTGGCAACCTTTATATTCCTACAACGGATTTATATAAAGAGCCTATAGGAAATTACAATAGGGCAAACATAGCTCTTGATAACAATACAATTCCAAATGTAGAGTTTGATATTGTTCCTTCATATAAGATTCCTCCTGAGGACATTGTCCATTTATTCAAGGAAGGTAGAGATGAAGGATATATTCTTCAGCCAGATGAACAAACAACTACTTATGTAAGATATCCTTCATCATCTGTTATACATTTTTCTCTTGGTGGATTGCTTGGAGATTATACAATTGATGCTCAAGGTAAGGACAATGATGTAGACACTTACGACATCAAGTTTGCAAAGCCGCTTATGGAACAAGCTGTTCAACCAACACAGACATTAGGTCTTCTAGAAGATGCATTACTTCTTTCTTCTTTGTCAAGAGTTGTAAGATTCATAAATGTCGAGTGCGGAAATGCTGAAGAGGATGAACAACGGGATACTCTTCAGATGATAAAGGATGCTATCGAACAGCAGCTTTCGATAAACACGCTAAACGGAGACGCTCAAAGCTTTGTCAATCCACAGTCTCCTAATAATCTTATTTATCTCCCAAGAATAAACGGACAAGATCCAATTTCTATAACAGATTTGAACATGTCAGATGCAACAGAATCTGATTCAAAACTTCTTGATCATTATCAAGACAAGAAACTTTCTGTTCTAGGCGTTCCTAAGGAAGCAATGAACTTCTCTTCAAATGAGGGACTAGGCGGAGCAGGTTCTGTTCTATCTCAAAGATCTGCATTGTATGCTAACTCTTTGCAAAGACTGGAAACAGCTTATATTTCGGGCTGGACAGATGCAATAAACAAGTATTTTGAAGCGAGAAACATGAATGGATTTGTAGATCAATTCAAGCTTCAGATGCAGCCGATTGTTACAAATATGTCAACAGTTGTTTCTGAAAAGCGTGATGCTTCTGTAAGTCAAGCGCAAAGCTTGATAGACTTGCTCAAAAATCTTGGAATAAAAGATAAGGAACCATACATGAAAGCTGTTCAAGAAGCTCTCAAGGAAACATTCCCACAGTTAGGCTCAGAAACAATGACATGGGACATTGATGTGACAGAAAGCGAGGGTGGAGACAGTGGCTTCTAATTCAGAACTAATTTCTCTATTCTTTAGCGATCTAAAGAACTATAATTCTAATAATTTCAGAATAATTGAAAAGGCAGATCTCAGCAAGGAAGATGCAAGAGTTTTCAAGTCTTGTAGTAGTGTAGTTACAAGATATTTCATATTTAGAGAAAGACATCCTGAAGTTTCTGATCAAGATATGAAGATACTATACTATAGACTGGGAATTGATCAAATTGCTAGGTATTTTTCAGAATATCCGTCAGCTTGTGTTGAAGATCTAAAGCCTTTTCAGCAGCAACTTATATGTCATTTAGAAAGAGAAAAACGAAACAAGCAAGAAGCTAAAGTTTAGCGAGGTGATAATATGTCAGCACCTTTACGATATAGAATATCTGATTGGCACCAAGCTAATAAATGTTTATCTAACAACAGTAGAGATTTGTGGATATCTGTTACTGATTTGCTAAACAATGATATTCTAACCGGAGTAAGAATTGCAATATGCCATAGACAGTTTGGTACTCTTTTTTCAACAGTTGTTAAGACTCATGGAAGTATAATTTCTGAATTTGCTGAAAACATTGATAAAGATATTAGTAATGCTGCTATATTAAAGGAGTTTGCAAAATATGGATTCTTGGTTGACTACAAGCCTGAATCTAATTTGCCTGGTTCTCAGATATCTTATCTAATGTCAGTAGCTGGATTGAACTTTGACAAAATAAGAATAATGAGTGTTTACGAATATGACGCAAATGGAAGAAAACATTCAGAAAACTATGTTGTAGCTTTCATGTCTGTTTATAATCCATACTGGCTCAATGCAAATTATTCTTGCTCTATGAAAGAGTTCAAAGAAAGACTTGCGAGCGGATCTGTTACTAACCTATCTAAAGTAAGCGAGCAAAGAAATTTTGATTGGTCTTGGTTGTATAACAACATTGCAAATATTGACGATATACTTAATAGCTGTTCGAGGTGCTGTCAATGAGCAACAATCTTATAGGTAGAGATATAATCATAATGCGAAAGCGTTATGACGAAGCTCTTCAGATGCAGGGAGTACCATGTAGGTATCAGTTTCCTAATATAGCTGATACAAATACGCATGGTGAACCTGTTGTTGATAGCTATTCTGATATGATAGATACTCATGTATTTTTTGAAGGTTCTCCAAAAGTTAAAACCTTCAAGAGAATGGGATGGGTAGTTGAAAATGATAAGGAGCTACCATTTCTTATTCATTGCAGTTTCAATCTACCTAATATTCAGAAGGACAGTATATTCAGAATAGCAGGTCAATACGCTGATGTAGATGAAAGAGTATTTCGTGTTACTGAAATATCGTATGATTTGCAAGCTGCTGATCATTTGGTCTGCCAAGTAGTACCTGTTTATGAAAAACAGATAGTAGGTAGAACTGATGAAGAAATTGAACGAACTTTCAACAAGTCAAATCATTTCATAAAGTCTCCTACTGATTATAGAGGACAGTACATTTCAGAACAATCAGGAGAGAGGTGATTTGATTGATTTATTTATACGACAAGTCAATAGCAGATGATATAAGAAAATCATTCAATCCTGAAAATATGCCAGATCCTTATGTTAAAGTAGTTGATGTTGATAGTTTCATGAGCATTGGTGCTCAAGTTAAAGATGATCAACTAACATTTCCAATAGTCGGCCTGAATAGGCCTAACAGCTATTCAATTGACACAGATAGAACAAACTTCACACTTATGCACAAAGGTGTTCCTGTGGCTGTAGATGACAAGGAGAACGAATTCTACAATGAAAAAGTAATTCCTATAAAGCAGTCATATGATATACATGTTTTAACTACAAATCAAGCTGACATGGATGAAATGATAAGAGAAATCATATTTAAGTATACTAATATGTATTTCCTTACAATAAAGCTTCCATACGAAGTAAAGAGAAAGATTCGTTTTGGAATATGTATTGATGGTGAAATAGAAAGAACATCTGGTTATTCGCAATATGCAGAATCTGGAACACTATATGAATCAATAATTCCTGTTAGAACAGAGGGAATGGTAATAGTAAGTTACACTCCTGTAAGGATAAGACGAACAGAATTCGTCACAGAGATAGAAAATCCTAAATGCTGAACCTTGTATACTTTTAGAAAGAGGTGAGGAAATAGTGATATATTATAAAAATACATCATCTAGGAAGCTCACATTTCATGGTGTAGAATTTGGTCCAGGGGACATAAAACCTGTTCCAGATTTTATAAATACATTGTGCATGGTTCGTTGCGATAAGCCATCTGAGCCTGTCAGACGAATTGATCATGTTAAGCAGGAAAAGAAAGCACAATCTACACCTGCTATTAAAGTAAATAATGAGCAAGGAGGAATTACTGATGGCTCAGATTAACATCAATGAGATAAGCCAAAGCTACAGCTATAATATCGGTACTAACGCTTATTGCACAGTTGCAATGCCTATTACTTCCTGCTGGGGTCCTGGATACTTTGACAAAGAAAAACAAGGTCTTACAGAGGATGATATTCTAGAGAATCTTCGTTGGGAGCATTTCGCTGCTACTCAAGAAGGCCTAGAGAGTTTCGTATCTACTTATAGAGGTCCTGCTTCTAATTATCGTTCAGCAAAAGATTTTTCATATCAGATGGCGATGACTCTTCTTACTGCAGGCTACGATGTTCTTGCATGCAGAGTTTGCCCTGGTACTCCTTCTGAAGGTACACTTAAGATTGACGATAGCAACAATCTTATAATCAAAGCAAAGTACCCTGGAACTTTTGGAAACAATCTTCGTTGTGCGTTTAAGAAAGCTCGTTCAGTTTTCTTGGTTGACGGAAAGACCAAGCAAGTTGATTACTGGAACATGATTGTTTATGTCCTTGATGCGTCTGGAGTAAAGACAGCTGTAGAGAATTTGAACTTTGTTTTCGAAGTAGCAAATTCAAATGATTCACTTTACCATATTTCCGAGATTGAGTCTAATTTCGTACAATTTTCTGGCTATGATTCCCTTACAGATGCGCTTTCATTATCCGGTACAGTGAACGTAGATCTTGCTGGAGGACACGACGCATCTGCAAACGGTGAAAGCGTTGCTATGCTGAAAGAAGCAGCAGATCTCGCTACTCTTCGTTATAAGACAGCTCTTGGGTCTGCCGACGGAGTAGCTTATGTAGCCCGACTATCTGAGTTAACTACATCTGATGAAAACAAAGCAGCTATCATTCGTTATAAAGAATGGGTTTACAACGCTGCATACTCTGCAATGGATAAGCTGAAAGATAAGCTGTCTTATAACTACAACAGAATTGTTATGCCAGGCTGGGACGATCAAGATTTCTCGTCTGTAGTTGAAAATTATTCATATGATGATACGAACACAAAATTTGTCATTTCTCCTCTGCACATTAGAATGATGGATGTAGCATATAACAGTCGTTGTGGTACTGCTTACATTGACATTCCTAAGAGCCTTCCTCGTTCTAAGGTATGGAACGAGAAGGATGGTCAGGAAGGATACTCTCAGATGCTTGCAAGATTCCAGCCGGACAACACAAGCTTTGATCTAAATGCAAGTCTTTATACATCTCATTCTGCTCTATTTGCTCCTTGGGGCAATTACATCTATGTTGGAACTTCTAAGCAGAATGAAGCTTCTCCTTCTTTTATGGCATTGATGATAGAAAGAGCGATGATCCTGAATCAGTCAAGCCAGTATGAATGGGCTCTGCCTACTACTCGTAGACATAACCTGAAGATAGGAAAGCTTGCTTACAGTGTAAACAAGCATCTTCTAGATGATTGGCAGGGTACAGAAGGCGTAGGAGTAAATGTTATTACAGACATTCCTGACATGGGCATGAGCTTATGGGGCAATAGTACTCTATTTGAGGTGCCTGTAGCAACATATCAAGCTCTTGCTAATCTTTCTACTAGAAAGCTTGTCAATGCTGTCGAGGATCAAGCATACAGATGTGGAATTAACATCACCTTCCAGTACAACAACGAGGATGCTTATAGTAGTTTCTACGCTGGTATGACTCCGTTACTCGATACAATGAAGTATCAAGGAGCTATCGAGGACTACTATATCAAGATGGCAGCCGATGTAAACGGTCTTGATAGGGTGAATATCAACTCTGTCATCGGAAAAATCTATTTAACTGTCAACGGAGTTATAAACGACATAAACATCGATCTTATTGCTCTTCCTAGTTCTGTTGATCTCGATGAGTACAAAGCAGAATAAATAAAAAAATCATTATAATCAGTGTAGATATCAATTTAGATATCTACACTGATTTTCTTTTTTAGGAGGTTGTTTATATGACAGCTAAGGTTGATTTTAGTCACGACGGTGTCGGCTGGTACGCATTTGTCAGTGAGGATGATGACCTTGTTATTGGTTATAACTATGAAGAACATACTTCTGAGGTGTATAGAGGTAACTTCAAGGGTGTCGATACTCCGCACATTTTTGATATCATGCGTGATGATATCGAGATGTTTTCAAAAATCATTAAGTATTATAATTGGAATGCTATTCCTTTCCTTCGTCATGTTACTTTTGAAGGATATACTAGAGCAATGAGCGATATCGTTAAGCTGCTGCCTATGGATATCTATGCAGATGCTGTTTGTGACGCAATTAAACACAACGATACTGATTTGAACAAAGTTGTTCTAAAAATCGTTGAAAATATTTCTAACTACTATTCTTTGATGCATAAGGAGTGATAATATGTCTGTATATTAGTTACTCATCCATAGCAAGAATGTTTATGATGTAGAATTTCGAGATTATAAGGGCGTCATTCTTAACAAGATGGACATTGCAAAAGCGATTACAAGTCAATATCAAAATATGAATGTAATGCAATTCATGCCATTCTTAATGTGTAACGGATGTATCAAACTAATCATATATGTTTAAAGGAGGATGAGTGAATTGTACGAAAATAACATACGTAGGACACGTCTTAGTGCTTTTATAGAGCAGTGGCCTAATGCACAAGTTGATAACCAAGGGATACTTTTTATTTACCCGTGTGAGGTAGATAAGACAATGCGTAGGAAAGATGGGCCTTGTTATAGAGGCTGCGAAGAATGCCGCGCCGAATTTTGGACACAGGAAGTAGATTGACTTAAATCCCGGTGAGTGCAAGTTTTTGGTTGAATCGGAGTATTAGTAAAAATGAAAATTCCTAAGTATGTTGTTGAATTGATACGAAGAAGGATGAATTATGCAGCAAAGGCCATGGATGCATCTGTGGATCTTCAAACTTGGTTAGATTCTCACAATATCGAAATTGAAGAATACGACAGTGTTGGAGGTTCTGAAACATTTTGTAACCCTTATCAGTCTGCAAATAGAGTAATGAAAGCTATTATTGACAAGGAGTAAATATGGGACAATATCACAAGTGGCCTTCAGGTTATCTTTCATTTAACGGAGATTTCTACGAAGCGCCATACTATTCTCATATGGCAACAGCTACTAAGATAGTTAATATGTATGAATTACCTAGACCTAGAAATGCAAATTTAGACGAAGATACACTTCTTCTAAATGGATTCATTTGTATTCGTACTTCGGATGTTTACAAAAGAGCACGAGACTGGGAAGGTAAAATTCTTCTGATTTCCGATAAACAGCAGAAATACTTATCTGACAATTGGAATGAATTCAACGATAATCAAAAGAATTGCATTCTAGACTTGATTTCTGACTTTGGCTTGCTAAATCAATTTTACAAGGAGATAGGTGAATGTACAAAATAACAATGACTGTAAATTTAATACATTTGAAAGACGGTTACCAGCATCAATATAAGAGAACATACTACAGAAAAACGAGACCTACTGTAAAAGAAATGGACGAAAGATTAAATAAGTACGCCTATTCTATTATGTATAAGCTACAGAAAAAGGGAAGAACATGTGTATTTGCAGGTAGACGATGGATCAAAGAGGAAATAGTTGATGATTGAAGTTGGGCTGCTCATAGTAAATACATTCAAATGTTTTGGATTAGAATTCAAGCAAACAAATTATAATTCATTTGAAGACGTAATTGAAATCAAAGTTACTGTTCCCAAAGATAGCGAAATTAAACATTCAAACGGAAACATCATGGCTGGAAAATTTCTAGCTAAATTACTGCGAGATAAAATTAGAGAACGTGGAGTTAATTGCAGAGTATCATACAAAGAAAGAGACGAAACTTGGAATGAATTCAAATACAAGAAGATGAGAAAGGAGATTTATGGTGTTTGAATATAGATATTGTTTCTTTGAATCAGAGAGTTTTAAGATTGAGGAATTAGTTGATTCTGAAACAAATGAACCTGAATTTGCACTTTACGCTAATAAAAAGTTACTTTTTACCACAGACAAATACGGAATCAGAGAGATTTGGAACCAGCTTGATTACATTCTAAAGGAGATTGAATAATGGGATTATTTGACAAAAAAGGAACAGTAGTATTTGATTTTGATGGAGTAATTCATTCGTATACATCAGGTTGGCAAGGTGAGGGTGTAGCAAATGATCCTATTGTTCCAGGAATGGCGGAGGAGCTAAAACGAATTCATGACGACGGGTACAAAGTAGTTGTTGTATCAACTAGATGCAATTCAAGAAAAGGAATGGACTGCGTAAACGATTATCTACTAAATAATGGTGTGCTCAAGTATGTAGACCTTATTACTGCAAAGAAGCCTCCTGCAATATGTTATATTGATGATAGAGCTATTTGTTTTGATGGTCATCCTGAAGGGCTGCTTGAGAAGATTCAAAATTTCAAACCTTGGAATAAATAAAGCGTCAGAATATTTCTGACACTTGCTATTCGCAAAATTCAATAGTATCAGGTATTGTCAAAGAGCAGACATCAATTGTCTGCTCTCTTTCTATTTATTATTTGAATTCATATACAGCCGTACCCAGGTCATGATATGAAGAATATCCTAAATTTATCATGTCTGATTCTGTCCAATTACTTTGTCTTCTAGAATTATCTGATATGAAATTTACTCCGTTCCACCACCATTTCTTTCTTTGAATATCTCTGTTAGATTTCATTCCAATATCCTCGTAGTCCTCAAAATTATCAAAACAAAAATTAACATATGAAACAATATTGTATAGTCCGTAATCCGATGCAAACTTAGATAATATAGAAAATCCATTCTTAACATGATATCCGGGAAGCATATACATTCTAGATAGTTCCGCATAATACTGTCTATCTTTTGATTTTTTGAAAGTCATCATGCAGTATATTACACTATCCTTAACTAACCCTATAGATAGAAGTGTTCCTTTTGCAGCCTTTAACGGATAGTACTCATTCATCCAATTATCTGAAATATCTTTATTTAATCTGTATAGCTTCAAATCTTCACCATTGATAATAGTATGCGCTTCTGGTTTCTTGTAGTAATATCCTAAGAAATTTCTTTTCTTTTCATAAGAAGTCAATCTTTTTGCTTGAACCCAATCTAACTTTGAAACATTGTCTACTCCATATCTACCTAAGTTTGTTTGTATTCGTTTATCATTTGATGTGTTCATACGAAAACTACCTCCTTGTAGAAAAATATAAGGTGTCAATTAGAACATAGTTATATTATCAATCTTGTATTAAATTGCGAAAGCAAATAAAATCGACATAAGGAGGATGTGTATATGTTTACACCACTCAAGCTGGGTACAAACCACATGTTAGGTGTGGATAACTTTATTCCTTTGACAGTGAATAATTTCGAGATCCGCATATACAACATGGATGGGAGTGCACCTACGGAGTTCTCAGACCTGCTAACACTTTCAACAGATGAAGTAGGCGAAGTGGTTGAAGAGCAAGATTCAATCGTTGTACATTACGGTAACGGTCTAATCAAATTCCCGAGTAAGGTTGATTATTCCGATGTTGAATGGACTCTTAACTGCTACTGCAGCCCGAATGTTCTTGAAGCGCTTCGTGAATGGCGTCGGAAAGTTTATGATCCTGATACTGAAAAAATGGGATTACCGTCTGAATACATGCGTCAGGTCTATTTCATTAAGTACGATGGCCAGGGCAATGTTAGAGATGTGATCCGTTGCCCTGGTACTTGGATCAAAGGCCTAAGCAATGGCGCACAAAATCAAACAGGTGGAGAAGTAGTAAAGGTAAAAACCACGCTCGTTATCTCGAAAGCAATTTACCTGAAACCTTCGGATCTGCAGTGATTCTTCATCAAATTTAACTGCTGGTTCGCCAGCAGTTATTTTTATTTTATAACCTTCAATTATTTTGAAAATCGTTATTGAAATAGAATAAAATATGAGGTGTAGCTATGAAGAAAACATTCTATCCTGTTTTATGTTCTAAAGATGACGGTGAAAAATCTGGATATGATTTCCACGGATACAGGATAACTAATTCAGGCAGCGGTTGGGTAGTACGAGGCGGAGGAGAAAGAATTTCTCCATATTTTGCAACTTCGGATGAAGCTGAGGAATTTATTCTTGATATGGAGCATAAAGATGATTGATGACATTATTGAAGGATTTTTAGGAATACTGTCTTTAATCATTACTTTGATTGGATACATAGTATTATTTGTTATATTTTTGATAATGATTCTAGTAGGAATACCTATTTTATTTTTAACATCTCCTATTTGGATCATACTATTACTTATTGATAGGAAGGAGAATAAACTTTGAAAAAAAGTAGTTAGATGCTCAACTGAAAATACTTTATCTGGTAAATATGTTAAAGATATTTTGAAGAAGATGTCTTTCAAAGATAAAGTTCGTGTTCAGATGGATAAAGATTCTGTAACGAAGTACGATTTACCTTATGGCGGATTTAGCGGTAAGGTTATTGAAGTTCCTTGGTTCTTCTCTGATCTTGCTGTATATTCTGTTAAAAATGATGGAAACGAAGTAAGGATTCAGGTTAAGTAAATACAAATGACGAGTCTTCTAGACTCGTCATTTGTATGTTTATTTTAGAATCGTTATTATGATTGTAATCAAAATAGATAGAAAAAGATCAATTTTAGTAGGTCACTAAAATGTCTTGGATCAATATCAATGAGCAGGGAGTTCCTGTAAATGATGAAAGATATCACAACAGATTCAGTTTGTCTTTAGAGTACAAGCCTACTTATGGGCACGCTCTTTGTAAAGAGAAGGAGGATGTCATTGCAAGATACAATCGACCCGATGATACCTTCTACGAAGAGCAGACAGGAAAGCCGATCAATTACAGTGATATTCAGTCCTGGTATTGTTCATTTGATGATGAAATCGGAATGAAAATTATTTATCAGGCTGAATTCAAGGTCAAGGGTCTTATGAATGAAATTGTAGTTTGCTACTACATGTTTGGTTATTATCTAGTTGATGTTTGGTTTCAGACAGAAGAAACCGATGACAACGCTCCGAGTAGAATTAACTACATTCGAACTAAATATTTTCCAGTTGCAGAGAAAGAATATTATAAGAAGCTGTCTGATGTAAACAAGCGAATTGAGGAGAGAGGAAATGTTTGCTGAACTTAAGAGCAAGGAAGATATTCAGAAATCCATAAACGAATACTTAGGAGAGGATGAAAAAGATAATAGAAGAATTGAATTTTCTAAGATATATGATAAAATTCCTAGTTCATTTTTTGACAATGGTTGTATTGTAGCTTATCATAAAGTTGAATACAACAATGATATTAAGATGCGTGTTTTTCATTGTGGTTGGTGTCTTGTACCTGAAATTTGCTTCGAATATTTTCAAGAAGATATGTTCGAACCCGGTCAATGGAGAAGACACTATCGGTCTGGGACAAAAGTAAGTTCCGGATTTGTTTCTAGCTGTTGTGATATGTGGTCGCAAAGATATTCAAGATTCTGTCCTGACTGCGGAAGAATGATGAAAAGCTACATTGAATATTGATAGGAGGAAATTATGACACTAATTGAACTTCAGAATAAACTTGGAGAGCAGATTGAAGCTCTAACTAATCCCGAAGCATCAAATGAAACTAGGAAGCAGGCAGCTGAAATTGCTGCTGTTATCTCTAGTTTAGCAAAGCAGATGATCAATAATGTAGACATTGTTCTTAGACGAGATAAGATGATTTCCGAAGGTAAGCTTAAGAACTCTACAATCAATAGTATGATCGGTGATGAAAAGTAAAAGATATTTTACAAAAGAGCAAGAAGACTGGTTAGTAGAAAACTTCAACAGATTTTCCTGCTATAGAGATATGGCTGACTGCTTTAACAAATCTTTTCGTGAAACACGGTCTTTCGAGTCTATACGAGAAAAATGTAATAAAAGACTTCATCTTAAAGGAAAGCCTAGCGTAACTAGATACGGATCAAAGCGAAAAGAGCAGCTTCCTATAGGTACAATTAGAAAATCACAAACTAGTACTTTCATAAAAGTTAGAGAGGTTCAAGAAAAAAGCGATATTAGTGGATACATGCGCCCATATTGGATTCCTCTTCAAGAAAAAATATATTCAGATAACTTTGGACCTGTGCCAGAGGGAAAGATGATATGCTTCTTAGATAATGATAGAAATAATTTCAACATAGCGAACTTATTCATGATAGATAGGAAGATATCTGCCATAATGTCAAGTAATCAATGGTGGTCAACTAATCCAGAGTTTACAAAAACTGCTATTCTATGGTGTAAATTGTACTATGCTATTCGATAACTAAAAATTAAATAAGAATCGTTATATTGAATGTAGATAAATTTTGATGGAGGTAACAAATATGTCTGCTAATGTTGAAACAATGTTTAGCGTACGTGAGGTTCCCTGGCACGGTCTTGGAACTATTGTCCAGGAAGCTCCTACTTCTAAAGATGCACTTCACCTTGCTGGTCTAGACTGGAATGTAATTTCTAATCCTATTTTCACTGCAGAGGGGAAGGAAATTGAAGGTTGGAAATCAAATGTTAGAGACTCTGACAACACTGTTCTAGGAATTGTCTCCAACAAGTACAAGATTGTTCAGAATGCAGAAGCTTTCGAATTCACTGACGAGCTTATTTCTGACGATGTAAAGTATGAGACAGCAGGATCTCTTAGAAACGGAAAGCAGATTTGGCTTCTTGCTAAGATGCCTAAGGTGAAGGTAGTTGGAGACGATGTTGATCCGTATGTTTGCTTCACTAACAGCCATGATGGCCTAGGATCTATTAAAGTTTGCATGACGCCTGTTCGTGTTGTTTGCAATAACACACTTAACCTTGCTCTTAGCAACACACGGCGCTGCTGGACGACTCGTCATGTTGGAGATATCAATAGTAAGCTAGAAGAGGCAAGGCGTACGCTGGCGCTCGCTAACAGCTACATGGAAGATCTAAGCGTTGTAGGAGATAGACTTGCTAATCTTACTTTCAATCAGTCTGAGGTAGAGCAGTTTGTTGATCTTCTCTTCAAAGTTGACGACGATGCAAGTGATAGAGTCAAGAACAACGCTCAGGACATGAAAGATGGATTCATGTATTGTTACTTCGCTCCTGACATCTTGAAGTTCAAAGACACTGCATGGGGAGTTGTAAATGCTGCTGCCGATTTTGCTGGGCATGCCCGTCCTAGACGCGTAACATCCAAAACGAATGAAACTCGTTGGGCTAACACAATGAACGGTAACATCATTGTTGACACAACTTTCCTTCATATGATGAAGCTGCTTAATAAGGAGGTCTAATATGAATTTGAAGTCTACAATGGTTTATGATGAAGTAAATGATAAGTATATCTACTTCGACAGGAATGGAGTCATGCTTCAGGATGGTGATATTATCGTATATTCTGACGGTAGAGAAGAAAAGCTGTATGAAACTACTGACGGCTGCCTAGGCACAGACGCAACTAACAGGCATTGGATTGAGACAGGTCGTGCAGCTCCTTGCGAGTATGGAATTTATCCTCTTGAACATAATGATCTGAAAGAAGTAACCAAGAAGGGAGATAAGTGATATGAGTACTATCAACTGGGCTGAAAACGAAATTGAAATTGTAAGAAACTGTCTCAAGTCTTCTCCTGAAGAAGAAGGAGGCGAAAATGATTACATTTTAGGATGCTATGAATCTGCATTTAAGGCATTCAAGTCCCTACTCGAGGATGATCATTCAGGAATGTCTATTTCTATAACTAAATCAATTTTGATTCGTCTAATTGATGGGCGTCCTCTTAACGACATTCAGGATACAGAAGACGTATGGAATGAAGTTTCAGGATTGAGCAAGGATGTGAAGGAATATCAATGCTCTAGAATGTCTTCGCTGTTCAAGAAAGTATATCCTGATGGGTCTGTTAAGTACAACGATATTGACCGAGCTGTCTGCGTCAATGTAGACGATCCGAGAGATGTGTTCCACGGATATGGATGCAGAATTCTAGACGATATGCTTCCTATTGAGATGCCATATTCGCCTTCGTCTAAGCAGTATAAAATTTACTGCAAAGAATTTCTTTATGACGAAGACGGAGGAGATTTCGACACGCTTGGAGTACTTCACGCAATTTCTCCTGAAGGCGAAAAAATCAATATCGAAAGATACTTCAAAGATGTTAAAGGTACTCCAGGTTGGGTAGAAATCAATTCAGATGAATATTTATACAGAATGTATCATCAATTTAGAAGAAATCCGGTTTCTGAGATGATGGTTGACTCTAAAAATTAAATTTCGTCTATTCAGGAGGTAAAAGATGATAAAGTTTAATGGAATTCATGTCTTTCCTGATGGATCTGTTTTCATCAATGCAAATTTTTATGAAACTCCGTATTCAGTTGCAATTTTTTCTAGTAAAGAAAGCATTGGCCTATATAACCTTCAAAAAGAGAAAATGCTCATCCATGACGAAGACGGATTCAAATGGATCCCTATTGACTTCGCTATCCACGATAATTTCTATAAGTGCCCAGAAGTTGTTAAGAAACTAATGAAGATTAAAGTAGCAGATCTGATGGTTGATGACAAAAAGGGCGATTACTTGAGAACTTTCGTAGAAAATCTTATCAAACAATCTGATTCGGATTTCGACGAAGATTGAATTGTAATAAGTAAATATTATATCTTCAAGGCAAGATCTTGTGTCTATAGGCTGGTCAAATAACCCTTGACCAGCCTTATATACATATACAACGATACTAACTAGGAGGTAGTTGTTAAATGAGAATAATTAAACGAAGCGGAGTAGAGGAAGATTTCAACTCCGCTAAAATTATATCTGCGTTAAATAGAGCAAATGCAGAGGTTGAGGGTGACGACAAGTTATTTCAATATGACGTAGAAGGAATTGCAAGGGCAATAGAACAGGAAGCAAAGACATGTGACAAACCTCTCAATGTAGAAGAAATTCAAGATATGGTAGAAGATAGTATAATGTCTTTAGGAAAGTATGCATTGGCGAGAAAGTATATCAAGTACCGTCAAGTTCATTCAATGAGTAGGGACAAGTATGATGACTTGATGAAAGCAGTTGCGGATAAATTGCTTGGAAGAAAAATTGATAATCAGAATGCAAATGTAGACGAACATTCTTTCGGAGGAAGAATGGGAGAAGCTAACGATGTAGTTTGCAGGCAATTTGCTCTTGACTTTCTTGTTTCTGAAAAGGCAAAGAAGAATCATATTGACAATCGTGTTTATATCCATGACCTTAACAGCTATGCTGTGGGAAATCATAATTGTCTTAGCGTACCATTTGACGATTTACTTGCAAATGGATTTGTTGTAAAGCAGACAGATGTTAGACCTGCAGGGTCATTGAATACAGCTTTTCAGCTTGTAGCAGTAATATTTCAGTTGCAATCTTTGCAGCAGTTTGGTGGAGTTAGCGCAACGCATCTTGACTGGACAATGGTTCCTTATGTAAGAAAGTCTTTCTATAAGCATTTCATTAAAGGTGTAAAATATATTGAAAATTTTAGGGGAAAAGGATTAGACATCTACAACAAAGAGATGTCAATTGACGACAAAGCTTACCACCATTTTCCAAAGGCGTATCAATATGCTATGGACATGACAAAAGAAGAATGTCATCAAGCAGTAGAGGGAATGTACCACAACTTAAATACACTTCAAAGTAGATCTGGAAACCAGTTGCCGTTTACCTCTATCAATTACGGTACTTGTACTTTGCCCGAAGGAAGAATGGTAACAAAAGCTGTTCTTGATTTGTCAATTGAAGGTCTTGGCAAATTAAATAGAACATCTATTTTCCCTTGCGGAATATTCCAGTGCATGAAGGGAGTAAATAGGCATCCAGGAGATCCAAATTATGATCTATTCAGGCTTGCATTGAAGTCTACAGCATTAAGATTGTACCCAAATTATTGTAATGTAGACTGGTCTGGAAATGCAGGATATGACATAAAAGATCCTAGAACATATTTTTCTACTATGGGGTGTCGCACAGCTAACGGATATGACATAAATGGATTAGGGCAGCTAAAAGACGGAAGAGGAAATATTTGCCCTACAACTATAATTCTTCCTACCTTGGCTATGGAGGCCAAAAAGAGAATACAAAATCTAGCGTATTTGTCAAATTCATCAGAATCTGAATATGATTTGAAATCAGAATTCCTTTCTATTTTAGACGAAGCAATATCAGATGCAAGAGATTCATTGATTGAAAGATACAATTGGATCTGCAGTCAATCTCCAGATTCAGCTAAGTTCATGTATGAAAACAATTTGATGGCAGGATATGTTCCCGAAGAAGGAATTGAATCAGCGCTCAAACACGGGACTCTTGCTATTGGGCAGATTGGACTTGCTGAAACTCTTCAGATACTGCTTGGATGCGACCATACATGCAGAGAAGGTATGGAGTTTGCACAAGAAATTGAGTATCTTTTCAACAAACGATGCAAGGAATTCAAAGAGGGTTATCACCTTAACTTTGGAGTTTACTATACACCTGCTGAAAATCTTTGTTACACCGCAATGAAGAAGTTCAAGGAAAAGTATGACGTAATAAAAGATGTATCTGATAAGGAATTCTTTACTAATTCTATACATGTTCCTGTTTGGAAACATCTTGATCCATTTGAGAAAATAGACATCGAATCACAGCTAACCGGATATTCAAATGCTGGATGTATAACTTATGTAGAGTTAGGAAGCAGCTGTAAACACAATCTAGATGCTCTTGAGACTCTTGTAAATTATGCAATGGATAAAGATATTCCCTACTTCGCAATAAATGTACCTAATGACCAATGTATGGAATGTGGATATTGCGATGAGATGAATGATACTTGCCCTAAATGCGGTAGCAAGGACATCAAGAGATTGAGAAGAGTAACTGGTTATCTAACAAACGATTATAAAACCTCTTTCAATAAGGGTAAGCAACAAGAAGTAGAAATGCGGGTAAAGCACGATTCATTCTAAGGTGGTACTGATATATGAATTATATTAAAATATCTAAATGTGACATTGCAAATGGATTAGGATTCAGAGTTGTCCTTTGGGTATCAGGATGTAATCATAATTGTAAAGGCTGTCATAATCCTCAGACCCATGACTATTCAGCTGGAAAAGTATTTGATAACGACGCTCTAGATTATCTTATCAAATGCCTTTCAAAGCCTTATATCAGAGGTTTAACTATTTCTGGAGGCGACCCAATGTCTCCTAGAAATAGATCAAAAGTGATTGATATATGCAGAGCAGTAAAGCATGAGTTTGGAAGTAAGAAAGATATCTGGATATACACAGGAAATGATTTTAACTTGAGAGAATACTTCTTTCCTGTAGATGTAGTAGTTGATGGACCATATATAGAAAGCCTTCGTGACATTTCGCTTCCTTTTAGAGGTAGCTCAAACCAAAGGATAATTGATGTGAAAAAGACACATGAGGAAACGAACACACTTCTAGATCAAAAAATCGTTATATACAATGTAGATAATAATTAACATATAAATAGACTTCAAATTCAGAGGTAATGATAATTTATTATGAAGAAGTATGATCATTTTCCGGTTCCTACACAGGTACGATTTTGGGACTACAAGAACGGAAGCTATAAAGGCGGTATTGCTTACCGAGATGAAATTATCTGCTGATGTTGCGGAGGTGTCTTCAATATTAGCGAAATCTATAAGGTTGCACCTGATACGCTCCTAGGAGATCCTATCGTATGCTACTCAAAGGGATACCGGACCTGATGATAATCACGAGTTATTGAAGTGGAGAGAGTTCTTGAAGATAGGAAGAATCATGAATGCCGAGATCAAATGCAAGGAGATTGGTCAAACTAAAAAATTCTGTAAACGAACCGAAGAGAAGATGATTAGACTGTTTTTCTTCGGGCTAAGGAAGCGGAACAATCGGTTCAGTGATCTGTATTACGATTTGAAAGGGATTGGGACAAATGAGAAAGGCTGTTATTATAAGCATCCGGCCCAAGTGGTGCGAAAAGATTGTCATCGGGGAAAAGACCATTGAGGTGCGAAAGACCCGCCCGAAGCTGGAAACACCGTTTGAGTGCTATATCTACAGGACAAAAGGAACTATTCTCCATATCATCAATGGGGAATGGGTACAGATGGAGACTGGCGGAACGATCATTGCCGAGTTTACCTGCGACCGCGTCTATGAGCTGGAAACGCGCTCACCTGGCGGCAGCTACTATGTCAAAGGTGAGGATCAGCCGACAACAAACGATGTTGCGCGGCAATCATGCCTTAATCTCAAAGATATGCACGAGTATCTTCGATCGAAGGTCGGTTACGGCTGGCACATTTCCAACCTGAAAATCTACGACACGCCGAAGGAACTGATAGAATTTAACACTTTGAAAAAATGCAAATCATGCAGCAAAAGCGGGTACGAAAGCACCGCCTGTATCTATGATGAAAATTGCATGATTCCAGCGGCGATTACTAAAGCACCGCAAAGCTGGTGCTATGTTGAGGCGATGAAATGAAGCTGACTATTATTTTCAAGGACGAATTTGAGGAACACATGAAAAGGCAGTTTGGAGCCTTTACGAATCCTCAGGTATATCACGTGAAATCTGTACACATAGAAGATGGTTATCTCTGTTCCACGGTTTGGGACACGAAACGGTGGAACTTGGCCAATATTTCCAGATTTTACTGTGAGGATAGTTAATTATGTCTGAATTGAGACCGTGCCCAAAGTGTGTGCGTAGGCTGTTGATTAGATATGCTTGTAGAGAGCAGGAAGTTGAAAAATAGAAAAGAAAAGCCCTGCAGGTCATGATTGTATCAATTTTGTAGTAATTCTCTGCGGAATTACTGGACATATGTTAGCGAAATTCTTCAAGCTATTTCTGGTTTCAATTGTTCTTTTTCTAATAATCTATCAGTGCAGTATATTCCTTATTAGGAATTTAGAGTTTTATGTTGAGGTGCGAAATGTGGATCAAACGAAGAGATTATGAAGAGCTGAAAAAGGTTAGTGGTAAATATTCTGATGTTATGAAAGCAATTCATAGTACAGAAAATGGAGCGGTAACATTTTGTGATTTTGGAGTGTTTATGCCTAATAGTGCTTATAACTCCTATTCCCCTCTTGTTGATCGTCTTAAGAAAGAAGTTAGCGACCTAAAAGAAAAAATATTGGATTTACAAGCAATTTTGGAATACTATAAGCATAAGTGTGGTGAACTTATGGCTGATGAATGATATTAGAATTTTTAAGGCATACACCTTAATGCCATGTAAAAAATGCGGCTATGATAATGGTAGAATAATACCATATGGACATTTTCAAAGCAATCAAACTACATATCGTATTTCTTGTCCAAGATGCAGTTATTGTACAAAAGAAAAAGCAACATTGAAAGAAGCAATCGAAGCATGGAACAGGAGGGCCTACAATGAGTTGTAATTGTAACAAAATTGAGAATGTAAGAATCAAGAAAATGTTTCCTGAGGCAATTGAACCTAAAAGAGGGACAGATGGATCAGCAGGTTATGATCTATTTTCGTGTGATGCAAGCATAATCCTTCCTGGCAAGTCTTGTATTATTACTACAGGAATTGCAATGGAAATTCCTAATGGTTATGTAGGTCTTGTTTTTGCAAGATCTGGACTTGCAACAAAGCAAGGTCTTCGTCCTGCTAATTGTGTTGGCGTAATCGACAGTGATTATAGAGGAGAAATTAAGGTCTGCTTGTATAATGATTCATTTGATGTCAGAGAAGTTAACTTCGGAGATAGAATTGCACAAATTGTAATTGTACCGTATATCTATCCAAATCTTGAAGTAGTAGAAAACTTATCTGATACTGAACGCGGTGATGGTGGATTTGGATCAACTGGGAAGTAAAATTGAAAGGGCAGAGAAATCTGCCCTTTTTCTATGTAAATTATTAAGAAAGTATTAACGAAGGTCAACACTATTGACTTTTCACAAGAATCGTTATATAATATACACAATAACAAAGGCCCTCAACACATCAAGAAGGTTCAAACCTGGAGGTAACAAAATGGCTCAGTACGCAATTTACGAAGAGAATTTCGATCGTCTTCAGAAGAAGATCACGACAATCGCAAATAAGTGCAAGAAGTTCGGATGTGAGTTCAAGTTTGAGGTAGTCGGAAGTGAAATCCGAAAGGTAACAGATGACGAAGGAAATCAGAGAAACTGCAGATTCATTCTTGTAGAAGCCGAAGGAACTGCTAAGCTCAATGATTGGGAGTTTATCGCATCTATCGAACATAAGGAAGGCGGAAACATCATCCGTACTTTCAACAAAGACGCAGAGATTCCTACTCGTTACTTCAATTCAGATCCGATTTGTGAACATTGCAACAGTAAGCGTCGTCGTAGCAAGACCTGCCTCGTTCGCAACACTGTCACAGGTGAGTGGAAGCAGGTAGGTCTTTCTTGTCTGAAGGATTTCACTTGTGGGCTCAGCGCAGAAAATGTAACAAGATACATCAGCTTCTTCGACAACCTTATCGAAGGTGAAGCTCCTTATTCCGGAAGTTGGGGAAAGCCTTATTGGTACATTTCTCAATATCTTCCTTACGTAGCAGAATGCGTCAAGCGTTTTGGATACTTCAACAGCTACAGCAACTATCCTACTTCAACCAGAGCTTTTACCTACTTCGAGGTTGATGCATTGGATAGAAAGTTCATTGGAAGCGAATCCATCAAGAAGGAGATGCTTGATTGCGAGTTTGAAGTTACCGAAGAAAGCAAGAAGCTTGCAGAAGAAACTATCAATTGGTGCAAGAACCTTTCCGACGAGACTGATCCTTACATGCACAACCTGGAAGTTATCTTCTTCAACGACTACTTCGCAAGAAGTGAGCTTGGATTCGTTACTTCCTCTGTCAAGGCCTACATGCGTCACAAAGAGATCGAAGATAAGAAGCGCAGAGAAGCTGCTGAAAGAGCAAAGGCTGCTCAGAGGTCTTCTCATAAGTACAACGAAGGCGACAAGGTACAATTTGAAGTTGTCAACTTCAAGTACATCACTTCTTTCGATAACATGTACGGAACCACTCATCTTTACAAGTTTGAAGACAAAGAAGGTAACGTCTACTCTTGGTTCGCTTCTTCTGGGTGTGATGAAGAGAAAGTAAAGTCCATCAAAGGCACAGTTAAGTCCAATGGCGAATACAACGGAGTAAAGGAAACTTGCCTTACTAGATGCAGAGTTAGCTACTAAAAGGTTAGAAAGGAAGGTTGAAATATGACTCGTTATCATTACATCAAGAAGCTTATGTATCTTCAATATCGGTTGCTGATGCTCCCTACTTGTATGAACAACCATTACTGTACTTCATATGCCACTTGGAACTCTCGGATTCCTTATCTTCCTTTTCCAAATGGCGCGCAGACTTATCAAGAAGATTGGGACCGCACTTGTAAAGAGCTGAGACGTATCAAAGGATTGAAAGATCTAAAGTAATCAACACATCAATAGAATTCAAATTCGGAGGTAGTATTATGTCTAACGGATTTTCTGTATATCCTTGCAGATGTGGTCGTATTCATATGATTAGCTGGGACCTTGTGGATGAGGCGTGTGAAAAGAACATGGACATCATTCATATTTGTCAGCGGTGTGGGAAAATGCTTCGGATTGGTGGGGACCCATTCTATGATGAACACGAAAAAACAGACGGATACTCTCTATACTCGTATGACATGACTTTGAATGATCATGTAGTAAACATTGATCCGTCTGCTGACTATTCCAACGAATGCAAGCCTATTCTGAGAATCATTTCAGAACCTGGAATTTGTGTTCCTACGAAGACAGGCGGATATGCAACTGAATACTTTTGCGGAACTTTTAGAGATGGAACTAGACCAGACTTCTATAAAAAAGCTTCAGATGAAACTTACGAAGAATTCATCCGAAAGTGGGACATTGATGCTTCAACTGTCGATATGAATCTTTTGAAGAGATGGAATGATAAAGAAAAGTTGGATTACATCAAGAAGCATATTCGTTTTGATCAGTTCGATTGGAGTAAGTGAATAAAATATCTTAAATGATTCACGACAGGAGGTAAAATTCAATGATCATCGATGCTTCTACTGCAAAGCAGCTTTCTGATGACGCTAACAGCTACGAACCTTACTGTGAAATTGCTTATGCTATAAGAGATGCTGCTGAATCCGGAGAATACAGCTGCCAATTTATATTATCTGAACAGTGCACAAAGGATGCAAAGAAGAAATATCGTGAAATTCTAGAAGAATTAGGTTACAAGGTAGAAGTAGAACGTCATCTTGAAACAGATGACTGGGGACAGGGTTACTACAATGTATCTATCAAGATTAGGTGGGATGAATGATATGGAAAACACTATCTATTCAGCTGAATTTGCTAAGCAAATTTGTGATGAATACAATTCATTGACAAATAAGATGAACCGGTCAATAAAAGAAGCTGTAAGCAAAGGTGAATATGAAACAAGTCTTCTTTTATCGACCAATTGCTGTGATCATGACGATGTTGTAGAATGTTTTAATCAATTTAAGAATCTTGGTTATGATATATATATCGGAAACGATGACCGTTTTGGCCGTGATTTTTGTAAGATTTCAATTTCATGGGTATAATAATTATGAGCAGCTATAACTTAGCTGCTCATTGTTTTGAACCTTGTATACAAATGAAGGTGAGTCATAAAAATTCACCAGAACCAAACAAAACTTTTGGAGGTTTTACTTTATGGCGTTATCTGAAAAGATACAGCTTCTAGGCGCAGGGCTGTATAAAAACATTCCAGATGAACTTACACTTAAGAACATTCCGACAGCATCTGAATTGGATTATGTAGGAAGCGAAGATTTTGATCAAACAATGATCGACAAGATCCTTCCTTCCGCAATTGAAGAGAAAATTGACACAAAAGAACTTCTCGAAATTGATTACCAGTGGATTTGCAGATGCTTAAGACTCCTAAACTACGGACCATATTTCACAACAAATTCTATCTTCTGTGATAAATGCGGACAGATGTACGGAGAATATAGAGTTAATCTAACATCAGTAGAATGCAAGCCGCTTCCAGAAAACTTCAAGAATAAGCTTAAAATCAAAGCTGATGAATTTCTTGATTTCAATGGTGATGTAGAACTACATCTGCTAACAATGCAGCAAGCATTGAATTCATATAAAGACAAACAATTTATCAGTCCTACCGGAAAGCCGAACAGAGAGCTTTCAAGAATCTGCTACATGATTACATCAATGGGAGATGAAAAGAACATGACTCCTATCGATGTAAGAGTATCAATCAAGAATAAGCTATCATCTGCAGATTACATTGTCCTAAAGGACAGAGTAGCAGAGCTTACAGACTACGGTCTAAGAGCTGGAGGTAGCTGTACTTGTCCTAGATGCGGAAGCAACGGGGCAGCATTTTTAGCTCTGGTTGATGAAAGATTTTTTCGCCCAACCTTGGACGATCTACGGCAATGGAAGCACGATAGAAGTAAACGGCCAGAATAAAACATACATGGAGATTCGTCAACAAATGTATGAAAACATTATTGACGAAACACTGTTTATCTCAAGAGCTTCTGAAGGAGCTGTCTCAGCTGAATGGCTAATGGATCAACCAATATTCGTTAGAAAGAAATATGTAGAGTCATTTGAAAAAGAGATTCGAGAAAGAGAAAAGAGACTAAATCAAGGTAAGAAACCGAAATAGATATTTTCCTCCAATAAGGGACGGGATGTAAAAGTCCCGTCTCTAATTTAATATCCAGAAATCTTATATAATATCATAAAACAGAAATTCTGAATATGATAACTAGAAAAGAAGATTGAGAGGTGAAGAAACAACATGGCTGATAACAACAAGCAAAATAAAACATCAAGATTTGTTTCTGAATCTCAAGGATTACAGGATGAAAATCAAAATCAGCAACAGCAAAATCAGAACAGCCAAGGTAATCTAAACTCAGTAAAAGATTATCTTAAGTCTATAGATCAAACAACAAAGCAGATACTTCAAAAAGCAAATGGTTTCTCTCAATCATCTGCTCGTGATCAATTTGGTCAGAAAAAGGGATACTTTGGAGATCAATACGCTCAGAACGCAGGAAGTAGAAAGTCAGGAAAGAAATCATACGGTAGCTTCAGCGATGGATTTGAAGACGCATTCTGGGAAGGTATTCTAGGAAAAGACTTCAAAGATAAAATGTCGAGTGTCGTTCAAGGCTTCGCAAAAGACTTTGGAGTAAGCGTACAAGACCTACCAGGTGAGCTTGGAAACCAACTTGGAAAAGTTGGAATGAACGCATTTAAGAGCACAAAGCTTGGTCAGAAAGTAACTGGCAAGCTAAATGATGCAAAACAAAAGATATTTGAATCTGCTTCTAATGCTTTTCAACAAGGTGCAGATAAATACGGTGGTAAATCTGCAGCAGGTGATGCTCTAAAGAACTTAGCTAGTAAGTTCAAAGGTCAGTCAGCTGTACAAACAGCTTCTGGAACATCTTCTATATTAGGAAAAGCGGGAAATATAATAAACAGCGTCTTTGGATCGAGTCAAGGAGTTGCCGCTGCTTCTGGTGCTGGAGAGGCTGCTGCAACTGCTGCAGCTACAATGGCTGAAGGTGCAGCAACTGCTGGAACAGCTGCTCAAGCAGGTGCAACAGCAATGGCCACAATGACATCTTCTGCTGCTGCAGCAACAAGCGGAATTGCTTCAATGGCTGCCGCTGCAGGACCCGCAGGCATTGCTATTGTTGCAGGAATGGTAGCAGTAGAACTATTCTCAGAAGCACTTGGACCTGCAATAGAAGGTGCAAAGAAATTTGGTAAAGCACTGAAAGATAGTGCAAAAAGAGATCAAGCTTCTGAAGATAGAAGAGCTGAACTTGCAAAGGACCGTCTTAAGCAAGATGTAGAAACCATCATCACTCAGCCTTTCAAGATTCTAGAAGAAGCTGCTCAAAAGGTTTATGATGCTTGGGATTCGAACCTAAGGACAATAAACCAAACACAAGGTTACACAAAATCAGATCTTCAAGATCTGATGGCTTCGTATGCTGAAAGACTGAGACAAGAGGGTCTATCAAAATATGTAAGCGGTTCTGATATAACAACAAACCTAACAAAAGTTCTTGAATCTGGACTAAGCAGTAAAGTAGCAGAAGAGTTTGCATATCTAGCAACAAAGCTAAATGCTGCAATACCTACAGAAGATTTCTTCCAGTATTCATCAACATATGCTTCTCTTGCAGCTAATGCAATAAAGAATGGAAAGTCCGAAACAGAAGCAATATCTTATGCAACATCTGAGCTAGAAAACTTTGCAAGTAATCTACTTTACTCTAGTAGACAGCTAGCAGGAGGATTTAGTACTGGATTAAAGAATGCTTCCTCTCTATTTGAAGAAGCAGTAAAGATTACAACAGCAGCTAAACAAGGAGACGCAGGTCAGCTATCATCTGTGCTAACCGCAGTATCTGCTGTAACGGGAGCAATTGCTCCTGACCTTGCATCTTCAATGACTGATGCAATAGTAAAAGCAGCGACAGGTGGTAATTCTTCCCAAATTGTTGCATTAAGATCGCTTGCAGGAATCAACGCAGGCAATACTGAGTTCTTAAAAGCTCTAGTAAATAACCCTAAAGAAGTATTCTCAACACTCTTCACTAACTTAGCGAAGATGCAGAATATGTCCAATGACAACTTCATGGAAGTTGCAGAAGGACTTTCAGATGTATTCGGAGTATCGATGGATGCTTTCGCAAGAGTTGATTTCAACTATCTTGCAAAAGCAATCACAAACATGAATACATCAAATGCTGCTCTTAATGAGAACATTTCTAATCTACAATCTGGTCAGTCCACAACCAATGCTGATATTCTCAGAAATCAGCAAGTAAACCAGTACATGATAGAAAACGGTCTATCACTTGTAATGGACAATGAAGCTGCAAGAGCTATTCAGCAGCATATGTGGGATGAACAGAGACTGCAACAGCTTCAAGAAACTACTTACGGAGTTGAAATCCAAGGTTCAGCATTAGAGTTCTTAGCTGGTATCAAAAATACTATCAAGAACATAATGAATATACTGAACCCAGTAAGGTGGTTAGTAACTACTGTATCAAATGTAGTAACATCTACTAAAGAAGGAAATGCTCTAAAGGATGATGTTGCAAAAGTTCTTTCACTTGGTAAAGTAGGCCAAGGAAATGCTCAATCATTCTACAACCTGACAACAAGAGGAAAAGAGCTTAACCTTACACCTAACCTAGTTCAGCTTCTAGGTGGAGAGTCATCGTACTATACACAGCAGGCTAAAGGCAGAGCATGGTATGCTGCGGCAGATTTATCTTCGGCATTGTTTGCGCCTGGTGCCTATTTAAGCCAGCTTGCAACACAAGGAATAGCAAGTTTACTTCTTTCTAGAACAGATAGTAAGAATCCATACAAGTACGGAGTAGGCGGATCATCTTCATCTGGCCCTTCAAGTAAGTATCAGTGGGGCACATTAGGAAAGAGTCAGGGTTATGGACTGCAAGTAAAGAATACAGCAATGTCTGTATCTTCTGGAACTTCTACTTCTTCTAATGAGAAATCTGCAGAAGAAAGGAACAAGCAGATCCTTCAATCAAACTTCGATAGAATGATGAACACTATCGATAGTTTCGTTGACCAAGGTAAGACATATGATGAGTGGGCAGCTACTGCAAGAAACTTCGGAATATCTGATTATCAGAAAGCGCTTAATACTTTAGGATATTCAGAAGCAGACCTTCAGGGATACTTTGAAGCAAAAGAAGGAGTTAAAGGCGGACAAGAAAAAGCAAGAAAAGCAAAGAAAGAAGAAACCTTCTGGGACAAAGGTCTAGAATACTTTGATACATTCTCATTGAACTCGGACAGTCAAATGCAAAGTATGATAGATCTAACTACAGCAGGAAATGATCTAATCGCTAAAATACTTGAAAAGAATACAGAGTTTAAACAAGCCTTTGATGATTACTTCGTGAATCATATTCTATACAGTAAATCGTATGACCACGCAGCTGTAACTAAAATACAGAATGATGAGAAGTATAAATCTTCTGATGCTATCTATGCACTTGCAGATGCACTAACAGCTGCAACAGACCTGACTGATCCCACATTGCAAACAAACGCAATACTGAGCCAGATTCTAATCGTTGTTCAGAGCATAATGCAGCAGAATAACACATCTGGCAGGCTTACACTTCCCGATGCAATCGCAGCAATGGCAACAGGTACATTTAATTATGAATCCACTTGATAGGAGAGTGCGATAAATGAATTTTATAAGATTCTCAACAGGAACAACAAACATATTCCCATTAGCTAACTCTAAGACAGGTGGTCAGCTAATGACTGAATTTAACCTTCGTTCTAGAGAAAGCGTTGAAGTAGGTCCTATTCAGAGTAATAAGCGAATCCATTATATGGTTGGTCAGTCTTTTGTTAATTCGGAAGATGATTTTAAGCTGGTTGGAACTACAACAAGCTCTGGACAGATAGCTTCTGGTGACAGCCAAGTTCTAATGATAACAGAAGGTAGAGCTGTCATCAACGGTCACTATTTCGAATCACTTGTACCCGTAAAGATTGATATAGGTGAAGCAAATCAGAAGCTAAGAAAGAATTCTATGCAACCACTTCTAGGAGAGCTCTCTGTTGGTCTTCGTGCAATGTATAGCACAACAGAAACAATGGCTGGAGCAATGGTTGCAGAAGAGAAAAATTACTTTGAAGGAGTTCAGGTAGTTATTCTTCCTAAATCAGAATTCAAACTTCCTATTGACTGCAAAGATGACCAGGGGCAAGTTACAGCTCACATCAAGTTAGGCGACATCATTTATCAGAATGGTAGAATAACAAACATATCTCAGAATTATCCTGATAAGTGTAGATACTTAGACGCTGATAGAATTACAAATATTAGCAAGCTGATGTCTGATAACTATATCAATCGAGATGGATTGAATCCGGGATACATATACGGATTCTCTGGTAAGGGTTCATCAACAAAAGACACTTGGTGTAACATAACAGACAGCTTGATTGTATGGGATAAGAGTTACAACAAAGCTACAACAGAAAAGCCTTCTGTAAGTAATGCAAACTTCGGAACTGACACAAACGGAAATGTAGTTCTAGCTCTCCCTCATAAACAAATTGATGGGATGATGAATACAGACGGTAAACAGCTTTACTATCAGCCAAGAATAATGAAGTTGCCTAAAGCTGATTACTCATCTGGATCTTCTGGCACTGTTGATCATGATTACACTCAGAAGATAAAAGATGCTTTTGAAAAGATTCATACAAAAATTCTAGAGGGGAAACAAAGAGCATACATTGATATTATAACTGATGAAAAACGAAAAGAGCTACCTCCTATAAGTTCTAGCTGGAACATAGGTGATTACATAGTAGTGGGAACAGATAACTCGGTTGTTGCTTCTTCTGATTCAACTAGATCTCCTTCTACATTGTACATAATCATTGATGGAATTGTTACACAATTTAAGTTTAATACAAGTAACAAGACTGGAGATGTTCCTTCTGGGCTTGATTTACAAATAACTAAGTTTGAATGGTCGTCTGATAAAAACGATCCAATTCCAGAAACAGGTTCTTCTGATGAAGCTGTACAAACTTATAACAATCAGCTTCAAGTAGCTACAAGCAACTACAGAGGAGCAATTGGCACATCTTACATCGTAATAAAATATGACCAGGTAGATAAGGATACACAGGCAGTAGATACAACATATTATTTCTACACTGTTTCAGCAAAGAATGCAGATAAGATGTATTCAGATCCTATTTGGTTAACTGGCGAAATCAATCTAGCAACTGAAGAATCCATTGGCGGGTTCTTAAATGTACCCGACACGAAACTAGATGGTGGGTATGTTTATAGAGACGAGAATGGCAATCTTAGATTGCTAGACTATGCTTTACTCCGTACAGGCACGCTCGCCTATCAGCTTGGCGCAGATCAAGAGTTTGGAAATGGGCTTACAACAGAGTCCATTCAAGAACAACTTGATGAGTACGTAAACGATCGTGTCGCATTTCCTACTTCTGATACATTGAACGATAGTAGGTATAACGGTATGATAAATATCACCTTGGAGCTACCTAAAGAAGATGAAGCGTCAATAGTTACTATTCGAAACATTGACAGTAGATTCGGAACTGGTGTAAATATAAATCTTTCAGGTGAAGCAGATTCAAATACAATTATCAATATCGTAAATTGCGAGAAGATAAAGATAAATTCTACATTAGCTCTTAGAAAAGATAAAGGCCCATCTATAAACCTATCTAATTGCAGTCTCTGGTATGATTCAGAGGTAATTGAGAATCTAAAATACATTGACGGATTGAATTTATGGTACAGACAGTTTGATGAATCAGATAACAACTTAACTGTTTCTGGTATGACTGTCATGTCTCTTGATTCAATATCGCAAACAAATGACATAGACTACTGGAATGAAGCGGTTGATAACGACATACATTATCTATACGCTCTTCAAAGTTTAACATTCAATACAGATGGAACTATTTTAGGAGCTGGAATTCTAGTAAAGAATAGAACTACTGGAAATGTGTCAAATGGAAAATCAATAATTGTTTCCAGTTTCAAATTACCAAACAACTCGTTACTACAGTATCCTAAGAATAGATTGACAAAGCAGGTGAAGATAGATGGTCAATTCATTTCTGCTTATGCGTCAGATGAACCTGAAGGATATATAGTAATAGACACAAAATTCACAGCTTTATCACAGAAATGGAATACAAATGATGAGGATGTTGAGCCTGGAACAATTTCATTCTTAGCAAATGTTGAACACATTACAAATGTTGTTGGTGTAAGCTACGGTACAGAGATTGATGGTTGGGCAACTGAATCCTTCCATCCTTTTGAAGGGAAGATAATAGGATGATTTTAGTTCACGACTACATCAAGATAAAGTATACTCGGGAAGGTTATCTTCCCGACTATCCTTATCATATGATATCAGACGATGAAATGATAGAAGCATTCATGAAATCTGATTCTGATGAGGGATTCTTCTTTGACAACTATTATGTTAAAGACGAATCGCTTAAAGAGCAATATACAACTCTTGTCCAAACAATACGATTTCATATTGACATATTTAAGAAATCTAAAGAAGATAAGAAGGTTCTGCCGGATTGGGTGTATTCATATATGCTCGGTGTGGTTGTTTCAGAACATTCTTCAGATATTGACCGACACGACCTTTTGGTCTTGTTAGATTTAGATAATGTAGATGATGACTTCACGGAACAAGCTAAGAAGAAATGCCTATCTATCAGCAAGCAATGGATAAAGAAGATAACAGAAGACAACAGATATGTTAAAATCCTTAATCCGAACGGAACATATTCTAGATATGACGGAAGACCTGCAACCATGTTCGGGGAACCTCATGTTATAAAGAGTTTGAGACTTGAATCCGCGGGTGTTTAAGAAGGTGAAAGTGCATGAAGTATCTACAACTTATCAATGATACAAAGCTAACAGATGTCGCATCTATTGTTGGAGATTCAAATGTAGAAAGACTACTAGTTGCAAACGACATTGAACGAACTCCGAATATCGGAAAGTCTTTTATTGCTAAGTGTAATAAGACAGTTTCTGATACATCTAAGTTAGTAACATGGCAAAGGAAGTCAACAATACTCAATGGCATGACGAGTGATTCCGATGTATTTGAAAAAGCGTCTATTCAGAGTGATGATGATTGGAAAGTTCTAGATACTTTAGGAACATTTCCTGGAATGTTGAAAATTCCTGATTCAATGGAAGTTCCTAAATCTTACAGCATATTAGGAAATAACGAAGGGGTAAAGAAAACAGTATACAACAAAGCAATGACGATGCTTTCTAATCCTCCACATTACATTGATCCTTCAATATTCAACGAAGTAAGTAACATACGGAATTCTAAAATAGTTAGCGGATACAGATCTAACGGTAGCAATACACAGTTCTTCAATTTGCCTTGGGGAGATATAACATTGTATTCTTCTCTTGAGCCTACTGGAATTGATATTCCAGCTTATCCTGAAGAATATAATGATAGCAGGAAAGCTAACTATACTCAGATGCCTGACATGCTTTATCAATATGAGCCATGGCAACTATATGAAAGTTCTGGCCCGAGAACAAATCAGTTTGAATTCCAACTTCATAGAGATATGTGGACAACAGACCATAGAGACGGTAAAGCAAATGATTTGATAAGATATTGTCAATCAAATTGCTATCCTGATTTCAATGGGTCTGCTGTAAACTGCCCAATAGTTTCCTTATATATTATGGGCAAATGCTTAATAAGAGGAGTAATGACAGATTGCTCTGTTAGCTGGAATGGACCAATTGGACTAGATGGTTGGTATCTTGCTTTTAAGCTTTCCTTCAACATAACAGAAGTTTCTGAAATTGCTCTAAATCACAGCGTTATTAGAAACAAACCATTGATTGGATGATATCAAATCGTATATTTATAATCTTGTTTCGTATAATTATTTGAGAAATTGTTTTTCTCGCATATGCGAAACACAAACAAATCCGGAAAATCAATAATATTTATACGAAACAGGTGATTTGATGTACATACAAAATACATTGATACCTTATCAGGTCATTGAAAAACGAGGAATAGAATACAGTGTATGTAAAGACTACAGTCATGTATCTAGATACAGAGGACTAAGACAAGTTATTCATCTTCCTACATCAAACGATAGAATAACAACTCTTGAAACTCCAAATGCTTTTGTAACTAATTTGAATGTAAAGTACTATGAAGTACCTAATAAGTATGAAAATAGATTAGACCTCATTGCAAGAGATACATTAGGATCAGCTGAATATTCATGGGTCATTTCCTACTTCAATAGGATAGAAGATGGGTTTACTGTCAAGGAAGGACAAAAATTGATGATACCTACATCATTCTACGACTTGTTCAAAACAGGTGAAATCCTTCAGTCTATTCCCGCAACTTCATTGAATCTAGGACAGGAGTAATTACATATGAAAAGATACATCAGAGCATCTTCTAATCTTCGTCAGTCAGAATACAACGAGTATCTTATGAAGCATATAAATGGAGTAAAGACAGCATGGCGTGATATTCTGTATCCTGCTATCCTTACCGAGAGTGATGAAGATGTTGAGCAGATTACAAAGGTAATTGATTTGGTTGCTAATCATGATAAGTCAAAGTATAAAAAAGATGAATATGATGCATATCTGAATTACTTCTATCCTGATAGAAACAATAAGAAGGATTCAAAGGCATTTGATGCGGCTTGGTTACTTCATCAGAAAAGAAATCCTCACCATTGGCAGTATTGGTGTCTGATTAGAGATGAAGGTGAAGTAGTGCCAATGGATATGCCATTTGAATACATTTGTGAAATGCTATGTGACTGGAGTTCATTTCAATTTGTATTTGATCCAAAGTCAACTGCAAACAAATGGTACAATGACAATAAAAAGAAAATGATTCTATCTGATAAAACTAGAAAGGAAGTTGAAAGACTTCTTGATATAGCACCTGAACTATAAGGTGGTGTCCTAATTGGCTAAACATCCATTTTGCAATTTTTTCCTGGCCGGGGTGGCGCTAACGGACTATGGGCTAGTAATACCTTCCCCATTTACATCCTTATCCTTGAGTAACAGTGAGATATCATCAATGACTCAATGGACTCTTGAGTGTATTGTTGGAGGAGATGACAAAAGAAGAATAAACATATCAGCTTTTGAAGCTCTTCTATATACATCAGCACAGAATGCAAGCAACTATTCAAATTCATCTGGAATACCTGTTTCATTCCTGTTCGGATGGTTAGATGAAAATGGAAGTGTACTAGAATCTCTATCATATCAGGGCTTTACACTAACTTTCAAAGTTTCTACATCTGGTAGATACATGAAATATTACATTACAGGTTATGCTTCGCTTGCTATACAAACAAGTTTACCTGTATTAAGAGTTCCAGAACTATCTGGGATAGTACAACCATCAGCAGTTGTTGAAGGGCTAGCAGTAGCAGTAAAAGCAACTAACTATTATGATCTAGATATTGATCATTGCGATCAACCTACACTCGTTAATCACGGAGCAATGACAACATCATTCAATAGTTATGTTAGAGGAACATATTCAGGAAAAGACGATTATGAAACTTTTCCAGGGTTACTTAAACTGTCAAAATCTTACAATGCTTCTAGAGATTCTGCGGGTCTTGATAGTTACAAAGTTAGAAAACTGAGTCAAGCTATTAACAACAGAAGAGTTAGCCCTATCTCAAATTACTTGAAAACAAGTTTCACAGATACAAAGCCGCAAAGTTCATCTTTCTCATATTGGGTAGACGAACCAACCATGACAAGCAGAGGTTGCATACATTACAAGAGCAACGCAGGTCTCTTAGGTACATACACAAAAGATACTCTTGAGTATGGTACAGCTAACACAAATGTGCTTACATTATCAGGTTCATACAATGGTGTCGCGTACAACATGACTGATATGAACTATACACAAGTTGGATTCAATGTTGATGGCAGCGGTAATACCATTGCTCAAGATTATCAAGTTGTCAATAGCTGGAGTAGTACACTTGCAGATGTATTTCAATCTGCTAATATCATAAATGATGTGAATGCAATTGCTTCACAATTCAGTGGGGATTTCACAGTTACTATTCCTGGTAGCACTAAGAAATATAATATTGCTCAGCCTATATCTTTACTTGTAATGTCTGGAAACACAATATCTCCTATAACCGGAGTATACAACATAATTTCTGTTTCGCATGATATAAGTTCTACATTCGTTACAACATTGAAGCTCCAAAGACTCGTTATGAGCTCAGCTAATCAAGTTGCAGCACAGCAAGGAATATTGATAAGAGGAAGTTCATCATATCCTAAACTTTCATACACAAAGACAAAAAACATAATCTCTACTTCAAAAGTTGATTTTGGTACAATTTATCCTGACTTCACATACATGTCAGGGACATATATCTAATGGTGGCAAAAATGAAAATACTAAACTGCATTCTTACAAACACTGATATAGAATATCCTGAAGTAGGAACAAAGTATGGATTTGGAAAAAATGGATATGATATTCACACAGGAGTAAACATAAAGTGTAAAAATGTTTTCTCTATATGCGACGGTGTTGTTATTGATGCAGCAAAGTATACAAATGGAAACCTGGTTTTGATTCAATATGACAATACAATTTGTCTGTTGTACAGTATGCTTCGAGAGTCGTTTGTTGTTCCTGGGCAACTTATCCGAAAGGGTACAATCTTAGGAACAACAGACGACTTTGTCCATTTTGAATATTTGAGAACAGATAATAATCCTCTTAGTACAACATTTATATACAAATCAATATCACTACATCCTAACGAACCTAAAGAAGTTCTTGACGGATCATATAATTTCTATTCATCAATAGAGACAAGATACAGCAACTATGCCCTAGAAGGAGATTACTCTACTGAAATTGTTACAGATTTCAGCAAGCTTCCTCCTTCATTTTTGGCAGAAACTGCAAGCATGGGAGAGGGTGAGTAAGGTTGCCTAGTTACTCAAATAGTAGTTTAGCTACAGTGAAGATACTAACAAAAAATTATGGAAGCAGAAAAGATAGCAGATTCAATAATCCATCAGGAGTAATTGATCATATTGTTATTCACCACATGGCTGGTGTAATGTCTGCAGAAAGTTGCGGTAACTGGTTCAAATCTGGTACTGATGGAGCATCATCAAATTATGGAATAGGGAGAGATGGAGATATTGGCCTATATGTAGAAGAAAAGAATAGGTCATGGGCAACATCGAGTGGAAAGATTGATTGCAGAGCAGTAACAATAGAAGTTTCAAATAGTGTTGCCGGTGGGGAATGGCCTGTAAGCGATTCTTCATACAAATCGTTGATAAGGCTTGTTGCTGATATTTGCAAGAGAAACGGAATAAAAAGATTGAAATATACAGGCGATAAATCTGGAAACTTACATATGCACAAATGGTATTCCGCTACAGGCTGCCCTGGACCGTATTTAGAGGCAAGATTTCCTGATATAGCTAATCAGGTAAATAAGATTCTATCGAATCCTTCATACAATCCTACTAGATCACCGTCGTCGGTAAACATAATCATAGATTCAAGCATGCCTGCTGACACAACAACTGCTTATGCCTTAGCTGTAAATGGAGGAATACTTCCATCACCCGAACAAATAGATCCATATGTAATAACAATAAATAGAAAAGTAAAATCAATCGACTTCAAGAAGATAAAAGAACTTGGAGTAATAGGAGTAGTTGTTGAATTAGGTTCTTTATTTGATTCAACGCATTCAAAAGTTGAATTCAGAAATCCTAATTTAATAGATCAAATACAGATGATTCAAGACGAAAATCTTCTATACGGTATGTACTTCAATGGAAGAGCAAGAACATTACAAGAAGCTAAAGAAGAAATGTATGAAGTATATCTTGCTGTAAAATCATTTCATCCGAATTTAGGGTTCTGGATAGTTCCGTCATTTACATTCAACAAAACAAAAAATGATGAAATACTAAAGTTATACAAAGAAACATTAGAAGAACTTGGACTTAAGGGTCAGATAGGTCTATACACTAAACGTGAAGAATTAAAGAAGATAGACTGGGAAAAGGATTCGGAAGATTGGTTGCTTTGGATTGACGATCATATTGATGCTTTTAACAACATAACTGAAATTCTTACACCTATGTTCTTTGCATACAATAATCAATGAGGTGATTATTTATGGCTTTCAAGCCTAGAACGACTGCACCAAATAAGGGAGAACACTATTGGTACGGAGGTAGTCCATTCTATCCTTCATATGGTATGCCAAACTGTACAACATATGCTTGGGGCAGGTTCTGGGAGATATTAGGAGAAAGACCTAAACTTTGTACAGGTAATGCCGGAACATGGTACAGTTACACTCAGGATGGATACAAAAGGGGAAGTAAACCTGCATTAGGCGCTGTAGCTTGTTGGGCAAAACCCGGAGCAGCCGGTCATGTAGCAATAGTCGAGAAAATAAACTCAGATGGTTCTATTGTTACTTCCGAAAGTGGTTGGAAATCGTCTACCTTTTGGTGGACATCTACAAGGTCACCAAATAATTATGCAAGTAACGCATATACATTTCAAGGATTCATATACAATCCGGCTGTAAGCTCATCATCTAATTCAGAAGATAATGTATTGGCAAAATTCTTACAAGTTGCTAGATCAAAGATAGGTCAAGACGGAACATGGGCATGGACTACATCTGGGTTATCAAAACCTCAACCATGGTGCGCAGCATTTGTTGTAGCTTGCGCAAAAGCAGTAGGAGTACTAGGAAAAATAATCCCTACTGACTACGGAGCAGGAAGTTTATGCAGAACGGGTGTAGCAAATGGTTGGGGAAAGTTCTACAAAGGTCCTTGGCATGGAACAAATTTCAAACCTCAGCCTGGGGACATGATCGTTTATAGATGGGACAGTAGGTCATCCTATTCAGGACATGACAAATACTATTCAGATCATATAGGTATTGTAGAGTCATTTGACGGATCCGTTGTTCATACAATAGAAGGAAATTCGGGTCCTGGAGGAAGCAATGAAAAGAGAAAAGTTGTTACGCACAATTATGATTATACATATAGTTGTATAAACGGATACTACAGACCTGATTGGGAGAAAGTAGGAGGATTTGTTGGTGGGCTTGGCAGTGGATCATCAGGGTACATTGGTCCTCTATATGATTACGAAAACACAAAGCAAGATTCAATAATACGAGAGATAGGATACTTGAATTCAACTTCAGAACCTTCTATAAAAACATCCGATATCAAATTATCTGTAGTGAACTATACATCGTTGTTCACTGCAATGTATAATGCTGCTGCTCCTAATGTTTTAGGTTCGTCTAGCTACATTGTTTCTTCAGATTTAGATCTAAGCAATGTTGAATCTGTTGCAAGAGAGATAGTTAAGTTCTGTATGACGAAAGGTCTTCCGTCATCATCTGGCGTAGGAATTGTAGCTAACATATACGCAGAATGTTCATTGAATATATCTTCAGGCCCAATAATAGACAGTAACGGTCAGTACTCCGGTGGTATGTGTATGTGGAATGGAGATAACTGGAGAGCTTTCTTACAATTTGTTGGAAGTGATTGGAAGACAGATTTATCCGGACAATGTGAATTTTTATTTCATTACATTGATCAAAACTACTCTTGGTATAAGAGTCTTGTAAAGAGGTACTACAGATCAAATCTTGGATTAGTTGAGTATCTTTCTCAGCTTCCAAATACAGAAGAAGGCGCTAAGAAAGCTGCAGATGTCTTTGTAAGATGCTATGAAAGACCTGCAAACATGGATTATCAATCTTCTAAGCGTCAAGGCTTTGCATCAGACTTCTGGAAGAAGCTGACACCAATATTGAGGTAGATGAATTATGATAGTATACGGATACGCAATGAACTATCAATATACAAATGAAGGAACAATGCTCATTCAAGTAAGGATTCCTGCTATACACGGTCCTATGAATAAGAAGGAATACAAGGGTGCTAACATACGAAATTACGTTAATGAGGAAAACCTACCTTGGTATCAATCATTGCTATTACCTAACACTCCATTAAGAGGTCAAGTAGTTGCATTATCATCACTAAATGATACTCCAAATGATTTTCTTGTCCTAGGACTAACTGGTGGGCAGTATTCACCTGCAGGATTGAATACTATTGATTGAGGTGAATTAAAATGTATACAAATTCATTAGCTTGGCCGTCAATGTTTGATGTTGCTAGAAATAAAGTTTCTGTTATAGAAGATAATCAATCAGTTGTAAATAGGTCAAAGCTTCTAATATTAACTGATCCAACTGAATTATATATGAATCCAAATTTTGGAGTAGGATTGAAAAAGTACTTATGGCAGTATAACACAGCTAATCAGAAAGAAAGAATAAAAGACGATGTAGTTTCTCAGCTCAGACTGCATGAACCTTGTTCAATTCCTGACGAAACTCAGATTTCAGATGGATTATTATTTACAGGAACATCTGATGTAGAAACAACAAAAGATACTCAGCAGTCACTAAAGATGACTTTAGCAATAAAAACAACATACGGATCTACACTAAATATTGATACAGCTGATTTGCAATCAATCGTAGATTATTTCAATTCGTTGACTTAACGAAGGAGGATACATCAAATGGCAGAAAACGGACTCATAAGTTACACATCAAGAGATTATAATTCTCTTGTAAATGAATTTTGGTCTTTGGTTCCAAAACTAACAGAACTTTGGAAACCTGAAGCTGATGCGGATCCAGGTGTTGTGCTTGGAAAGTATCTCGCTTCTGTTGCTGATATGCTTGGTGTCAATCTAGACTTCATGGCGAATGAAGTATTTGCTCCTTCAGTTTCTCAACGAAAAAACGCTGAGAAACTTTTCAGTTTGATTGGATATGAATTAGGATTCTATAAAGCTGCAAGAACAGAAGTAACTTTCACAAATACTTCTAATGAAACAATGACAATTGATTTTGGATTCAACGGAAGTAACTTCTGCACTCTTAACGCTTATACAGATATTACAAATCAATCTAGAGTAATAACATACAATATTCTACCTCTTACAAATAGGTATGGTACGAAGGAAACAAGAAGTCAGCGAACTGTACTTACTGAAAACATAAATGTGTTTGTTGATTCAGATATTGTTCATCTTGATCCAGGCGAAAGCTGTACAAGAGTAGCGATAGAGGGAGAGCTTCGTAGTTACAGTGTTTCTGTAGAAAAGATAAAGTCAAGTAACTACATAATAAAGCTTCCGTCGCAGCACATTGATACAACAGCTATTTGGGTGAAAGCAAAGACGAGTCAAAATGCAGATGATTTCTTGTCTACTCAGTGGATTCAATGCAACAGCCCTGCAGAATTTATTCAGCCTGAACCTAGATTCTCAGTAACATATGATAATTATTCAAATGCACAGATTCAATTCTCAAATTATCTTAACCAGCTTGAGAACTATGATAAAAACTGGATAACTATTTATTGGATTGACTGCTCAGGTGTAATTGGATGCGTAGGTGAAAATGTTTTACAAGATTTTATGCCTGCAAAATCTGGTCAGTCTATTGATAGCGACTCAGGTGAATTCTCTATATCAAACTTATCAAATACTGTTGAGCTTCCTCATAGCTATACAGTAACAGGTAAGAGCCCTGAGACAGCTCGTGAAGCGTATTTCAACAGCAGAAACTATATTAACACTTTTGACAGCTTAGTAACACTTCCAGACTTCAACAGATTTCTCAATAGAGAGCCCGGAGTAGACTGCGGAGTTGTTATTGACTGCCAGAAAGCACTTGAAATAAATCTTGCTATATACAACGATAAGAATCTAACAGATTCACAGAAGTCTAAGATGTATCTCACAAAGTATGATTTCCCTGAAGGAGATCCAACAATTGATTGGAATTCAGTACTAGGGCTTGGATTTGATCCATCTGATCCAAACAAGTTTGTTTTTTCTACAAATTTCAAAAGATATACAGCAATGTGCTTTGCAATACATAATGATTTCTTATCAAGCAATTATGGTTCAGGTCAGATGAATAACTCTCAAATAAAGAGAAAGACAAACTTTATTCAGTATAAACCACCTATTCAGTTCATTGATAATGTTGTAAGAGATTACAAGCCACTACAAGCAATGACTGTTGATCTTCAGTTTGGTTGGTTAAGAATATTTAACTTCTATATTGTTGGAACAATAACACCTAAGAAGTCTCTTGACAAGGATACAGCAGCTGTTATCATCAACAAGGTAAAAGAGAACCTTGCAATTTACTTCTCCCCAGCAAATAGAAATATCGGAGTCAAACCTACACTAATGGAAATTATAGATGTAGTCGAAAATAGTGATTCTAGAATAAGGCATTTTGATCCAGGAAGCGCAAAGACCTTAGGCATTGTGTGGTCTGATTGCGACATTGAATATTTTAACTACATCAGCTTTGCTAGATATACACCGGATGTAGCATCTGCAATGGCAATAAGGATAAATCCTGAGTATCTAAGTAATTAAGGAGGAATTGATCTATGGACATGAAAAATGTTTCTGTCCCCGAAGTTTATAAGTCCAGCCAGGACTTCAGATTCTTCCTAGATTGGTTTGAAAAGGCACTAGGTCAGATAAAGTATGACACAGAAAATCTAATTGACTGCTTTGATCCACTAAGATGCAAAGAGGATCTCTTGTGGTTACTTGGTGACACAATAGGATTCAAATACGATGATAGACTATCAGCAGCATATAACCGTCTTGTTATGCTTTATTTCATGTCTATGATAAAAAATAAAGGATCTAAAGATGGAGTAACATTAGCGGCGGAAGTCAATCTTGCACAATTTAGTGTAATAAATTACGGGAAAGAAAAGGACATTCTTCAAAACAGACTGGAAGATACTTCTATTCCTGTAAATGCTGTTTATGTATCTAGCGATGTACAAAATGGGTTCATTGATATAGTTTATTTTACATCAAACGATGTTCCAATTGACGCTTGTATAGAGTATGTAAGACCATTAGGTATGTACTGCTTCCAGCATTCAGGTGTTAGGTTTGACGGAAGAACAAAGATATCAATTGATGCAAGACTTACAAATGAGAATGAGAAAAGTAAAATTCCTAACTTTGTTACTCATGTAGGACATTACAGTAGAAATGATTATGCAAGAATGCAAAAGATGAGAAATGAAAATCTTCATGAAATCAACAAAGATGATAAAAGAAGATACGCATGGTATCGAAACTCCGACATTGAGGACAGACCAGATAAAGAAATTGACCCAGGATATAGGTCTCTTTATTCTCTCCAAATGGCCAACAACGAACATATAGTTAAGTCGCTGATTGAGCCTATATTTGGTATAGGTAAGGAGCCTATAAAAGTAGAAACTACTGTACCTGATAACTATGTTATGAGCAATGAGGAACCTCCTTACAATCTAAGATATGATAAAGATAAAGAAGAATCAGTTTCAATTGATGTTTATACAATTGACCAAGATCGATCTGAAAATATCCTCAATCCTCGTCCTGCTGTAAGTCCTATAATGTCTGAGCTTGGTTCTGCAGTTTTCTTAAACGATGGAAAGACATATCTTGTTAGAGACGAAAATGGAAACATAGTTAAGAAAACACTTCCAGAAGAATGATGAGAACCTTGTATCTTTATGAATCTTAAAGGATGTGATTTCATTGGTTGAAGATATCAAACGGATGGGAAATGGTCCGTGGAAGGAAGCTTCAGATGAAGATGTAGCTAAAGACGAAAAAGGGTTTACAATGCCAAATCTTCATAGAAGATTAGATCCTCAACAGCCTACATCTTCATATGAAGTAGCTCCTAGAGAATATCAAATAGGTGTATACGAAAAAGATTCGTACAGAACAACAACAATAAATACTCATGATGAAGAATCTGAGTATGCTGAGATTCCATAAGGAGATGATTACTTGGATCAGCTTAAGAAAGTTGCAAAACAAATACCTATAAGACACAATGTATCTATCCGAGTAATTGATCCTACTTCCGGAAATGTTGTATCCGAACATACAGGGCACAATGCTGCAACTAATTCATTAGTTACCGGAATTGCTCACTACTTAAAAGGTGATGGTGTCCTTAACCAAGGGTATCATATGCTAAGTTCATATGTCCCGATGTACATATCATTAGGTACAATGGGATTGATAAATCAAGAATCAGATTCTGAAGGGCTTCCGTCAGGTCTAGGAGTTATAAGCTATAAAGATAAGTATCCAAATGATCCAGATCTAGAGGAAGCAAACAGATTTGTTGATTATCTAACACAGACTCCTGGATACGGTGCAGACGGATACGATCCTAATGAAAATAATGGTCGAGAATATCTAGGTCTGGGCCCTGTATTCGAAAAAAGGGTTCAAAAAGAAATAAAACAAGAAATCTTGCAGATTGGTGATATAAACTTTGATGGTAAAGTAGACTATCAAGATGTTATGCTACTAGTTGATTACAATTGCGGTGTTAAGCAGCTTTCTGAGAAGCAACTTTTCGTTGCTCAAGCAGATGAAAACGGATCAATATCTTGTGAAACTGTTCAGAAGGTAAAAGATTGTGCAGAAGGAAAGATACTTCCATCCGAACTAGGTACAGCTATTTATCAGCCTAAGAGTGCTCCAACAGTAAATTGCGAACTGATATCTGAATCATTTCCAAGAGCTAAAATTGCATTTAGAGATATTGTACCTGAAACGGAAGCAGAATTCTCTCAAACAGTTGATGTTGTGTATAGTGCAATGATATCTACAGGAGCACTTTCGCAATTTAGAGAAAAGGATAAGGATTATATCTACATTACAGAGGCAGGTCTTTGGTCTAAGCCCGATTGGTCAGACGGAGGCGACAACGGATTGCTTGCTGGATATAGAATATCTCCTCCTAACTCTAACAATTGGAAGATGGCTGAATGGGATACACAGAGACATGTTTATTTTGATTCACCAGAATGCAAAGAAAACAGACGAATTCTAAAACAAAATATAATCAAAGTTAAACGAAATCAAATAGTACAAGTTGTGTGGAAGATACAGATAGGCGGAATGGATCAGCTTGGAGGAATAATGAGCCTGTACCCGCACTACTCACCGACTCTTAAATGGATAAATTGGGAATAAGGAGTGATAGATTTGAAGAAGGTAATACATGCTGCTGAAGAAGAATACAGTCAGATTCTATTTACTCCTTCATCTCTAGTTGATTTCTTAACTCAAGTAGACGAGCTTAAAGATGTCAACATAGGAGTAAATGATGACGGAGAAAATGTTTCAATCTCTATCGGGGATTCAACATATCAAATAAATCCTAAGTCAGTTACAAATATTGATGTATCTGATGATGATCTAGATCAAGCTTGTCAAGCGAACGAAAGTAATTATGACGAACTTGAAGAGTCAGGTTCAATTGAAGTGAATGATTCAGTTGAATCAGGAATCATAAAACAGCTGTTAAAGACCTTAGCAATAGGTGGAATAGTACGTTTAGCTGCTAATGAATTGAAAAAGTGAGGTATTGAAATATGAAAGATACCAGAAAGAAGATTGTATCTGATATAGAATCTGAAAAGCCTAAGAACTCAGTTATTGGAATATTTGAAGGTGAGTGTGCTGATTCAAACATTACAAATGAGAATGGACTAGATATAACGAGACCTGTATGGGAAAACATATTTAGTTCTGAATCCTATCAGCAAGCTATTGAACTTGGATGGTACATCGGATTCCTAGGACACCCCGATGATCCTGGATGTATGGACTTCCGAAATGCTTGTATTGTAATGACAGAAGGACACATAGATAACAACGGAAAAGTATATGGTAAATTTAATCTGATTGATACTCCTGTTGGTAGGACAGTTAAAACATTCATAGACGCAGGTGTAACATTCGGAATTTCTGTAAGAGGTGCAGGAGACATTGTAAACAATTCTGTTGATCCTGATACATTTGTATTTAGAGGATTTGACCTTGTATCTTTCCCAGCATTTCCTGAAAGCATCCCTACTTTTACAGCTATTGCAGCTTCTAGCGATGTAGAGTCTCAGAAGAAGTACAAGGCAATTTGTGCAGCAGTTAAAGAAAATCTACCTAGCATTGATAGCTGCGAAGCTATTGATATTCTACAGTGCCAGTTTGCAGAACAGTCTGATGAATATAAAGCTTTAGAAGACAGAAAGAGAGAAATAAGAGGAAGCAATTCAACTGACGATGATGTAAGTGAATGCGATGATGTAGACATTACAAAAGATAAAGTAGAGTCAATGACAAAACTTTATCTTGAACAGGTAGAAGCAAACAACCATCTGAAGAAGGAAAATGAAATTCTTTCAAGTAAACTAGCTTCAAACGAAATTGAATCAAGACGTAAGATTTCTTCTATTAGTAGAATAACAGCAGATCAGATAAGATCAGCAACAGATGCTAAGGATGCTGCAGAGAAAAGATGCAAGCAATTAGTTGCCGCATCAATCAGAATGAAAGAGACGATTTCGCAAGAAAGATCAAACAACCTTAAATATCTACAGAAGATAAGCGAAAGCAAGAATATTGTTGATTCTAAGGATTCTTTAATTTCTTCTCTAAAAACCAGACTCAATGAAACCGTCACTGCTTCTGCTAATGTAGAGAGAAGAACTTCAAACCTTGACGAACAGTTAAAGAGATCCAAAGCTGAAATAATAGCTTGCAAGAAGATGCTTAAAGATTATCAGGATGCTTATGCAGAATTATATTCACAAGCAATCGGAGCTGATCTTCAGAAGGTTAAAGTAACTGCATCAACAAGTGTATCTTCACTTCGTTCTGCTATTACAAGCTCAATAAGTAGAAAACCATCCTCTATTAGAGAGCCTGAAGAAATTGATGTAGATGATTGTTACTTTGACGATGACATTGTAACCATTTAATTACAAATTTTATATAGGAGAGTGTTTCAATATGATCACTAAGCGTTCCACTGCTCCTGCCCGCAGACCTATTACTGCCGGTCAGAGCATTACTTCCGGCGTTCGTAATCGTAACGCTTCCGCTATTAAGTCCTCAGTGAATCTGACTCCATCACAGAGAATGTTCGCTAATCAGCTTGCTCGTAACTGCAGAAAGCATAGCGCTATCATGGCAGCTACAAATACATCAAACATCATGGCTCGTCCTGACTTCCTGGATCTGCTGCCTGTGTTTGTTCAGAAGCTGATTGTAACTGACATCTTCGGTTCAGTTGCGATGCGTTCTCGTCAGCAGCTGGTTCCTTATTTCAAGTTCATTGCTGAAAACACTAAGGGTGAGACCAAGGCTGGTACCGTGATGTCTTCTCCGTTTGCTAACCGCCAGGGCGTTGATCCTAACTTTACTGGTCGGGTAGTGAAGAACGAAGAGGTTGACGGTCAGCTGATGTATACTCCTGTTCTGCCTGGCACTGTTACCATTAAGAGTGCTCAGGGAGTGTTCGTTGATAAGGGTGACGGCAAGCTGTACAAAGCCGATACTCAGGCCGAGTCCGGAACCATTGATTATGCTACCGGCGAGATTGGCACCCTTACAGGTGACATGACTGCTACTTATCAGTACGACAATGAGACTGTTGGTCCTGACACCAATGGCCAGTACGGTGCTAAGATGGGTAAGGGTTACCTGCATCTAGATGAGTTCAATCTGGTCGCCGAGGCCAAAGAGCTCGCTTGCTACTGGAGTGTCTATTCTGCATTTGCTGCTCAGCAGGAATATGGTTCCAACATTGCTGACATGGCTAAGGAAGCCGCTGTTGGTGAGATCACTGCTGAGATCAACACCTCTTGCCTAGATATTCTGATGCAGGCAGCTTCTTACAAGCCTGCTTTCAACTGGGATGCTTCTCCTGTTCTGTCCGGTGCAGTTGTTCCTTCTGATTACCTGAATATGTTCAAGCTGAAGCTTGGTCAGGCTGCTGCTTCTATCTACCAGCAGACTCGCATGACTCGCCCCAACCGTCTAGTGGTAGGTACTACCGCAGCTGAGTACATCGGCATGATCAACGGCTTCAAGGGTGATAACATCGATGACACCGTTGGTCCTTACAAGTTCGGTACTCTTGACCAGTTCGAGATCTACGTCAATCCTTCTTACGATCCTGATTCCTGGGTCATGTGCTGCAAGAGTAACGACATCAGAAAGAACACGGCTCTGTTCGGCGAGTATATGCCTATCACCGACACTGATGTGGTTGGTCTGGCTAACATGTCCGCGCAGCAAGGCTATGCCACAATGTATGCAAGCAAAGTTGTCAACCCTGCTACTTGCGTGAAGGGCAAGATCCTCGGAACCTTCTGATCCTTCATAGGATAAAACTTCATCATTTATCACAGCCCGGTCTCGAAAGAGGCCGGGTTATTTTTTGTATTATCTTATATCATTTTCTTTTCAGAATCGTTATTGTATTAAAGAGGTGATACTATATGGGAGGACATATAAAGGTTCCTGATAATATTTTTAGAAAGTGCGAAATATGTGGAGATACATTTCATCCTAATACATATAGACAGAGAACATGTGGGAAACCAAAGATAAAGATATGCCCTGTATGCGGAAAACAATTTGAATATTTATGCAAATCGGATTACATTAAAAATACATGCTCTAAGAAGTGCGCTGACATACTTGCTGAGCGGAAACGAAACGAGAATGCAGAAAAGATAACAAGAAAATGTGCATATTGCGGAAAAGAGTTTGTTCCTAAAACAAAAATAGACATTTATTGTGACGGTCCGCACTATAAGAAATGCGAATTATGCGGAAAAGAATTCGAGTTTGATGTAAGAGGATATTCTAACATAAAGACTTGTTCTAAAGAATGTAGATACAAATCAGCATCAAGAAACAAAGACATTGAATCTATGATTCGAAATCATAAGAAAACAATGATTGAAAAGTACGGTGTTGCTCAACCTATGCACATTCCTGGAGTAATAGAAAAGATCAAGGAAACAAATAGAGAAAGGTACGGATCAGATTGGTATACGCAAACTTCTGAATATAAGAAATCAGTTGAAGAAACCTCATTATCCAGATATGGAGTAAAACATTTTCTTTCAAGTGAAGATGTTAAGAATAAAAGAAGAGATACCTGTAAAGAAAAATATGGATTCAGCAACTATGCTTTTCTTATGGTTGATCACCCTGAAAAACTTGAAAAATGGATTGAATTCAGAAAAGACGGAAAGAAGTACATATCAGAGAACTATTCAGAAAAGCCTACTAGAAATCAGCTATCAGAAGATTTAGGAGTATCATATTCTACTATTTCTCAAGAAATACGGCTGAAGGGATTAGATGACTATGTAATGTGTAATGTATCCTACATGGAAGACGAAATAGTAGACGAGCTGAGGAAACTGATTCCTAATATTCAAATCATTCGAAGATGTAAGAATGTAATAACACCGTATGAATTAGATATTTATCTCCCAGAATACAATGTTGCAATTGAATGCAATCCTACATATACTCATAATTCATCTACAAGCAGTTTCACAAATGATCCGAAGCCTGTTAGATATCATCAGATGAAAACAGAAATGTGCGAAAGCAAGGGTGTATTTCTTTTTCATGTTTTTGGATACGAATGGTACAACAAAAAAGAAATCATACTTAGTATGATAAGCAATCTTCTAAGATGTAACAAAAACAAAGTATTCGCTAGAAAGTGCAAAGTAGTTGAAATTCCATCTTCTGACTCAAGGACATTTTTAGATAATAATCATAGACAGGGGGAAGCTTCTGCGTCAATCAAACTTGGGCTCGCTTACAATGACGAACTTGTAAGCTTAATGACATTTGGAAAGCTAAGAGGAACCATCGGTACAGATAAAACAGATACATCTAATTGCTGGGAGCTTGTTCGATTTTGCTCTAAGTTGAACACAAATGTTGTTGGTGGAGCAAGCAAGTTATTCAAATATTTTGTCGATAATTACAACCCAGAAGAAATAAGATCATTCTCAGACAGAGCTCATACAAAAGGAAATCTTTATTCTAAATTAGGATTTCATGAACTGAGAAGATCTGATCCAGGATATGTTTGGGTTGAGCTTGCTACAGATAATCCTGTTAATAGAGTTACTGTTCAGAAATCCAACATAAAATCATTCTTACATGATGATCATATTGATCTAAACATGAGTGAATCTGAAATAATGATTCAACACGGATTTGTCAAGGTATTTGATTCAGGTACAATAACCTGGCAGTGGAATAGAGAACAATCGTTAAAATAAGTGTAAACAAAACATATCAAAATCGCATTATCATATCGAAAGGAATTTATTTATTATGACTAGAGAAGAGCAACTTTCTACTATTAAGCAGCTTCGTGATCTTACAGCAGATCTTGAATGGCAGCAGGATACACTTGATGAACTTGAATGGAGTAGTTTTGACCCTCCCGAAAAGCCTGTATTGAAAACATACGCAAAACCTGCATATCCGGAACCTGAATCCTCTATGCGGTTCAAATGGAGGGTGTTCAACTACTTTTGGGCTATTACAGCTCTTATTTTTCTTGGCATCTGTAAGCTATTTGATACACCTATTTTTCTTCTTCTTCACATAGCCATTACTATTGGATACGTCATGAAGTATCGTGAAATGAAAAAGGCTGATGTCGAGCGATTTAGAAATTCTTATGAATTCAAAGCCAAGTTGAAGCTAATTGATGATGATTATAATAGTCTTGTTTCAGCAGCTAGGCAGCAATATGAAAAGGACTTGGCTGAATGGAAGAATGACTTGATGCCAAGATACGAGATTAACAAGGCCAAGTACGAAGAAAAGAAAAGTAAGGATATCGCTAACTGTAAAGCGGCTATCACTCATGACAAGCGAGAAATTTCTCGTATCTATGGTGAGACTAAAATCCTTCCTACCGCTTACAGGACTCTTCCTATTCTGGAATACATTGAAGAATTCATGACTTCTTCTAATTTCGATGTAGACAGGGCAATTGAGAACTATGACAGAGAACAGCAGAGATGCATTGATGAAAAGAGGTTCCAGCAGGAGGTTTACTACAATCAGCTTCAAGAGAAAATGGTTGATGCTCAGGAAAGAGCAAACAGCATTGCAGATAGAGCTAGACGCGATGCTAACAGAGCAGATTTTGTTGCAGCTGTTCAGCGTCATAACACTAATAAGCATTTGAAGAAGATTTCGGAGAAGTAAAATGAAGAGAGAAAAAGGCGTAAGACATCATTGGGAGATTACTCTTGGCACAGAGACATTTCAAGAAAAATACAAAGGTGGAATTTTATGGTACTTGAAACACGATTTTAGAGTACCTCCTCTGCATCCTACACTTCATAAATCATCTTTTGAATCATGGCTGAATGACATCAAAGATGGAAATACAGAAAATGTACCAGATTGGCTTAGAGAGAATGTCAAATTCGTAGAAAGCAAATCGTTCAAATGCGATGATTTTGGAAAGATTGTTTATGAACCAAATCAAGCAATCATCATTCCTGGATACACATTACATTTCTGCTCATATAAGTGTGCTTGCGATTATGGCTTAGGTTGTTATAGGCTTTCTGTTAAAGATGCACTTGATCTTTGATAAGAATCGTTATATTAAGTATCTAACATATAAAAATTTGAATACAAGAGGCTACTAACATGACAATTGCTTATTTTGAAGGAAAGAAATACAATACCTGCAAAGATTTAAGAAAAGCTGTATTTGAATGGTGTATTGAAAAAGACATTATTCTTCCTAGCGGATCCTCTATCGTAAATCTTTGGAAACACTGGAAGATAACAAAAAAATATATAGATGTTCTATCTAGAATTGATATTGTAGATGATAGAGGTGAATTTAGACCCGATAGAATTAGGTATGTCATTGATGACAAATTCTTTGACAATACAAGCTCGCTGTATCGATATATTGATTTCTATCACAGAAGAGACATTGAGCGTGTTCGAGAAGAGAACATCAATATGTATCTTTTCAACTCTAGATTTGATAAAAGCAGAATGAAGTTGAAGAACAAGGTTAAAGTAGTATTTCTTCCTAAAACATTTTGTCCTAAATGCAGAAGAAAAATTTTTCTAGGCGAAAATGTGTTTCACACAGATAAAATGTCTAACTATTGTTCGTATGACTGTTTACCCGAAGGTGAAAGATATATTCAGAGAACATTAAGAATGGAGGATTTGCTCTATGTCCCAGCGGTCGTATGAATACAAAGGTGTAACAATCTATATTTATTACTTTGGATTTTTTCTTTTCTATGCAGAGAAAGATAAATATGAGCTAAAGCACGGCCCATGGAAAATAATGAATTTCGATACTAAAGATGAAGCGGAGCAATTCATTGACAAGTATCTAAATAAGTTCTGTTGGTGAACCTTATATTTTTATGTGATAGGCGGGAGATATTATATCTTTCGTTATATGATGAAGTTAATACAAAAAAGATCACATAAATCATTTTGGAGGTTATCTAAATGAGTTACAAGATTACTATTAAGTTCACCAAGCCTGTTAAGGTTGAGGCTTCTATTCCTACTTATCCCATTGCCCCTGAATTTGTTCTGGGTCAGTCTTATGTGGATGAGAAGGCTTTCCGTGACCAGGCAGGAGATACCGCTTATTCCAAGAACATTTGGGAGAAGGGTGAGTTCCTGATGGCTCAGGACCTGGCTGAGTTCCTTGGCGAAGTTTCTGTCCATCCTGGTGTAGTTCTTGCCTGCAAGTCTGCTATTCTTGCTGCCAAGGCTGCCGAAGCCACTTCTGGCGAGAACGCTGGTTATGAGTTCATCACTGATGACTACAAGGACAAGATGCTGTACGAGGAGATCGGTCGTGCTCTTGCAGGTCAGGGCTTCGAGGTAACTGTCGACCCTACGTAAAGTGTCAGGTTGATATTTCAGCTTCTGACGGAGAAGATGCAATTCAGAAAGCTATTACAGCTAATCCGTCAGGAGCTTATATCAAGCTGGCACAGGATCTATACCAGGGCGGTATTCAAGCCGAAGACGGCTCTAACGTAACAATTGATCTAAATGGTCATGCGTTAAAATGTGTCCCTCCGTTTGTAGGTGCAGATAGCAGCTACACAAACGGTCTTAGATTCATGAAAGGATCTAGAGTAACCATTAAGAACGGAACTATCAAAACATCTTCCCCTGAATTAGCTATTCTTATTCAGAACTTCTCTGATGAATTGGTTCTTGATAATGTTTCACTGTCAGGTAAGATGGCTACACAGTACATTCTATCAAACAATTACGGACATGTAATCATGAAGAATGGTACTTCTATCAAGTCTTCTGGAGGTCATGTATCATTTGATGCACACTATGGTCTGTCAGATGAATACAATGATGGTGTAACTGTTGAAATTGCTGATAGCACAGTTTCAATTACTGGTCCTATTGAGTATACTAAGGAAGATAACAAGTCTGAAGAAGACTTCTTAGCTAAGACTCATATCTATATTCCTGTTGGATATGAACTTGCTGCTCCTGAAGGCTACAAGTTCCAGTTAACAGAAGACGGTTCAAAGCAAGAACTCGTCAAGGCGTGAAAGAAAGGAGGCCTAGTAAGATATGACAATGGATGAGATTACTGCTCAAGTTGGATTCTTGCTAGGCTTTCCTACTAATGAGAATGTAGAAGAAGTAGACTTGAGACAAGCAGTCTTGATTGCTTTTAGGGAGTTGAAACGATACATTCGACAGTCAGTAGAGAAAACAGTTCCATTTCAAACACGAATTGACCTGCTCAAGCAAGATATCCATACAAACAAAGTTCTCAATGTTCAAGCTGCTTATCCTAGAATAGGCCTTACAATGAGTAACATAGACAGTGGTAATGTTTTCCAGGTTGCTGCCGCTGTAAACGCCTATAGTACGATAGGCAATACAAGTTCAATCAACATAGATCCTATAATGTCTGAACTTGCAATGGCTCAAGTTCGTAATACAATTTCTACTGATTTTCAATGGAAGTATGATCCATATAATCAAGTAGTTTATGTTACGCATAGAGACCCATTACCTGCAATGGTAACTATACGATATGTTCCAGATTTGCAGGATGTGTCAGAGATTCAAGGAACAACCTGGATTGACTACTTAGTCCGGATGAGCCTAGCATTCGCAAAAATATCGCTAGGCAGGTCTCGGTCAAAATATACAATTGAAGGCTCTAATGTAACACTTGACGGTGATACACTTCTTCAAGAAGCTAATGCAGAATTAGAAGCTATAAGAGGTGAACTTGAGCCTAAGAAGAGTAGACTTGTTGTATTGAACTAAATTTTATGAAAAGGAGTTTCTTACATGTTTGTTTCTAAGAAAAGAACTAAGAGAGTAACTGCTGGCGACGAGCTGGATACTGAAGTGATGGAGCCAGAAATGGACGAGGATGTTGTCGACGATACTCCTGATGCTGATGAAGATGTAAATGTTGCCCCCGATGCAACTGATCTTCTTTTTGAGGCAGAGGATGTAGCGCAGCTGGTTGCAGAAGTGACTGGTCAGCCTGTCGATGTTGACGCAGCTGAAGATGGTAACTCTGTTGAATTCACTGTCGGTGAAGATGTTTTCACTGTTACTGCTGAAGGCGACGAGGAAGTTCTAGAAGCTATTCGCAAGCCACTGAAGAAAAAGAAGCCTGTGTCTGCTTCTACTAATAGAAAGCCTGCTGGTAAGACCGTTCGCAAGCTGCCTAGCAAGAAGTAAGATAAATACTATGAACAAAGAGCTGGTCGTGTCTTATCAACATTGATCAGCTCTTTGATTTGTACGAAAGGATTGTTTGTATGGAAAATGTAGAAGCTGGAATCATTGCTAAGCTACTTAAAGCACTTCCAAAGTATTTAAGCAATGGAATCAATGAGGTAGTTAAGCGAGGAATCAAAGTAGAAGAGTCTAAGCCAGTTGATGGCAAGAATTATGACAGCGGTATCATCTTCGTAGCTACAAGTGGAAAAGGAACTGTAATTAAGTGTAAGGTTGTACCCGTCCCCGAGAGAAAAGGTAGATTCAACATGTACATCAAGTCTAAAGATGGAAAGAAAGCATCGTATCCTTCTATCAGTCAAGACCAGATGGATGATAAGATAACTGAATTCTTTGATAAGTTTTATGGTGAAGCTTTTGAAGATGCAGATAACAATGAAGATGACTTCAACATGGAAGAATTTAATGAAGATGAAGATGCTAAGAATCAGTCAGCTGATTCAGATGATGCAAGTTCCTCTTCGAAGCTATTCATGAAGCTGTCTAAAGTTACATCCGGAACAGATGTTCATGTCAATCTAGAATCTGTAATGGCTAACTATAATACAGTTTCTGCTCTTGCAGACATGACAGCAGTTGTTAACAATGATGACTTTGTTTCTCTGCTAGATGAAAATCCTAAGTGCTATGAAGTTACAACAGTTGATGGTCAGCTAGATGTTGCTGACACAGAAACTATGCCGGAGTTCAATCCATTTGCTGAACTATTGAAAGGATATTATTTAGCTACGCTTAACCTAGACTATCTGTCTACAAATTATTCTGATAGCTCGATGAACAGGCTTGATCCATATTATATGTCAAGCGACATTAGATATTGGATTCACAATATTGTAACCATAGCAAAGGTAACAGGTTGTTTCACACCTAACCCTATTGACCTTCTTCAAGGGCAAGTAGGAATTCTATGCGACCAAAATCAGCAAGGAGCTTTTTCAATGAAATCTGTCCTAGAAACATTGCTTGCAACAATTGAGTTATACTATGCAAATTTTTCACACGATATTCAGTCTATTCTAGATGATAATATCATTCAGATTAAGACATACATAATTAATACGGGAGTTGTTTAACATGAAAAGAGTAATTCGCTGTAGAACAGATACAAATAACAAGGAACCAATCGATCTTAATATAGATAAGATGATAAAAGACAAAACAGGAAGAAAGCTATTCGGTAAAATAATGAGTATTCCATATGAAAACATAGAAAGCTATCTAACTGGCTGCGCTGATGTTTGTCAGTTGACTGGAACATTCATTCCAGGACTAGAGGAAATATATAACTCTATACTTGAGAATGGTATAGAAGAAACTATGAAGACGCTAAAACGAATTTGAAAAAAAAATTACCTCCTTGAATCGTTATTGTAATTGATATACAATAGCCTTCAAGGAGGTTAAACTATGGAAGTAAAAAATAGAACATACGGAAAACAATTTAGAACTTATCAAGAATCTGCTTGCGAAATCAATGATACTTCAATTCTTCATGAATACATCAACAATGGTTGCGGAGTAGTGACTCTTGAGAACCCTGAAACCAAAAAGTATAAAACATACGCATTTAATCTTCCTAGATACGATAAGTTTGATGAGCCTACTATCTTTGTTTATGCAAGGATGAGAGACGACTGCTGGCTATATGTAGGAATGATGCGAAACAATGTATTCAGAGAGACACGAAATTCTAACTTCGGTGTAGGCAATCCTGTCTATGAAGGAGCAAAGTACATCGTTCAAGTAGCTAACAATAGAAGAGCAAATACTAGAATGAAAATTTATCATTGTGGTGTTTGTTCTGTATGTGGAAGAAAACTTATTCAGCCTAAATCAATCAAATACGGTGTAGGCCCTAAATGCAGAAATAAGTTGAAGAATGAACAATGAGTTTCTATGAAGATAATAAAAATTTCAAAGTATGGGTTGATAGATACAACGGAAATGTTTATAGAGCTGTATATGAATTAGGCCAAGCTGCTGCAAAACGAGTAAAAGACTGTAACAACAAAATATCTAATGCAGAAGGAATTTCATGGGTACTAAATGGCCATAAACCTGATTATGAACATAGACGAGCATACTGGGATACAAAGAAAGCTATAATTGAAGAATATATTGCTACAAATTTGGAGCTTATTGATGACAAACAAATTTGTAAATGTGTAAGGTCATCAATTTGGAACAGCTTGAACCATAGATACCTTTTATATGATTACAAAGGTGTTGACGACGAATCACGTAGGGCAAGAATAAGAATTCTTACCAAGTTAATTTGGTATGAAATAAAACCAAACTATAGAGAGGATGCTAATGATGCCTGAAATCGAAAATCAAGCTACTGAAGTTAAGGAAAGAAAGAAACCAGGACCTAAGCCGAAATCTAAAATCGAATCAATTGATCTGTCTGAAACGAAGACCAATAATGTAATCAATGAGAATGTAGAAGATAATGTTGAAGTAAATGACGAGATTGATTCAACTCCTGTTATTTCAGAACCTATCAAAGCTGAAGATGAATTGAAACCTATAGAAACTCCTCCTATCTACGAGAGACCTGTTGAACCGATTAGATACGAAATTATGTCTACATCTGGTAAAACAGTAATGGTCTATAGAAACAAGAATTTCAAAGGAGTTGCTATCAGGTACAAAGGTGTCCTAAAGGTTATGAATGAAGTAGAAGGCGGTTACAAAGTTAACTACATGAATTCAGGATTTGGTTATTGTATAGGTTATGTCAAAGAGTCAACCATCAACGCAATTAGATAATCTAATTGCGAATAATATATGGAGGTATTAAATATGGACGAAAAGATTATTGATCAAATCAATCCGGACACAACTGCTCCTGTGATTGAGAATGTTGATGACCTTCCCGAAAGTGCTGCTCAAGAGTTCACTGGAGGTAAGGGAGAAGGGGAGGCTGAGTAATATGCCTAATTACACAAATAGCTCATTAGTTAACTACACTAAAATCAGCCCTATGCAGAGTGGAAGCAGAGTAAATTCCAGATACAATCCTTCTGGTAAGATTACTGTTATCACTATTCATCATATGGCCGGTAACCTTTCTGTAGAAACTTGTGGAAATGTATTTCAGACAAGAGAAGCATCCGCGAACTATGGTATTGGTTCTGATGGTCGTGTAGGAATGTATGTAGAAGAAAAGGATAGAGCTTGGACTTCGTCCAGTCCTTCAAACGATTACAAGGCAGTTACAATAGAGGTAGCTAACTGTGCATATGGTCATCCTTGGCCTGTTTCTTCTGCTGCATATGAGAAGCTGATCCTCCTTTGCGCAGATATTTGCAAACGTAATGGAATTGAGAAGCTGAACTACACTGGAGACACTACAGGTAATCTTACAATGCACTGCTGGTTTGCTGCTACTGCATGCCCTGGTCCTTATCTAAAGGCAAGATTCAGCGATATCGCAAATAGAGTAAATGCTATCTTAGACGCTTCAAAGCCTGATCCGACTCCTGTACCGTCGGGTAATCTAGCTGTTGGAGACGTAGTTACCTTCGTAGGCGGTTCTCATTATTACAGCGCAGATGCTTCTTCTCCTGCGTCTACAGATCTTAAGCCTGGTAAGGCTAAGGTTACAGCTATTTACAAGAGCGGAAAGCATCCGTATCACCTTATTCACACAGATAGCTCAACTTCTGTATATGGTTGGGTGGATGCATCAGCAATTAGAGAGCTCGAGGAGAAGCCGTCTACTCCGTCAACAGGTTCTTATGATGTTGGAGATGTTGTAAATTTCAAGGGTGGTAATCACTATTCAAGCGCAAATGCTTCGTCTCCTGCATCAACAGGCCTAAAGGCAGGTCCTGCAAAGATCACGTATAAGGCCAACGGAGCACATCCGTATCACCTTGTTCACACAGATAATCAGACAACCGTATATGGTTGGGTTGATGCTTCTCAGATCGAAGGCGCTTCTTCAGCACCTTCTGCCCCTTCTGTTGAAACATTCAATAAGGGAGATAGAGTAAAGATCAAGTCGTCTACAACTAGATGGGTTGGCGGTGCGTCAATTCCTTCTTGGGTTAAGAATAGTCAGCTTTACATTTGTGGATTCAGAGATAGTGATCCTTGCGTCACAATCAATTCTGATCTATCAGGTGTAACAGGTGTTCTTAAGACTTCTGATCTTTATCACAACTAATTAGGAACATCTGATGATATAAAGGCAGGGCATCGAAAGATGCCCTGCTAATTTGTTATGAACCGTTATTATAAGTGTAGTAATTATTACTTACTGTATTTCAATAAATTAGGAGACAAATGATATGAAGAAAATGAGAATTTCAACGTTTGTTGTATTTATCATTGGAATGATCGCTATTATTATTCATATTCTTACTTTGAAAACATCTTCTAGGGTGGAACCTAAAGATGTAACAGCTCCAACAGCAGATACGTTATCTACTGAAATAACTACTACTCCTGATAATGATTATCCAGTTGTGCAGCTTGTAAATAATGAAAGTAATTTTAATTATTCAGAAAATGAATCGAAGTCTGAGTCAGAAATTGATGATATCATTGAACCATTTATCTTACTTAACGAAGAAGAAAAGCGAGACTTTTCTGCACTAGTTTATCTAGAAGCTGGAGGAGAGTCTTATGAATGTATGAAAACTGTTGCAAGCGTCATTGTTAACCGAATGATAAATAATGATCTTTCTCTTTACGATGTTATTTATGCTACTAATCAGTTTGAGCCTGCTGAAAATATTCCGTACACTGATCCTTCTGAAGAAGCAGTACAAGCAGTGAACGAAATTATTCAGAATGGCCCTTGCGTTCCTAAAAATGTAACTTTCTTCAGAGCAAGCTACTACCATAATTGGAGCGATCTTATTCAGCCTTACACCGTTATTGATAATACATATTTCTCTTACGATGTTAGAATTGAGGTGGATTGAGATTGTTGTTCACTGTAATTGGTCCGGATGGGAATCCTAAGATGGGAACAGAATATCGTGAATGTATATACGATATAGAACAGCTTGAGAGCATGGCTTCAGCAGGTTGTAAATTCAAGTTGAATGATAAGCTGATTTCTTTAAGTAATTTGAAGAAAGAGTTAGGATCTGCTTCTTATAGTATTGAACAGATTTCTACTAGTAGATCAATTATTCTTTGCTTAGAAACTGGAGATAAGTTCAATAAGCAATCAGAAGCTGCAAAAGCATTAGGAATTGATCCAGCAGCAGTATCAGATAGTTTGAAAACAGGGCGGAAAAGAGCAGGATACACATTCACTCGTGTTGAGGTGTAATATGATCAGCATTACTCAAGTAGGAAATCTTTACAACATTTCATTCAAATACGACCCAGAATTAGTAGATATGATCAAGAAGGTTCCTGGCAAGTCTTGGAATCCTGTTGAGAAATATTGGACAATTGAAAAAAGCAAACTTGGGTTCTTCATGAATCAGATCAAAGGTACTAGATTTGAAAATCAAGTGAACCTTCAAAGTAATGAAGACATTGGAAAGAATGACACTTTAGATAAAACTTCGCATATTCCAAATATTGATATTTCAAATGTCCCATTCTATGTTAAGAATGGGTCAAAACCTTATCAGCATCAGATTGACTTCATGAAATACGCTATTGATAGACAGCAGAGGGGATATAGAAGCGGATTTCTTTGTGCAGATGAGCCTGGACTAGGAAAAACAATAGAAAGCATTAACCTCGCTATGTTCAATAGAAATTATAATAATTTCAATCATTGCCTTATTATATGCAACGTAAACACATCTAAATATAACTGGGAACAGGAAGTATCTGAGCACACAAACGGAAAAATGTTTGGATATCTTCTTGGATCTAGAATGAAGAAGAAAAGGGGTACAAAAAAGAAAAGAAGGGTTGTATGCGGTACAAAAGAGAAGTATGAAGATCTGATGACTTTGCACAGATATAGTGACGATAACGAACCTGAACTTCCTTATTTTATCATAATGAATGTAGAAACTCTTAGAATGAAAGAAGGGAAACGCTATCCTATTACAGAGAGACTGATTGAAATGATCAATTCAGGATTGATAAATATGATAGTGATTGACGAAATCCATAAGAATATGTCACCTACTTCTATTCAAGGAAAGCAGATTCTCAAAATAAAAGATAAAACAGGTTCTAGATGTATTTGGTTGCCGCTTACAGGTACACCTATTGTTAACAAGCCTACTGATGTCTTCCTACCAATGAAGCTTATAGACGCTCATAATTTTTCAAGCTACTACAAATGGTGCCAAGAGTTTTGCGTTTACGGTGGATATGGTGATGTTGAAATAGTAGCTTACAAGAATATCCCAAGAATGAAGATAATGCTTCAGCAAAATATGATCAGGCGCTTGAAGAAAGATGTACTAGACCTTCCAGATAAGATTCATTTTGATATATTTGTAGAGAACACAAAATATCAAGAGAAGCTTGCTGACGAAGTAACTGCTGAGCTATATGCACACGCAGGAGAAATTTCTAATTCAATGAACCCTATGGTGAAATTTTTGAAACTTCGCCAGGTGAATGGATCACCAGAATTAGTTGACCAGTCTTTGAAGGTAAACAGTCAGTATATCAAATATAACGCTAAGCTTCAGAAGCTATTTGAATTGTTAGAAGAAATTCATGACCGTGGCGAAAAGGTAGTTATTTTTTCTAATTGGGTTGAACCTTTAAGGACCTTGTATAGATTCGTATCAACTAAATATAAAGTTTGTTGCTTTACAGGTACTATGTCTGAAGCAGAGAGACAGAAGCATAAGAGGGTTTTCTTAACAAACCCTGAGTATACTGTAATGGTTGGAACTATCGGTGCATTAGGAACAACGCATACTTTAACTTCTGCAAACAACGTTATATTCTACGATGAGCCTTGGACTTACACAGACAAACTTCAAGCAGAAGATAGATGTCACAGAGTAGGAACAAAATCATCTGTAAATATATATACTCTTCTTTCAAAAGATACAGTAGATGAAAGAGTTCATGATATTGTGTATGGAAAGAAAGATGTTGCAGGATACATTGTTGATAACAAACTTGATTTTAGAAATAATCCGGATCTTGTTTACAGATTACTTGGAAAGGACAAGGAGTAGTGAAAAATGAAAATTACATGCACAAAACGAGATGATATTCTGAAGCGTAAATCTGAATATGAAGCTGATAGATCCAGCAGACAGTCTAAGTATGATGCGCAGTATAGAAAATATTTAGAAGAAGCCGGAAGACGCGAAGAAAAAATTAGAAATGATGTCATTGGAGCTATAGGAGAAACTTCACTTGATCTTGAAATTCGTGTTAGCGGAAGATTTGAGCACAAATACGAAATCAGTGTTTCTGACGAAAAAGACAAGTTTAATGAAGATAAGGCTCTTTCATGGGACTGGAAAGTTTATCTTGACAAAAACGGAGATGTTAAGAAAGAATCATCGTCTTGGTCTGGTATGAATGCAGTTACTGCTAAGAATCTAAGTAACCTGAAGGAGATTGTAAGGGTTCTTGAAATTCTAAATAATATTGACTTCAAGATGATCCTAGAGGAGATTAGACCTCCTAGATATCAAGATTACGTAACTGAAAAGAATCCAAATTACGAAACAGCTCCCGATTTTGACAGAGAGCTTATGGAAGCTGATATTGAGGATTTTATTGGAACACGAAAAGGCATTCTTGGAACTGGTAGCAAATTCTATCGTGGTAATGTTTATCATTTCATTCAGAGAGAAACGCCATCCAGCTACAACATGTGGGACATCCCTGCATACTATGTAGAGAAAAACGATGGATCTCTATCTGATTTGTTTGAAAAGTACAATGATGGAGGATCCAACTATAATATGAGAAAAGATAAATTCTTTGAAACAATTGAAAAGCCTATTAAGATTGTAGACTTTAGTTGAGGTGAATTATGAAGAAGCTAAGAAGAATTACAGCTGCTTCTGAAGATAAGATGTCAGAAGCATTAGACAATCAGATTGACTCACTAAAAGACGATTTCGATTATGCTATTGATGGCTTGAGCAAGCTAGGCAGAATGGGTGTCAATGCGTCAAACGATGCAATGGCGATTGCTGAAAATTTTCACAATGCTCTGCAAACTGTTATAAACGATATTGCTAATAAGGTGGTTGAGTAATATGGCTAAAAGAACACATGGCACTCCAGAGCAATTCTTAAACGCTCTTGAAAACAAGATAAACGAACTTGGTGGATACGATTTAGACAGCGCAACTAATGTATCTAACATTCAGTCAAAGCCAGAAATGAAGAATGTAAAGTCATCTGAAATGAACATTGACAAAGAGAGATATCTTCATAATCTGATCGGCGATCTAGAACTAGATCTTGAAGATTTAGTACAAGGATTTACAGCTGATTACGAAGACGATAACCTTTATGTTACTGTTGAAACATTCGACGGAAATACTAGAGAATACAAAGTTCCGTTTTCTGATCTTAATTGGGATTTCAACTCCATGGATACAGATGTTGCATATATTTCTGATCACATTGCAGAAGACTTAGACCTTGACCCTACTTCTGACTTAGATTATGATGAGGACGAAGATATAGAAGCTGAAGGATCTACTTGGGATGAGTTCATAAGAAACTTAGAAGAAAATAATGAAGTTAAAGTAGATGCAGCATATCGTTATAAGTATACAGGAGACAACATCATTTTTTACAGAGATGGTCAATCATTTGAAGGCGAAGTAACTAAATATTTTAATGGAGACTATGAACTTAACAAGTACAATGTTCACAAGATTAGATCTGTTAAGAGTTCTACTTCTGTAAACTCATCAAAAAAAGATAAAGTTAAATATAAAGACAGAAGAGGGTTCAAATATACTGATAAAGAACTTCGAAGAATTCTTGAAGATCAGCGTGACTTGTATCCAGGTGTTTCCTACGAAAACTGGATAAAGACTAACATAGATGAGGGACAGTTGTTCCCAATAACAGAAGCTATTAGCTTTGAAGAAAATGATGATGAAGTTATGTCTTCTCAAGATTACTTTATTAAACGAAATAATGATTACGAAAGAATTGAAGACAAAGTAGAGGCAGAGGTAATAAAGAAGCTAGAATCTCAAGGAGTAGACACAGATTCAACTGAAGCAGGATTTTTCTTAGATCGTGTTGTTGATCTGATAATGCAGCAGGATAATCCAGATGTTGAGTATTGGTGGAAGAAATTGATGAAGGAGTATAAGGAAGACGTTGACGAACTTCCTCATAGAAACAATAAGAATAATTCCACTAATTCTGATGATAGAAAATATTTAGATCAAGATGGTCAAGAATATACAATGTCCGAATTGAAGGAAGTATTCAAAAATGAGTATCATGCTGGTATGACATTTAATGATTGGCTTAAAGAATCCATCGAAAATGGCTACTTGTCTAATTTATAAATAATGGGGAATGACGGACTTGGTAAAAAAGCTGAACAAAAACTTCGTGATTGGTTAGATAAACCAGAAGACGGGTTCAGCTTTGAAAGACTTCCAGATCAGCTTTCAGGATTCTACGGAAGTAAAAATAAATGCGATTTCATAATTTTCAAATCTCCATATATGATTTATCTAGAAAGCAAAAGTACTTGGGAAGACAGATTTGATTTTTCAATGATATCTGATTATCAATATGAAAGCCTGTTAGATAGATCGAAAATAGAAAATGTTTTTGGATATGTAGCAATATTATTTGCTACATACAAGAGATGCTTTCTTATTGATGTTAATCAAATAGCTAAGCTAAAAAGCGAAGGAAAAAAGTCTATCAACATAAATAAGATAGATAAATGGAATTTCAAATATTCTGAGATTCCTACATTACCAAGCAAAAAGCAGCTACTTGATTATGTGGGAAACATAGTAGATTTGATCACTTGAACCTTATATCGTATTACAAATAAGTATGTAAGGAGACGATTCAAATGGGTTTTGAATTTGCAACATTCGCAGCAATTACAGTTCTTGCTTATCTTGTTGGTGTTGCCGTAAAGGCTTCTTCCCTCGACAGCAAGTGGATTCCTGTAATTGTAGGTGCTTTCGGTCTTATCGTTGGTGTAGCTGCTTTCTACATTGGAACTCCTGAGTTCCCTGCAAACGATCCGATTACTGCTGCTGCAGTTGGTGTCGCTTCTGGTCTTGCTGCAACTGGTATCAACCAGGCGGTTAAGCAGCTATCAAGCAAGGAATAAGCTGATACCATAGCGCCCAGTGGTGTCAGCCAGGCGTGTTCATGGTTTTCATAAAGTACCTCCTTTCTTTAGGGTAGGCAGGATGCCGCAATCCTGCCTATTCCTATGTTTTGATTAGAATCGTTATTATAATCATAAGAATAGGAGGTATTCATAATGGCAGCAATTTACAAGCCCTTTTCAGAATTCAAATATTGGTTCGTGAGAGAGAACGAGGAAACAGTAAATGTTTTAATAGCTTCCGATAATAAGAAAATTGGATTTATGACAATTGAGCCTGCAGACGTAGATTGTCTTATGACAAAAGATAACAAATGGTTCCTTGCTTATCATGAAGCAGTGTCTGATAGGATCTCGGAAGAAGAAGTTGTTTGTTCTTATAATGACTGGACTAATCGTCCGGAATATTTTGTAGGCTGTTATAATCAGCCTATCATTGACGGAATGAGCAACTATTCTAGACGAGAGGTATACATCAATATCCTAAGAGGGTGCTGCTACATTAGAGCTTACAACAATGGAAGAGACCCAGACACCTGTCAGGATGCTGTAGATAGAATTGTAGCTTGGCTTGACGAAACAGATTTCTTTACAGCACCTGCATCTACTCGATTCCACGAATCGTTTGAAGGTGGTCTTCTTTATCACACTTTGAAAGTATACAATCAAATTGTTGATCTTATGAAAGTAACTAAGTTCAGCAAAGTTGGTGTTGCAAGTGCTGCTCTTGTAGCTCTTGTTCACGACTGGTGTAAGATCAACCTTTACTCTCCATATAAGAAGAATGTAAAGAATCAAGAAACCGGTCAGTGGGAACAGGTAGATGCATATAATAGAGGAAGTTACGAATTTCCTCATGGTCAGCAGTCTCTTGAAGTAGCAAGATGTTTCTTCAAGTTTACTCAAGAAGAAAAGCTTGCAATTACTCATCATATGGGGCACTGGTATTGTCATCCTTCAGAAGAAAGCTGTTTGCAAACATCAAATGAAAGATATCCACTTGTTCACATGCTACAGTTTGCTGATCAGCTAGCAATTACATCTTACTAAAGGATGATATAGATGACAGACGCCCAGGAGAAGCTAATAGTTGATAATTATCAACTTGTACATGGATTTGTTCATAAGTATGGCCAATCATTTGGTCATGAGTATGATGAATCTGTACAGATAACTTCTCTTGGGCTTTGTTATGCAGCTCTAAAGTATGATGAAACAAAGTCAAAGTTTTCAAATTATGCTTATAAATGTATGATGAGCGAATTCTTGAAAATAGAAAGATTGAAGAAAGCAAAGCGTAGAGACTTCTCAACTATTTCAATTCAAACTCCTATTCAAAGCTTAGAAGGCGACGAGTTCAGTTGTCTTGAAGACCTTATTTCATATGATGAATTAGGATTCCAAGAAATAGAGCTGAAGGATCAAATAGAATACGCACTGTCTAAATTCAGTGGAAAACAAATAGAAATAGTTAAATATTTCATAGAAAACGGAAAATGTAATCAAAAGACTGTAGCTAAATTATTTGGAGTATCTCAATCATACATATCTAGAGTACTTAGCAGGTTCAAAAAGCTAATAGAATCTTAATGAGAACCTTGTATACTCATGAGTTAAGCTCTTGAAATGAGGAGGTATATTTATGACCCTTTCTGAGGACATGAAGAAAATAGCCCAAGACGATATAGAAGAAATCATTGGTTGGCTTGAAGATGATGGATACAAAGCTAATTTAATTTCAATCGAACTTGATCCTGATGAAATTGAAATGGATTTGATTCAAAATGTAAAGGCTGTTTTCAATGTAAATGGTAAACAAGTTCCTCTCAATTTTTATTACTTAATCAAGACGGAAGCGAAAGAAATCTACATAAATAAGCCAGATGACGAACTTGCAGATGCTCTAAAGGCAGCTTCAAAGAATGTATCTGAATCAAGTAAAATTTCTGGTGAACCTGTTACTGCTGCTAAGATTACTGCTGCAGATGACGATTTCGAGAGCGATGAGTTTGATGAGTCTTTCGACGATGTTCCTGAAGATGAAGGAGAGGACAGCTTAGCTGATAGCATTGATAGCATTTCTGATAAAGTTGATGATATGCAAGACACTATCGACGATGCTGAAGTTGAAGACGATATCGATATTGATATTGAAAACAATATTGACAATCATTATATCGCAGAATGCGAGAGGTGTCACGGCATTTTCATTTCTTCAGTTGTCGAATCCGACCAACAACTAGACAAGATTCATGGTACATGCCCTCTTTGCGATAGAGAAACAGACCAATATCTAAAATGGACTGTCAAGAAGGTAGAAAAATGAAAAGTAGACGGAGAGGATTCTTAACTTGTGATATATGCGGAAAAGATTTCATAAAAGTTTACAGCAGCATATATCAGTTTCCTTTCAGAGGTAAAATGTGCCATTTTTGTTCATATACATGTTACAGATTTGGACAAGAAACTAAGGAGAAATTGAAGAATGAAAAAGATGGTTAAGTCTTGTTCTGATGCAGTTAAAGCAAATTCGTTCAACGTAAAGATGACAAGAACCGATAAGATCAAAGTCGGTGGCAAGAATTTCAGAGTTCATACATCTCAATATGATGATGCCCCTGATAGCGATGCTATTCAGTTATACAATGATTTCTGCGCATCTATCTCAATGATAGCGCCTTATGATGATGCGGATTACTTCTGGGCAACTCTAACAAGAGGAACAATCAAATACATTCGTGATGGTAAAGTCAAAGAAATTGATTATTACATGAACGCTTATGATATGGATATTGAAAACAATGAATGGGCAAACGAAATCATTGAACAAGTTTGTATGAGATTAAACTACCTAAATAAGGATATTGAACCTAGAATCATTCACAATTGAGGTGAAATGTATGAAGATTAGTAAAAAGAGCATAAATTGTTCGTTTACAGGTGAACCCGATCCTACAGGTATTTCTGAAGGGTCACTGAGAGACGCTCAAAAAGCAAAAACCTGGCAAGAAGTTTACAAAAAGTTCGAAGATATTGTAGACAAATATATGCCGGATGCTAAAAAGATTGAAAAAGAAGTTTACAATCTTTATGTAAAGAATAAAGGCTTAAAACAGTATCAAGAAGCATACGACCATTGGATGGATGAAGCTGATTTATCTATCAAAAATAATGAAGAAGACGAAATAGAGAGCTCTGTTGATATTGATGAAGAAACAGAAGATCCTAAATGGATATGTCTTGATATTAAGCATGTAAGAGATAGCGATGGTATGCTAACAGACTACGCTCTTTACACTAATCAAGACGAAGATAAGTATATCTGCATGTTCGGAGATGCGGATGTATACGCTCCAGATGAGATGTATGCAGATGCTGAGTTTGATACAGAAGATGAAGCGCTTGAATGGTTTGAAAACTATGTTGGGCCTGGAGATGAAGAAGATGATATCTACTCTTCAGAGGAAACCGATTCTGAAGAAGATAATGACAATTTTAGAATTGTGTATCACGCTTCTCTCACACCGGTTTCATTTCCTCTTAACTTTAATTTATCTAAAGAAGTAGGACTTCACTGCGGTACATTAGAGCAAGCAACAACTAAAAATGGAACTGACTATGTTTATGAAGTAACTCTGAAGCCATCATTTTCTTGCGCCCATCTTAAATCAGATACCGAATCAAGTTATGGTAGCATGGAGTTTCTGTATAATCTTTTTCACAGCGGTATAATAGACGACCTAGATTTCAATAATCTGCTCATGCTTTTACGCGACAAAGCGGGAGATAAAGATAAACAAAAAGCATATTCAAAAATATATCGTGATTTTTTACTTGAAAAGGAATTTAAGGCTTTTGACTACCCTAATACTATAGAAAGTACCTCCAAGGATAAATCTATTTGTATTATTGATAACAATATAATTACTGATTTTAAGCAAATTGATATGAAGACTAAAAACGAGGATTATGGCTTATCACACCTAGATCAAGAATTCGATTCTACTGATAAATATATTAACTCAAGCAAGCTTCTGGATTTGAGCAATCAAATTATATTTATTTGAGTGAGAAAATATGCAAATACTTTCATACAGATGAAGGAGAAGATAAGATTAAATGTGGTTGGAAAGTAGGAAGATTAAATGAAACTATTGAAAATAACTGCTAATATTGATGAAAATGATTTCGAATTAAATAACCCTGAACAGGAATTTACATCAGAGAACACATCAATAAACAAGAACAAGCTTCCTGCAGTTTATCGTTTGATAAATATACCTGAAGGATCTGTAGGAATTGATTTTGGTGGCGGAAAATGGGATACCGCTGTCGAATACATCCGAGACCTAGGAGCCACACTTTGTGTTTACGACCCGTATAACAGAACTGCTCAGCACAACAGAGAAATGCTTAAAACACTAAAAGCAAATGGCGGAGCTGATTGGGCTGTAAACTCAAATGTTCTGAACGTTATCAAGGAACCAGAAGCAAGACAAAGTGTTCTAATGAACATTTCTAAGATAACTAAATCTGGCGCCCCTATTTATATTACAGTCTACGAAGGTAGAGGAGACTCAAAGGAAGGGCCAACAAAATCTGGTTACCAGCTTAACAGAAAGACTCAAGATTATCTAGAAGAAATTCAAGAAGTCTTCCCAGATGCAAAGAGAAAAGGCAAGCTGATTGTTGCACACAATGTTAAGTCAGCAAGTTCTTCTACAAATGTTAATTCGTCTGAAAACATTCGCCCTATCGATGAATTAAATGATGTAACAGATAAACTTAGAGACGACCTGATTCAGAAACTTATTGATGTGATGACAGGACCAAATTTCGGATTTCCAAGAAATGATGTTCTTGATTATTCAAGAGTAGATATTGGATTTGACGACGATGAAAACAGGATTGAAGTTGAAGTTGGAGCAGAAGTTAGCTACGACGGTCTAATGCAGATTGCTCAAGAGCTGGATCCTATCATTGAGTCGTACGATCATGATGCTTACTTTGATGCAGAAGATGCAGGATTGCTAGTAGCAGTTATTCCTTACGAATCATTAAGAAAGCATACAGATGTTAATTCAGCTGTTGACGTTCCCGAACCTTCATTAGATCCTCCTGAATACGATGATCCTGAGGAAGGTGAAGAAACAGTTGAAGTTGAATGTGACATCAATCAACTTGAAATAAAAGTTGACGAAGACGGATCATGGGAGTATCAAAGAGATGATTTCCTCGACGAAATGCTTACTGCTGAAGATGAGCTTACTTCCGAAGAGTATGATGTATATGTTCAGGACAGAAACGGCTTGATTGAGGACTTTGATTCAATTGTAGAACCGAACATTCCCGGAGTGCCTGGAACTTATTTGATTTCTTGTCATGTCAAAATGGTTTACGACATTACGGGAGTAGAAATTGTCAGAGAATACCAAGGTAAAGACGAAGACGGTGATCCTATAGTTGATGAAGATTACTACACAGGCAGCGCTGATGTAGAATTCAACAGAAGCGATAGTTATATCAAAGACTTCTATTCAGAAGAGGTATAAATAGATAAGAATCGTTATAATCAGTGAAGGAGAAATTCTTCACTGATTATTTTTTACGGAGGACAAATCAAAATGAAAAAATTCAGATCCGTACTTTCTGTAATCTTTGGAGTTATCTGCGCATTCAGTTTCTTTATCTGCATCAGTATCAATGCAGATCATCCTGATTGGTTCAAGTATCTCATGATTGGATTCATTACCTTTGTAGTGTCTTTCTTCCTTGCAAGCTTCTGCTACAACCCTTATAAATACATTCGTCATTTGTATGCGTCTTTCATGACCATTGCAACTAAGATTCAGATTCATCGTAGACCTAATAGCAAACTTGCTGTAAGTGTCAGAGCAAGATTTTCCTCCAGGTATGGTGGTCGTTATAATAAGAAAATCAACTACAAGAAATTCTATCGTTATGCTCTTAGGTACTATGATAGAGATCATTTTCAGGAGGTATGAAAAAGTTGAATCTAAATGAAGAACAGAAGCGAGCAGTTGAGTGCGATGATGATCTAATTCTATGCATGGCTGGGGCAGGGTCTGGCAAAACAACTGTTCTCATTGAAAGAATAAGCAGACTTTGTGAAAAAGAAGATCCAAAGAGTATTCTTGCTCTTACATTTACAAATGCCGCAGCATTTGAAATGAAGGACAGATATATAAGACGAAATCCTGGAAAGCTTGTACCAGAATTTAGAACATTCCACAGTTTCTGTTACTCTGTTCTTTGCACAGATTATGAAATCCGAAATAAACTTGGATATCATTCTGTTCCGAGCATATGCGACGAAGCAAAGATGAAGCGTATTCAGAATACTGTTTATCTTGAATTAGGTCTACATCTTTCTAAAGATGAATTAAATGGTAAGGTTAAATTAAGTCCAAAGCATAAGCAAGAATTTATTTTATACAAAAAGCGAATTAAAAAAGTAATGAAAGACGAAAACATTATCACTTTCGATGAATTGTCTTCGTCTATCTGTGATTTGTTCTTCAACGAAGACCAATTGACCAATAAATACAAAGATCGATTCAAGTATCTTCTTATTGATGAATTTCAGGATACAAGTCCTGAACAGTGGAAATTTGCAACTTCGTTCAAACATTCTAAAATTTTTCTTGTCGGCGATGAGAAACAGGCAATTTATTCCTTCAGAGGTGCTGACAGCTCTATCATAAAGATGCTTTCTGAACTTGATAATTGGACTCATATATATCTTCCTAGAAATTATAGATCAACAACGCAAATATGCAGTTTCGCAAATAAAGTTGTTCGTCAGTCTGGCAGCAAACTGAAGATAGAACTGATTTCTGATAGGTCAGGACCTAGCGTTACTGTTCTTCCTTCTACATCAAACAGATATTCTGAACCTATTGGAATAGATGATTTTGCTACTTTCTGCGAAATGAATAGAGAGCTTGAAGGAACAACAGCAATTCTATGTAGATCAAACTCAGAAGTAGCAGAAGTTTGCAGAATGCTGGATGGTGCAGGACTAAACTATCTTACAGGTAAGAAGAACACAGACTACAAGTATATTCTTAAATCTGTAAAGGATAACGAATATCTAGCAGACTGGCTTGCTTCTTACTTGAATGCAGATAAATACGCTGATTTTATTCGTATTCAGTCAATTGAAAATATGAGCAGAATTGATGTAATTGTAGATTATTTTTCAAATGTAAGGAAGATCCAAGAGAGACTTAGAAAAGTGGTAACTATTAGAAAAGCGTTGAAAGACCCTTCTAGGTCAAGGATGTCTATGGCAGTCGATATATTGACTATCTGTGGATTCAATCCCTTAGATAATCAAATTGAAGTAGACGAAAATTGTTCGTCTGACGAACTTTTTGAAGCAATTACAGCAGTGATTGAAGAGAAGATTGTATCAGATCTATATGTAGGAACAATTCACAGCTCTAAGGGACTTGAATATGACAATGTATTTCTTTTCAATGTGAACGACTATTCATTCAAATTGAACAAAGAGGATCAGTGGAATCTTTATTATGTAGGTGTTACAAGGGCAAAGACTAATCTTGTTATATTCAAAGGAGACGCATACTAATGAATAACCCAACCGAAGATTTCTTGACAACAATATCAAAAAGATTATCATCTAGGTCAGATTGTAAGAATGTTATGTATGTTGTTAGAATCAAAAGTAACAAAGTGACAATGTTTCCAGATATCTATGTATACAGAAGTAAACACAACAGAAGACCTGAAGATAAGATGAACATACTATGTTATGTTCAGAATGTAGTTAAGGGACTTCATGTAAATTTAGATGTAGACGGTGGAATCGTTATTGACGATGTAAATCTGCAGGACGGTACATACATTTATCAATCTTCTTTTGATAACAAGAGAAGAAAATGGATAAGACTTGTCTGAAACTATAGGAGGAAAATATGAGAATTAAATCAGTTGAGATCTGGGGAATGCACAATGTGTTGCACAAGAAGTATGACTTCAGTAATGTAAACTATTTCTTCGGAAAGAATGGTTCTGGAAAAACAACTGTGCTGCAGGCTGTGCAGCTGGCGCTTCTCGGGTATATTCCTGGAACCAATAAGAAGGCACAGGATATCTTTACACATAGCTGCGCGCCAGAGATGAAAGTTTCTCTGGTATTTGACAATGGATACAATATCACTAGAAGTTACAAGAAAAATGGTCAGTCTGTGAAATCAGAAACAAAGTGCGTCCCCGATGAATTTGATCCTGCTGATATTGTAAAGGATCTAGAGCTGCCTGTTTTTAACTTTAGTACTTTTCTTTCAATGTCTCCAAACGCTATGAAGGATTGGTTCATCAAATTCTTACCATCTTCTGAAAATGAAGTAAATTGGAAGGAAATTTTAGACGGATCTGAAGTAAGCTATGTAAACGATTCTCTTTATCAAGATGTTCTTAATTATGCATCAGAGCTGACTCCTGATATTGAAGGTGTTATTAAGCTAAATGAATACATGAAATCTTTGCTTTCATTTAAGCAGGCAGAGCAGAAGCGATATCAGTCTACGTTTTCTTCATTGGTTTACTATCAGGACTATGATGGTCCAAACAATGAAAACGAAATTACTGCTAAAATCGCTTCTCTTCGTCTTACTAAACAGAAGTATTTGAATGATGTTTCTGCCTATCAGTCTCAGCAATTCACTGAAAAGTGCCTTTCAGAATATTCAGATATTAAAGATGACATTCATAATGATGAAAATTTTATTTCATGTCAGTCTTCTGTACCTGATCTTGAAACTAAACTTAAAGACATTGATTCTGAAAAGTTTGAAATTGAAAGAGAACTGAATTCAAAGCGCCATGAATATGATGAAGTAAACAAAGTTGTATCAACTGGTGGAATTTGTTCTTACACAAACGAAGTTTGCTCGTCTATTCAGCCTATGATAAACGGAATGAAAGAGCGTGCAGTAAGGTTGAAAGAAAGCATTTCTAATCTAAAAATTCAGCTAGAATCTATTTCTTACTCTAGAGTGTCTGTATGTAAAACTTTGAATGAAACAAAACAGAAAGTTGCGGCTATTATCAAGCGTTATGATGAAAGAGATACTATTCTTAAAAGCTATAATCCTGTAAGTAAGCCCGAAGATCTGGATATTTCTTTCATTGATAATGAAATTGCAAGACTTGAGGAATGTATTGTTCAGTTGCGAGCAAACCTTCAATATGATAGAATTTCCGAAAATGTTAGCAGAGAAAAGATGGTCATGGAGCAGGACATTGACACACTAAAGAATTGGATCAATGCTACCGGGCCAAATGGAATTCAAGCAAGCTTGTCTGAAAAGCCATTCCATGATATGGAAATCATTCTAAATGATTTCCTCCATACAATGTATGATCCAAACATCTCCTTCAAGTTTATTCTTGACATCAAGAACAATAGTTTCGGATTTGGAATCATTCGTGATAAACGGTTCATCAAATTTGATACTCTATCAAGTGGTGAGAAATGCATTGTATCTATTGTACTTGCTACTGGGTTGATTAGCTGCAACAAATCTCAAATTCATCTTATGCTTGTCGACGATGCTCTTGATCATCTTGATGACGAAAAAGCAGATATGTTCTTTAGCACTCTTGCGAAATTTGTAGATACTCAGTTTATCCTTGCAGGTGTTAAGAAATGCAGTGTTAGTAACAGTGATAACTTCAAAATCACTGAAATAATTTAACAAGGAGAATATACTAAATGGGTCTAGAAATTGGTAAATTTGTTGATGTCGAAGTAATTCGTATCATTGACAAGGGAGCAGTTGTTCGTCTAGAAGACGGACATACCGAGCTCATTCATCTATCTAAAGTTTCTAACAAGTTCGTTAGAGATGTAAACGACTATCTTGCTGTAGGCGACAGACTTAAAGCAGAGGTAGTCAAAGGTACATATAAGGAGTCTGAGCTGTCAATCAAATATCTAGATCTGTCTCCTAAAAAGAAGGAAGAAAAAACTAACGAAAAGCCCGTTGAAAATGCTAAGCCTCAGAAATCATATAATCAAGCTAAAAAGGAGTCTTTTCCTCAGATGAGCCTCGATGACATGATAAAACAAAGCAACAAGCAGTTCGACGATAAGTTCAGAGGTAAGCGAGAGTTTACAAAGAAGAATAAGAACTATCGAAAGAACAAAAGACCTCACGAAGATGATTGAGACCATATTTCTTCCTGACGGAAATATTAGATACACAAATAGCTGTTCAAACAAATTGTATAACAGTTATTCTGATGCTAAAATAAACGAAGAAGAAATGAAGCAATTAGATATCAGGCTGAGGAGACAATCCTCAGCCAATATCTATATCAACAAAACATTTGTCAAGAAAACAAGAGGTGTATGATGTTTAATAAATATCCTGAATTACGAATTGCATATGAAAATGAATGCAGACGACAGGAACAAAACATAGAGCTCATTGCTTCAGAAAATTTTGTGAGTATTGATATATTATCAGCACTAGGAAGTGTATTTACAAACAAATACAGCGAAGGTTATCCAAAGTACAGAACTGAAGATAAGGGAAACAAAGGAAGATACTACGGAGGGTGTCAATACATTGACGAAGCAGAAGATTTCTGTATTGAGCAATGGAAGAAAGTATTTCATTTAGATCATAAGATATCTGGATTGAATAAAACAAGTTATCATGTCAATGTTCAGCCTCATTCTGGTTCGCAAGCTAATATGGCTGCGTACATGAGTGTACTTAATCCTGGTGACACTATTCTGTCAATGAACCTAAACAACGGAGGGCATCTTACACACGGATCCTCTGTTAATTTCTCTGGAAAACTTTATGATGTTGTTTTCTATGATGTAGATGAAAGAGGATACATTGATTATCTTGACATTGAAAAGAAAATAAAAGAGTTCAAACCTAAACTTGTTTTAGCAGGAGCAAGCGCCTATTCTAGAACAATTGATTTTGAAAGGATATACAACATAATAAATATCTGTTCAAATCATGATTATAGACCTTATTTCATGGTAGATATGAGTCATATAGCAGGATTAGTTGCTACAGGTAACCATCCTTCTCCTTTTGGTTATGCAGATATTGTAACTACTACAACACACAAGACATTAAGAGGTCCTAGGGGCGGTATCATATTTTGTGTAAATGACCTTGCAAAGAAAGTAGACAGTTCAGTATTTCCTGGTTGTCAAGGTGGTCCGCTTCAGAATGTAATTCTTGCAAAGGCAGTATGCGCTTGTGAAGATTGTCAACCGGAATATTACAAATACATTGATAGAGTTGTTAAGAACGCAAATGCAATGGCAACTAGATTCAAACAACTTGGTTATGACATAGTAACAGGTGGAACCGATAATCACATGTTCTTGATTGACTTGTCTAAAACTAATCCTAATTTATCTGGTAGAGATGTTCAGGAATATTTAGACAAATTTAATATAACCGTTAATAAGAATTGTGTACCAAATGAAAAACGAGGTCCTCAGCAAGCTTCAGGAATACGGATTGGTACACCTGCAATGACAACTAAGGGCTGGTCAGAAACAGATTTCATAATTTGCGCTGAGAAGATTGACGAGCTGATTAAACAACTAAATAAGAATCGTTAATAAGTATGTAGGCAGACAACATCTGCTTACAACCAGAAGAGAAGGGTCGCGACCTTCGGGAGGTGCTAATTTTGGGACGAGCACTCAGGCAAGTTGGTGGGTAGCCTTGTCAGTTAAAACTCATTCGTATCAAATCAGAAATCATTGTATTTTGACTTATTTAGAAGCTAAAGTTTTACGCACTAGAAAGAGGTCTAATGATATTGAAGTCTGAGTCAAATAAATACTACGATCAGATTGATAAAGCTATCAAGTCATATGAACAGTTTAGACCTTGTCATCCTATGGGTCCTGATAAAATATGTGACAAGATTGATTGGTGCTGGAAATGGAGAAAAATTTCTGAAAATCAAATGCACAACCTGGTCGATAGAATAGTTCATCTTATGGACAATAACTTAGTTTGATCTTATTTTAATATTGGGGCGTAGCCAAGCGGAAAGGCAGTAGACTTTGACTCTATTATTCGCTGGTTCGAATCCAGCCGTCCCAGCCAGTGGTCAATTAGCTATTGACTGATGTCAGAGTAATCAGCTAACCTGACAAAGAATGAAAATGATCGCTGAAAACTGCTACTAAAGGATGCGTCCTCGTTATTTACCTTAAGATAGGGGCTAGTTATTTGCGGATTACTAGTTGATGATGAGTAGCGTGACAATCTAAGCGGTAAGCTGATGAATAGTTAGGAGGAATATAAATGAAAATTCTTCGTCATCAAAACATAGAAGGAATGGCGAGAGTTGGGTTTACTTCAGATAGCTACGAAGTATACGTCAATACAGACGATGGTAGAAAAATTCCTCACTTTCATTACAGACTGAAAAATGATTGGAATAAGTTTCACACATGTATAAAAATTGAAATTCCTGAATATTTTCATCATACAGGTAAAGAAAGCGTGTTGAATTCTAAACAAATTAGATCGCTCATTCGATTTCTTAAGTCACCTGTATCTCTATCACAATATAGTAAAAAATTTTCTAACAACTTTGAATTGATTATTTTTCTATGGAACATAAACAATTCGGATGTTATAGTTGATCCTGAAACAAAAATTCCTGATTACTATCAACTAAATTAAATCCAATCGTTATTAAGTATGTAGCAGCTAGTAAGCTGTAACATAAGGAGCTCACAATCCTGCCGAAATATCTTCTAGAATATTTCCGCACAAACTAGAAAAGAGTGAGTGGCAAGGAATATGCCAGGAATGATTCTAAGCTTGACATGCAAGTACAACCGGGTGAGAAACTAGTCCCGGTAAATATTGTCAATTAGTTTATGAGGTAAAACATCATAGCTTAAGATATGATAAGTAGGTTCAAATCCTGCATTGACAGCCATCGGTCATTGTTGACTGACGCCCTACCGAATATGCTATCTTAGATCATCAGTAGCATATGCAGTTTTCAACTCTTTTTCTGTTCATCGAGTGTGTTGAAAATAAAAGAGTCATATATGGCGCGATACCGAAGTGGTCACAACGGAGCGGTCTTGAAAACCGTAGGCGGTGATGAGCCGTCCGTGGGTTCGAATCCCACTCGCGCCGCCATGCCTTTTCATATGCTGACATTAGATTGTCAAGTTGATGAAAGTGAAACCAACTATGCTGGCAGGTTGTCGACGGGTTGAATAGCCGTAGAGTCTAAACTATTCTCCTCTATTCTAGAAAGAGTCGGAAAGCTAGGTCCCGTAGTAGCAGCCGAAAAGTATCCTAAAACGATAGGCGTTAAATCATGTTTTATAGGTGACAGCTCGGAAAGACGAGCATTCTCATCTGCTAGAACAATGGTAGTTCAGATAAGTTTATGCTTATTCCGTGTCTGTTGGTCAATCAGACATTATCTCGGTTCGAATCCGAGGCAGGTGGCAACTGTCTACTGGTCACCATCTACATACGACAATAAAAACTGCATAGGAGATGGAATGGGAAACGGCATCCCTGATAAGTGAAGCGATGTTCGAGTCATCAACCTGATCCTGTTCTACTCAGGCAGGGCATGGTGCAAAACTTATCAAGAGGAACTAAGTACCTGCCTCGCTTCGGATAGCAAAGAAGGCGTTAGTAATAATCGAAAAACTACTCGCGGTTACAGGGAGGGAGCGGCGTTATAGGTAAACCTCCTAGGTGTTCTGCTATCGTGCACCTTAGAAAGGCGAAGCTTTTCAGTTAGGACTAATCCGGCCAGATAGCAAAATATGCGGATATAGTGTAACGGTAACATGCGACTCTTCCAAAGTCGTGTTGCGGGTTCGAATCCCGTTATCCGCTCCATAGAAAGGTGTGACAAATATGTCTGTTTATAAATGTCCAGTTTGCAGAGGACGAGGATTTGTTCCATGCGGATTCTATTCAAGTCAAACATACGATGGAAGTTCAATAACTAATTCTACTTCAACTGAAGTTTGTAGAAGTTGCCATGGTAGAGGAATCGTATTTGATGAATTCCTAGGATCAACTTCAAATAGTATCAATAGATGTTGCAGTAATTGTGAAATGAACGATGGTTTGGTTTATACATCTTATCCTCCTAAATACAGATGTACTTTATCAGGTAATTTTAATGAAGGAACGCATACATGCAATCTAGATGATATTTTGTCGAAGGAAAAATAACCAATCTGAATAAGTTGATACACGGTAGGGCGCTGCGGTGTGCTTGACCGTGTTCTCCCGTCCGGGTGTTGGCGCACCTGGACGGCTTTTTATGAAGTAGATTAAATTATTAACGAATGATTAAGACTATTGACTTTCTACAACAATTGTTATATAATATGTACATAAGTCAACCAACATATCAAAAAGCTTCAAAGCTAAGGAGGACAAAATGAACGGATACATTATCAAAGCTACATACCTCACAGGTCCGCATAAAGGAACATGTTATTTCCTTCAAAAAGGCGGATATGTAACATCCGATCCCGATGACCAGTGGTCAGATAACTGCTACAAGACAGAAAACATCTGCAAGTCAATTTGCATGAAGCTTGAAAGACGCAACATGACTGAACACGTAGTGGAGAAGAGAATAAGAGAGTATAGATCTCAAAACGGGTACAATGTATCGGAATACATGATAAACGAATTGATGAAATACCAACCGTATTTCGTCAAAAATGTTCACAATTCGGATGTTCAATGAGGAGGTATTCATAATGATCATCAGTTCTCGTTTAGAAGCAAGGAAGTATGTTGAAGATAACTTCGAGCTCGCTTGTAAATTCCAGATGACAGTCATCAATGTCTTTCATAAGGACTTGATTACGGGTGAAATTGTTCTCACTGATATGTTCAGTCACGATAGTATTCAAGCCGTTACATGGAGGGACAATTACCTTGAATCGTTAAAGAAGCTAGAGGTACCTTACATTTGCTATGTGGGATATGATTTCACAGAAGCATCTGGCTACTTAGACTTTGAGGAGTGACAATCATGGATAGAAAAGTTTTTGAAGCTTTATCTTCTGCAAATAAATTGATCAACCATCAACTTGATTGTCAAAAGGCCGCTATTCCTGATATAAAAAAAGCTATTGAAGAAACAGCGAAAGCTTTCAATATCACTTACAAACAAGGCCGCAGTGAAGGATTTGAATCCGAAACTATTGATGATATAGCAGAAATTTACGGATATCTAATCGGAGCTAAAGGTGCAATTGAAGCGGGCATATCTAAGTTAGAAGAAGCTAAGAATATGATGCCCAATTTTGATAAAGGAATGAATACATGAAACGAATAATCAAGAAATCGGCTGTAATCGGGATGGCTAAAGAACCGTCAAGAGGTGTTTTTTGGATCGTTGATGGAAAAGTCCTGTTATTTCCTTTTTACAATGACATAACTTCTCCCGGCGTTGCTAAATCAGGATTGACTTACAACCACAAAAATTTGTGGCCTGATGTTAAACCTAAAGGATGCAATAAACCGTATAATTACTACCCTCGTGGACGAGTGGAGCTAGGAAAGAAAAATCCTATCATATATGTAAATCCTAACTTCGATAAATATGATTTAGCAGAAGTTAGAAAGGATTTTGGACTTATCAATGAGCCTAAAGTAGTATTTGATAATTCAGATCATTACAAATGTTATCTAGATGACGGATGGAAGCCAGATAAATAACAATCGTTATATAAAATGTAGTAATCAAATTTGCTGGTGTGGTGGAACTGGTAAGACACTTTAGACTTAAAATCTAACGCATTAAGTTGTGTACGGGTTCGAATCCCGTCACCAGCACCATTGTCACAGTCATCTTGATTGTGTGGATTGAAATAAGGGCATACAGAGAAAATGGTCGTTATAAACGTTGTGGTGATCAAGCAATGCCTAAAGTATCAACGTGGCAGATCGGAGAGACGATTAAAAGCGAGGTTCGATTCAGGAAGGTTACAAAATGTATTCCATTTAGAACCGGGTTACGCTGTCTAAGTGGTTGCCCCTGATGGTCCGGTACGATTCCGGAGGGAATGATTGCTATAATCATTTCTAACGCTTAGACCTATATTTTTCGTATAGCTGGCCACTATTCTGCCAATCGACGGATTGGATGAGGTTTCGACCATCAGATAAACGGCTGAAAATGTATAGGCGTTTACTGCTTAACGAAATGAAGCGGGCTGTTGTTCATCTCAGGATAACAAGATGGCGTGCCAGCCGACATTGTTAGCCTATTTCGGTAGGTATTCGGTTAGAATAAGGAATGCTACTTATTCGGGAGCTAAATTTGATGTGCATCCTTCTGAAGTTGGAGTCTCGAAGATAACGGTTCTGAGAGATAGATGTTAAGTTAGTACTTAGCATTGAGGTTAAACTTGTCAGCTCCTAAAAGTTAATATCTAGCAAACTCACCATAAAGTGTTCTAGCTGCTAATCTAAAAGAGAATGAGATGATTAGAAGGATTGAGCGAATCTAGATGCTCGTTATTATATTTGCCATCTGCTGGTCCTACACAGCAGTGAGGATGGTAGGACATCCAATAACCAAGCAATTGGTGGAGATAGCGCCGGACACCTCGCCCGTTGAGGAGGGAATTTGAGCAGAAAGGTGAGATATGTTCACACCAGAACATAAGGGCATATGGAATGGTGAAAATGCTTACTAAACCAAGCTGCTAGGTTATCTGATAAGAAGTCAGGATTTGAGGCGGATAAGTGATAGAATGCAGTACTCTCGTTTGACTTTGAGAAGAACCTTTCATATTATCACTTAATGAGTTCTATGCGTTGCAAACACTTCTCTCATTCGTATCGTAAAAGAAGGGTTAGACATGGCGCCTTGGTCAAGTGGTTAAGACACGGCCCTTTCACGGCTGTAACATGGGTTCGAGTCCCGTAGGCGCCACCATCACATCCTATCAGATGTGTTAAGTGTGATATATGGTAACAGATTCCGACCTAAGCGCACGGGTCTTCTAGAGGCCTTCGGAATCGAATATCCGGGTGTAGCTCAGATGGTAGAGCGCGTGGTTTGGGACCACGATGCCGCTGGTTCGAATCCAGTCACTCGGACCATTTTTCATTCAATTTTTATTTATCGTCATATAACATGTAGGCGGCATCCATCTCGGATACAATACTACAACGTAGATAGAGAAAACATTTTCTCTGTAATGAGAGGTAAGATACTCTTGAAGTAGCCTAAAAAAATAAATTAGCATCGTTATATATCATGTAGCATCAAATATGCTGGATTAGCTCAGTTGGCAGAGCGCGTGATTTGTAATCTCGAGGTCAAGGGTTCGAGTCCCTTATCCAGCTCCATCGCCACAATCTATTAGATTGTGTGGATTGAAACCATCTCATCTCCTTCCTGATCCAGTTTCTGGTCTGGATAAACAAAACCAGTTAATTATCCTGCCTTAGCATAACGGTAGTGCAAACGGCCTATACCCGTCATAAGGCTCTAGATTGGGGCAAGATCTCGGTTCGAATCCGAGGGGCAGGACCATTAGCGCCCATACAAGCTTAAAAGTATGGTGAGGAATCAAGTTACTCAAGTTAGGTCAGCTTGACATCCAAAAGTAAGGACCTACGACAGGTGAGAATGACGGCTTAGTCCTTTCTTGAATAAACAGAACCTGACCCATTGACCAAAAGGGTGAACGCTGCTTCAAGGTAAAGAAAGGCAACAAATTCTATATGGGAGCATAGCTCAGTTGGTTAGAGCGCATGACTGTTAATCATGATGTCGAAGGTTCGAGTCCTTCTGTTCCCGCCAGCGCCTATATCAGTCTAGGTCTTGAAATGATATAGAGACCAATGCATTATCTTTTTAGAAAGGTAGTGTATCTGATGAAAAAGAGATCATCAACTCTCGGCGAATTATAACTTGACGAATTTTTCTTTTGAAACAAAGAAGTAGCAGGTTCGTCTCTGCGCTTAATCTAATGAACTGCAATGTTGATGTAAGCAGTAATTAGGTTCCCAAACCAATTCAGGGAGATTAAGAAAAAGTTTGCTTATTTAGTAGAAAGAGGGTTGGAGGGGCACAGCAAGTAGAATAAAAGGACCTATCCAGAATGCCAGGATTGACATCATAAAATGATGTCAATGAGAGCATCAGTATTAGACCACGGTGAAGCGATGTGATGATGATAGGAATTGGGACTATCTAATTTCATCTAATGCCGGTATACATCTGGTTGTGTAGATAGGCAACAAATTTGAAAGCTATTACAGGATGTGCCAAGGAGTAGAAGTAATCACCTCTGTCTACTGTGTGTTTCTTCTAAATAAGTTCAACTTTTTTATTAAGGAGTTTGAAAAATGAAAACAATCACTTTTATCAGTTATGATAAATATCCAAAAACATTTAGAAAGTTTCACATTTTTAAGAAGCGTTTTTCTTCGTTATCAGATATTGCTAGATTCCTGCAAGTTTCTAGTAAAATCTATTTGAAAAATCCGATGAACGAGTTGTCTAAAGACGAACTAAGAATTCTTTCAATGAAAGTTCGATCGTTAAATAAAATGAAGGTGTAGCTCAGTAGGTAGAGCACCTGCCTTTTAAGCAGGCTGTCAAGAGTTCGAATCTCTTCACCTTCACCAAAATATGCACCTGTGGTGGAACTGGCAGACACGCTTGACTTAGGATCAAGTGCCTTCAGGTTTAAGGGTTCGAGTCCCTTCAGGTGCACCATATATGGAGGATTAGCTCAGCTGGTTAGAGCGCTTGCTTTACACGCAAGAAGTCGCAAGTTCGAATCTTGCATTCTCCACCATTATTTGGCCAAGTAGTTCAGTTGGTTAGAACGCCAGCCTGTCACGCTGGAGGTCGAGGGTTCGAGCCCCTTCTTGGTCGCCATATTTGGGTCCGTATTTCA